TTAGGCGACTCGGCCAGCCTTACGTGCGACGCCCGTGCGAATTTCAGAATTGTCGCCGCAGCAAAGCATGCGCTGCCCGTAGCCGGTCGCTGGATCATCGTGGCGGATGCCCACGGCGGTGCCTACCCACGTGGCGTAATGCCTCACAACCATCTCGGTGGTCGCGTGCCCGAGCCTGTCGGCGATGTCGGCCGCGTTCGCGCCCTGGCTCATCAGGTTCGACGCGAAGGTGTGCCGAAGCTGGTAGGGGTTGCGGTTGCGGATGCCGGTGCCGCGGTGCGCGCGCTGCCAGACACTGGCGAGCTTGTTCTCGCGCCAAGCCTTGTCGGCCGAGGTGCTGCGCGGGTTGCGCGCGAAGCGGTCGCCGATCACTTGGGTGTGGCGGCGCATGCCCTCCACGGCCTCGCGCGCGGCCGGCAGCAGGGCGAAGGTGCGCAGGCCCGCCGCGGTCTTGGCGCGCGGCTTGTCCAGGCCGAGCGTGGTGGTCTCGGACACGGTGAGCGTGCCGGCGCCCAGGTCGATCCGCGGCCAGCGCAAGCCGATCAGCTCGCCGGTGCGCAGGCCGGTGTAGGCCCACAACTGGAACACCCAGCGCTCAGGCTCGGGCAGTCGGTCCAGCAGCGTGATCAGCTCGGCTTCGGTGTACGGGTCGGGCGGGGGCTTCTTGCGCGTGCGCTGCTCGATCGACACCAGCTTGGCCAGCTTGACGGCCGCGACGGGGTTCACCGGCAGGATGCCATCGGCCACGGCCTCGTCGCACACGGTGCGCAGCGGCAGCATCATGTTGCGCATCCGCTTGAGGGTCAGGCCTGCGCACTTCGGCCCGGTCACGAAGTCGCGCACGTGGGTGGCGCGCAGGTCGGCCATGGCGAAGGCGCCGAACTCGGGGATCAGCACGTTGTCGATGTCGCGCCTGTACGCGCGCCACGTGCTGGCCTCAAGGGTGGACTCGGAACGGTCGCGGTAGGCGGCCAGGGCCTCGCCCACGGTGCGGTTCTGCACCGCGTGCCCGAAGGTTCGGGCCTTCGGGGACTCGGGGAAGAACTCGGTGTAGTCGAATGCGCCGCGGGCGATCTTGTCCAAGATGGCCGCGCGCAGGTTTGTGCAGTACGCGTCGTTCGCCCGGGTGTGGGGCAGGTTGACGCGCTCGCGGCACTCCACGCCCATGAACGAGAACGCGACGGTGTAGCACTTGGACCCGCCGGCCCAGGTCAGTCGCGTTACCCCTTTGCTGACCGTCGACCGTGTAGGTGCGGCGGCAGCTTTCCCTCGGCCCAGTCTTGCACTGCCAGGAGGTTGATCCATAGTCGTTTCGCCCCTTTCGGTCGGCGCGCGTGAATGCCGCGCAGCCAGTGGCCGGCGCGGATTCTGTTCTTCACGGCGGCCGGTGTCTCTTGCGTGTTGGCCGCGAGGTAGTCGGCGATGTCAACCCACCCACCGCCGGCCGGTGCGGCGGGTGGTGATCGGCGCTCGGTCATGGTCCTACGGTCGGAGCGTGATGGGGCGAATGCCGTTCGCGTGGATGTAGGCCAGGGCCACTTTCTCGGCGGCTTGGCACTGGGCCACGTCGAACATGCCGATGTGGCAGTGGGCCTCTTGGATGCCCAGCGCGGCGGCCAGCCAGCCGTAGGCCTCGATCCGCTTCATGGCGCCGGTCTTCCACAGCGGGTCAAACGCGGCGTGCGCCCGGCGCTTCCACAGCCTCAGGGCGGCGTCAGCCAGCCGGCCCTTGGGCTCGTCGCCCACGTGCACCACCTTGCGGCCCTCGGCGTCGAAACCCCAGGTGCCGGGCATGTGACAGCCCACCCAGGCGTCGCAGGGGCGACAGATCCAGACGTTCGCCGCGGCAAGGTCGGGGCGGTGCTGATACACGGTGGCGCCGCTCGCCAGCTTCGCCTGCCGGTTGCAGTAGTTGCACAGGACGATGCGGCTGCTCTCCATCGTCATGCCGGGCTTCCCTCGCGCTCTTCGTTGGACAGCAGCGCGCGCAGCTCGGCCGCGTCAAGTTCGTACTTCGCGGCCATGCGGGCCACGATGTCATCGGTGCTGCGGCCTTGGGCGCACAGCGCGGCGGCCTCGGCCTTGATGGCCTCGATCGACACGATCATGATGCGGCGGCCTCGTTCTCGCTCTGCTGGGTGTCGCTGTCGGTGTCGGCGTCGCTGGCCAGCACCGTGCGCTGGCCATCCGCCGGGCTCGCGGCGCTCACGATGCCCTCGGCTTGCATGGCCTCCAACATGCGGGCGGCGCGGTTGTAGCCGATGCGCAGGTGGCGCTGCACCAGCGAGATGCTGGCCCGGCCGTGCTCGATCACCAGGGCCTTGGCCTGCGGGTACACCTCGTCCTTGGCGCCGCCCTCGGGGCCCAGGTCGAACGTGCCGGCGGCGGCCTCCATGATCGGCAGCTCGCCCTCGCCGCCGCAGTGGTCAACGAGGGTGTTCACGCCCTCGCGGATAGCCGTCAGCTTGACCAGCATGGCGCCCGCCCAGGCCTCGTCCGACTTCTCGTCCTTGATGCCCAGCAGCTTGATGTTGCGCAGCTCGCCCGGGGCGTCGACCACGCATTCCACGCGCTGGTTCAGGACCATCGCCACCGACTCGGGCCGCATGCCGGCCTCGATCCGGTCGGTGAGGCTGGCCATGTTCGTGTCGCGCACGGTCATCAACTGCCGCTCAGGGCCGCTCAGGGTCGCCCGGCGGCCAATCTCGACGCCATGCGGGTCGGTGCCCTCAAGCACCCAGCCCGCCACCATGAGCGGCAGGCTTTGGCGCGTCAGCAGCGGCTGCAGGTTGCGCTGCGGCATCGCGGCGCTCAGGTAGCTCAGCATGATGTCCAGCGTGGCGCCGCCGTTGCACTCCACGTACACCCGCTTCGCCTGCAGGTCGAACGCCACCATCACCCGCCGAAACTTCGGGAAGGCGTGGGGCATGAGGTTCTGCACCGCATCGGCCTTCAGTTCCTTCATGGCGGCGCGCGGCGGCCGGCGGCCGGTCGACTTCTCGAATTCGTCCGACAGCCGCTTGACTTCGGCCTTCACGGCCGATGCCGGGACCGACTTGCGGCGGATCATCAGGCAGCCCACGTGGAAGTCGCCGACCACCTCAAGGGGTGGCGTGTCCTCGCGCTTCTCGCGCGGGATGCACCAGCCGGCGGCGCGCGCCTGACTGGCAGGGATGGCCGACTCAGGCGGCATCAGGTTTGCCGTCATGGATGCCAGGATCTCGGCGGCGGTGGGCGCTTCGCCGGTGATGGTGAGGGTGAATGCGCTCTTCATGGTTTCGCGTGCTTTTGTGGTGGGGTGTGGCCGCTCACGCGGCGTGATGGTCAACGGTGGCGACGTACTCGGCGCGGCCCGACTCGACCCAGTAGGTGGCCGCGACATCGGGCAGGGCTTCGGGCTTCGGCGCCTCGGCCAGCGTGGCCAGGACGATCGCGCTATCCAGCTCGCCCGCGTCCACGCATGCGGCCAGCCAGTCAAGCACCGGAAGCCGGTCGTCAGGCTGCAGCAGGTCCATGCGGTCAAGCACCAGCACGCGGAAGCCTGAGAAGTGCGCCACGGCTTCGGCCAGCATCGCATCGGCGCGCCACTTCTCCGACTCGGACAGCAGGGCATAGGGGCGGGCGCCCATGCGGATGGTCCAGCCGTCGGCGGTGTCAATGTCGACAACCCCGAAGGTGTCGCCCCAGCCGGTGTCGGCGGCGGACTGCGCGAGGCGGGCGCGCAGGGGCTGCAGGCCGGCGGCGGCCATGCGGCCAGGGATGCCGCTGGGCGCCAGCTCGTTCGCGATGTTCACCCACTCCACCACGGAGGCGTGCGCGGCTTTCGCGCGCTTCGTGTCTTCGGCGGCCTTGGTGACGGCCTGCGCGGCGGCCACGGCATTGGCGTGCTCGGCGTTGGCCTCTTCGCGCAGCGGCTTCAGGCGCTCAACCAGCAGCTTCGCGGCCTCCAGTTGCGTCGCATCATCCGGCTCGGGGTCAACGATGCCGGCCAGGGTGGCGTGGGCCTGTTGGCCGGCCTCGACATCCGCCCGAAGCATGGCGGCACGGTCCTCAAGCTCGGCGATCAGCACGCGCAGCGCACGCGCGGCGGCCACGTCATCCGGGACGGGCTTCTCTGCCGCGCCCTCGCGCCAGTCGCGGTCGATCGACTGATACTGGGCTTCATAGATCGCGATGCACTCGGCCACGTCGGCCACCGCGGCGGCGCCGGCCTCGCTCAGCGGGCCCTCGACTTCGGGCACGATCTGGTCCAGCGCGAGCGCAGCGAAGCGGGCCAGCCGGTCGATCAGGTCGGGGCTACCGAGGGCGCCGGTGCCTTGTTCGGCTTCGGCCCGGGCGGCGGCCGGGATGGCGCTGTACTCGTTCCGCGCCTTGGTGATCGCGGCCTGCGCCTCGGTCATCAGCTCGGCGGCAACGCGCGCGCGTTCCACCTGCGCCGAGTAGGACGCGCGCAGGTTCGCGTTCAAGGCGGCCTGACGCTGTGTCGCCTCTTTGCGCGCGATCAGGGTGGCCACTTCCTGCAGCGCGTCCTCGTGGCGCTTCTGGATGTCCTCGCTGACCGAGCGCAGCTCTTCAACCTCTTCGGCGGTGGGGGCGCCCCCCGCGGGCAGCTTCGCCTCCCAGGTCTCGGCCTTCTCCGACCCGTAGGTCTCGCCGGTGATGGCGCGCCAGTCGCCCCGGGCCTCGGTGGCGAACTCGGCGGCCGACTTCGCGGCGTTCGCGAACCCGCTGGCGATGATGGGGGCGATCCGATCGACCGATGCCGGGCGGAACCCCTTGGCCTTCAGCTCGGCGGCCACCTCGCGCGCCGAGAACTTGAGTTTCAGCACCTCGGTGATCAGGGTGCGCAGGCTGTCGGGGGGCAGCTCGCCGACGGCCTGCGAACCGAGGGCGATGCGGGCCGCGAGGTCGCCCGAGTACATGGGCGCGCCGGTGCTCTTGACGGCCGACTTCGTGACGTGCGCGCTGTGCGAAGCGGCAATGCCGTCGGCGTCCTCAAGATCGACGGACACGGTGCCGGACTTCGCGCCGTCATGGATCATCGCGCCGCAGTCGCGCTTGAGGTTGACCCGCGCCACCTCGCCGGTGAACGCCATGGCCAGGGCCTGCCGAATGCTCGACTTCGCGGCGCCGTTGGGGCCGCAAATCAGGGCGACGGGGCGCACGTCGTTGATGCTGACGCTGGCCACGCCGAATAGGTTCGTGATGTTGATGTCGGTGATTCGCATGGGTCGCTCACTTCAGGGCTTGGCGAGGGGTGGCGCGGGTGCGCGGCGCGATGGGGGCGGGCGCGGCGGCGGGGGCGGCCGGGCGGCTGAACGTCACGGGCTTCTCGGGCGGGGCCAGGACGGGCGGCGCCGAGTTCAGGTGTGCCGCATGGGACCGGGCCAGCGACATCAGCGTGCGGTGCGCTTCGGTGCCCTTGAGGTTTGCCAGGGTGTCGACCACCGCTTCAAGATCCACCCGGCGCTGGGTGGCCTTGATGCGGCCTTGCGCTTCGGCCACGAACGCATCGGTAGGCTCGGGCGGGGTCGTGGGCGGCGGCTCGGGCGCCGGCTCGGCCACGGCCACGGCCACGGGCTCGGCCACGGGCGCGGGCGCCGGGGCAGGCGCCACCGTTTCGGTCGACCGGGGCGCCACACCGGCGTGCACGTCGTGCCCGCCATCCTCGCGCGGGACCACGATCAGCGCATCCTCCAGCTCTTCCGCGGTGGGCAGGCCCAACAGGCGATTGGCCACGGTCAGCCGGCTCAGGAAAGCGGCCGAGCGGTACTTGCCCATCTGGTCGGTCATGGTCGGCCACTTCGAGCCAGCACGCGAATACCACCCTTCCCGGACGGCCGTTTCGAGCGTGACGGAGGCCTCCACGATCGACCGATCGTCAACGCGGGTGGTCCAGGCCGTCCAGCGCATGTCGCGGATGTCGATCGTCTTCGTGGTGCGGACGTAGCGCCCGACCTGCTCGTCCCATTCCTTGGTCTCATAGGGCACCGACTTAGGGCCCAGGTCTTCGACCCTCCATCGGACCCCGGTGTATCGCGGGTCGCTGTCGATCACGGCTTGGGCGAACTGGGCCGACCAGCTCGGCCGGCCGTTGATGGGCACCATGGAAAGCATGACGGCGAACACGTCAACGCCCACGCGCGTCGCGATGCTCAGGGCCACCACGCAGTTCGCCTCTCCCGCGGCGTTCAGCACCGGATTGCCGTTGGGCGTGCCGTCGGCGTGCGTCCGTTGAATCCACTTGCGATACGCGTTGGGCACGAAGGTGGTGGACGACAGATAGCTGGCGACGCGCAAGGTCAGCTCGAAGTCGGCGGCGTTGAAAAGGCCGATGCTGGCGCCGGTGGCCAGGGATGCGGCCACTTCGGAGCTGTCGGGGGCTGGCGGGGCCACGCGCCGCCGAACGTCTTCCATGGTCATGCCATTCATGGGTTACCTCAGGTAGTGGGTTAGGGGAAAACCGGCTCGCGATACCGGCAGGTGGAGAACCGAGCGCAGTAGCGATCACTGCACAGGCGGGATTGGGTGTTGGGGGGGAACAGCCCGGACGAGAACATGCCCGCGGCCACCTCGATCAGGCCGGGCGTTGCCTCGTCGCCGACCATCACGTCTTTGGCGCGCCACACCGGGCTGACGGCCGCGCGCGCCTTGCCGTTCGTGGGCAGCGCGATGATCTGAGAGCCTATGGACGTGTCGCCGGTCTGAAGTTCGCCCAGCAGTTCATAGGTGCCGCACTGCGCGCTGCGGCCCTTGATGCTGGCCGCGCCGTTGCCGTCGACCACGTTCGACCCGCTCTTGATGTCGGCGGTGATCGTGCACCGGCTGGTGGGGCCGGCCACGTGGCGCGATCGGTCCAGCGAACCGGTCAGCTCGATGACCACGCGATCGACGGAGATGCGCACGGGCCGCAACTTCAGTTCCACTGCCGTGAACCTGAACATGGGCGACACCTCGCGGCAGTACAGCGACACGAGGTCGGCGCCGATGCGTCGGGCCTCGCGCTGGGTGATGTTGTCGCGGGTGAAGTCGACATCGCCGGCCGGGTTGTCGAACGCCACCAGAAAGGCCTCCACCGCCTCGATCGCGTCGATCGGCGTCGCGCCCGGCATGCGGGCGGCGTCGAAAAGTGCGGTCGCGTGGTGAATGCAGGTGCCCAGGTGGGCCCGCAGGCCCGACGGGGAGTGCATGCCCAGCAGGTTGGTGCCCTCCCATGAGTGGGCGCAGTCGAACAGGCGGCCCCAGCTACTGGCGCGCACCCGGATGGTGGGCGGCTGGCCGGTGTTGGCTACCACCGCGGCGCGGCTGGTGAGCGGCTTGACGACCATCACAGGACCACCCACGCAGCCAGGGTGGCAGCGCCGGCCGCGCCGATGGCGCAGGCCAGGACCATGCAGGGCGCGGCGCGGTAGGCGCGGCGCAGGCGGATGGCCGCGCGCTGGCGCAGCGTGGGCCGCCAGCGCTCGATCGCGCAGGCCCGGTCAAGGGCGAAGGCTTCGGCGCTGGTGCGGGCGAACCGCTTGAGGGTGAGAGGGGTAGGCATAGGGGACCGCGGAAAAAGTGCGGGCACTAACCCGCGATGCGGTCTCACTATGCCACATGTTTCGTGGGGCAGCAAACACTAAATCGCGACACAGCGAACGTGGGTGCGTGCCGCGGCCTTGGGGCGCCCAAAGCAAAGCGCCGGCCGCCCCGCGAAGGGTCGGCCGGCGCTGGGCTGGCGGTGCCGGCTGGGCCGGCGCTACTGGTGCGTCAGGCTGGCGGCGCCGCGGGCGGGTGTTGGCTGGCATCCGCTGCCGCATGCAGCCGTTCGTCGGCCTCGGTGGCCAGGGCCTGCAGGCGCGCATAGGCCAGCGTGCGATCGGCGTCACTTGGCAGGCCGTCGAACAGCCGCGCCAGCCGCAGGCCCTCGGGCGTCAGGGGGCGCAGCATCTCGCCCAGGGCCCCCGCGCGCTGCCCGCGACCCATGAGTTCGGCGATCAGCTCGCGGTACATGGCCCGCCCCCCGTACTGCGCCCACTGACGGAGTAGATCGCCCAGCTCGGCGCGATGCTCGGGCGGCGTCGCGCCGAGGGCCGTGCCCACCACGGCCAGGGCCATATCTAGGGCGACGGCTGGCTCAAGGGTGGGCACCGCGGTGCTGGGCGTGCCGTGCATGACGGTCTCGATCGGCACCCCAAGCACGTCGGCCACCACCGCGGCCCGGCGGCGGTTCGGCGCCACCGCGCCCGCGCGCCACTTGCGCAGCGTTTCGTACTCGACCCCCAACAGCTCGGCCAGGGCCTTGAGTTCGCGCGGCAACTCGGGGCGCCCGGCTGCGATGCGGATGATCCGTTCCCCCACGGTTTCGGGCTTGTCGGGGGCCAAGAGTGGGGCCGATGGGGTAGTGGTGGGGGTCATGGCGCCGAGCCTATCCGCCGAAAAATTGCTCGGCCCAACAAAAGACTTGCGGAGACTCGCGCGGTGTGTGTATCATGCCGCCCCATGGAGTCGAAAGAAAAAGTGACGCAACCACACATGGGCGCCGCAACTCTGCTGAGGGAGTTCGTGGAGCGCGAGAGTGTGTTTGCCCGGCTGTTCCGGCGCCTCGGGCGCAAGGCGGTGCATGACGGCATGGCTGAGAACCTGCCCGATGGCGCCGACTTTCCGACTCCGCAGCTTCTGAGCCAGTGGGCGAGGCGCGGATGGGCGAGCCCCATGCACTTCCCCGCGCTGGTGCCGCTGCTGGGGGAGGGCGAAACCATCATGGACCTGTACCGCGACATGCACCGCGCGCGGGTTCTTGAGCGACTGGCCAGGGGTGCGAACACCAGCGGCGAGTAGCTCTGCCAGGACCGCGGGGCCTCGCGTGCCGGTCCCCGGGGCATCACAGGACACGCCCCTGAATGATGAGGGTGACCACCCGCGTAAGCAGGAGGTCAAGGGCGATTGCCGCCCACTCTTCATCGCGGGCATTCCTGAGTGCCATCTCGGCGCGGGCAAGCGACGGCCGGGCCTTCTTGGGCTTCGGGCGGCGCGGTGTAGGGAGTGACGTAGACATGAGGCAAATCATCCGCCCGCCTGCGATCGCAGGGCAACTGGTAGACCGTGACGGCCAACCGGTACTCGGGGACGGGCAACCGGTAGTTGGTGAGCGGCTGAAACGCGCCGTCACCGGCGGCCCGCCGACCCTGGTGCTGGACGTGGCGCCGCTGCGGCTGTCGCCTCGCGCCGATGGCCCGGCCATCGTGCACCCGCTGCTGGTGGCGCAGTGCATGAGCTTCCGGGACGCGTGCCGGCTGGGGTACTACCTGCGGCGCAAGGGCCTGACGCTGCGCTCGATCGCTGCGGCCACGGGGATGCACGCGCCCCACATGAGCGACTACCTCGGGCACGACGACGACCCGTCGCGCCGAGACATGCCGGCCCGGTACATCGGCCGGTACCAAGCCGCTGTCGGGAACGCTGCCGTGGCGCAGTGGGTCGCGATGGCCGCCAACCTTACCGTCGCTGAAGAGCGGCGCCACTTCGGAGAGTGAAGATGAAACAAGGGACGACGCTGGGATTCATGGCCGCCGTGTACGCATGGTTTCCTGGCTACAAGCCGGCCACCACCGACCCGCACAGCCCGCACTGCCTGCTGTCCTATGACGCGCGCCAGCGCCTGCTGCGCGAAGAGCAGCTTCAGCGCGCCTCGGAAGCCCCCGCGGAAGAGCGGCGCGCCGCCCGCGTGCGCACGGAGGCCCCGCCGAAATTCGAGAAGCCTTTCCAGTTCCGGTCGCTGAAGCACCAGAAGAACAACGGGGTCAGCAGCTCGGAGATTCTGTGGCGCCACCTCACCGGCCTCGCTGAGAAGCAAGGCCGCGGGGCCGCGATCGACTTGGCTGATGCGATCAAGATGGTGGGCCTGTCGCACTCGGAGACCCTGAAGAGCCTGCGCCGGGCGGTGGACGCCGACGTGCTGCGCATCGTGCGCGCCGACAGCGTGACCACCATCCGCCTGGGCGACACCACCCCCGTCAACGGCGAGGCCCGCCGCACCGAGTCGGCCTGAGGCGAACCAATGTCCGGTGACACCAAGCGCGGCGCCATCTTCGGCGCCAGCACTGGTCCAGCGCCATACCCTGCGACCGTCAAGTCGAAGGGGTGGAAGTTTGAGGTCGACACGGCCGCACTCGCGCAGTCGGAGACCTGGGCCATCGCTGCGGAGATTCCCCTCGCGCGTCACTGCGCGCTGATGTCGTGGCTGGCGAGCTGGGGCCAGACACCGTGCGGAAGCATGCCGAACGATGACCTAGCTTTCCGGGCGCTTTGCGGTATCCCGTTGGCCTTGTGGCCAGAGGTCAGGGACGTGGTTCTGCGTGGCTGGAGGCTTGCCGATGACGGCCGGCTGTACCACGAAACCCTGACGAAGCGGGTTGTCGAAATGCTGGCGCGCCGCCGCACTGCGGCCGACAGGCAGGCGCTGAACAGATCGAAGTCACTCAATGTCACGCGTGACTCTCGCGTGACTGCAGGCGACGAAGCGGGCGAAGACCGTGACAGCCCGCCCGATGGTGTCACGCGTGACTCGGCAAATGTCACGCGTGACATTGGAATTGTCACGCGTGACTGCGCAGAACAACCGCGTGAGTTCGCTACTGAGAACGGAGTAGAGAGAACAGAGACACAGGGGGCCCTACCCGGAGAGAGCGAATCGCGCGCTCATGCAGGCGCACCCGCGAGCGCGCCCACGCACACACACGCACACGAGGCGCCGCCCCCGCCGCCGCACCACGACGAGCCCCCGGACCCTGATCCGCCGCCGGGCATGTTCGACGGCGAGCCCCTGCCGCCGGCCGAGCCGCCACCGCCGCCGACCGTCACGCCGGCCGGGGCGATCGGGATGGCGATGCGCGCGGCCGGCTTCCCCGTCGATCGCATCCAACTGGCCAACCCGTCGCTGCTGAAGCTGATCGAGGCCGGCGCCCCGCCCGAGCTGTTCGCCGAGGTGGCGGGCGAGGCGGTGCGCGCGAGCAAGACCACGATGGGCTGGGTGTGCGGTGCGGTGGCCGGGCGCATGCGGGATGCCGCGGCGCTGTCCCTGGAGCCCACGAAGGGCCAGGGCCCTGCCGGCAAGGCCGCGCGTGGTCGCCGGGACCGCGATGACTTTGGCAACGACTACGTGCTGCCCGGTGGCAGCGGAGAGAGCAATGGTGAACCGAGCAACTTCTTCACCCTCGGACGAAACCCCTTCGGGGAAAGCCTTGTCCGGGCAGTCAACGAGGCCATGGCCGCCGAAGACCGAGCCGCCGAGCGCGCAGCATCAGCCGACGGTGGCGCCGGTGAGTAGGCTTCCGATGCCCAACGCACAGGCCGCCTTCGCGCTGCTGCAGGACGCTGCCGCGCAGGCGCCGCAACAGGCCCCGCTGCCCGTCCCGACGGTGGTGCAGGCCGGCGCGATGCTGGCCCAGCGCATCCTGCAGCGTGACCTGACCTGCAGCGTGCACGGTGCCGTGAAAGAGCGGGGATTCCGGGCGGCGCTGGCCGGCCCGGACGAAGATGGCCGGGTGCACTGGACCGGGTGCCCCGAGTGCGCCAGGGAGGCCGAGCGCGCCCGCGTCGCAGAGGCCGAGAGGGAGGCCCGGGCCGCCGCCTCGGATGCGCAGCGCAGGCGGGAGACCGAGGCCCTGCGGGACCGCATCGGCGTGGCCAACATCCCCCGGTCGCTGCTGAGCAAGACATGGGGCAACTACCGCACGCCCACGCCCGGCCATCGGCGAGCGCTTCTGGCTGTCAAGTCCTACGCGGACAGCTTCGACAACGGTGTGCTGGCCAGCGGCGCGTGGCTGACGCTGATCGGCCCCACGGGAACCGGCAAGGGGCACTTGTGCGGGGCCCTGATGCAATCGGTGGTCGAGCACCACTCGGTGCAGTACACGACGGTGCAGGACATCGTGGGCATGGTGCGCGACACGTGGCGCAAGGGGTCGGCGATGTCGCAGATGCAGATGGTCATGCACCTGGGTCACGACATCGAACTGCTGGTGATCGACGAGCTGGGTCAGTGGTCCGGGACCGACTCGGAACGCGGGATCTTGGAGCACGTGCTTGACCACCGGTACCGCAACCTCAGGCCCACCGTGATGGCGTCCAACCTGGGCATGGAAGCCCTGCAGAAAGACCTGGGCAAACGGCTGTGGTCGCGCATCCTTGAGCGCGGGACGGTGCTGGGCATGCCCTTCGGCGACTTCCGCGAGCGAGGTGCCCAATGAGCGGAAAGAAGGGGCGGCGCCGGCCGTGGCGCGTCAACCGGGTGGCCGCGTTCGCGGTGCTGCAGCGGGCATCGGTGCTGCAGGACACCGCACCGCTGCCGAAGGCGAAGCGTGAAATCGAGCTGCTGCGGCTGCACCAGTCGATCGCGAGCCTGCTGCGCGGCAAGGCCGAGCTGATCGACATGGTTCGCATCGCGCATGCGGCCAACCTATCCCGGCTGCTGTGCGATCAAGGCATCGGCGCCGAGTACACGGCCGAGCTGGAAGCGGCGATGCTGCACTTCAAGGCCCTGGACGAGCGCGCGCAGGCGAACGGCGGGCGCTGGGTGTGCACCGGCGAACAGATGGAGGCCATCCGATGGATCGCCGAGCTGCACGACGCACAGATCAACAGCCCCGAGGCGACGATGGCCATGCTGTCGCAGGTGGAGGACGAGGTGATGAAACGCACCACGAAGATGGCCGCGGAGAACGAACGGGAGCGCGAGCATGCCGACGCTGAACACGGGTGAGTACGTGCCCGACGGGCACCCCGAGGCCGATCAAGAGGACCGACTGCGCAAGGTGCAGGTGGCGACGATGTTCTCGTTGCGCACGCGAGAGGACCGGGCCGACTACCTGCGCACGGTGCGCCGCAGGGATGGGGATCTGGCGGCCGACAGGCTGCGCGACGCCTACAAGGCCGAATGGGACCGCCGCGAGGCGGCCCGGAAGGCCTCGGCGTGAGCGGGCCTCACCTGATCATCGGCGTTGACCCTGGGGTGAGCACCGGCATGGCCACGTGGTGCACCCTGCAGGCCCGGCTGATCGACGTTCGCACCACCAGCATCGTCGCGGCCATGGAAGAGGTGCGCGGGCACGCCGGGCGCGGGACGCTGCTGCAACTGGTGGTCGAGGACGCCCGGGCACGCCGCGGGGGCTTCGACCGCGCGGACGCGGCGCAAGAGCGCAGCGGGGCCGGCATCCGCGAGGGCGTGGGGTCGGTCAAGCGCGACTGTTCGGTGTGGCAGGAATTCGCAGAGCACCACGGCATCCGCCTGCAGTTCGTGCCGCCGAGCCAGACCGCCACCAAGCTCGGCGCCGACGAGTTCGCCCGCGTGAGCGGATGGCAGGGCCGCACCAGCGTGCACGGCCGCGATGCCGCGATGCTGGTGCTGTGCCAGCTCGGCCGCTACACCCGGGCCCGGGGCCTGCAGGCGCCGCGCGCGACACCGGCGGCGCCGGCCGCAGGCCCGGAACGGGACGGAGAGCGGTGCGGTGTGTGCGGGTACGCCCGCGGCCAGCACCTACCCGGGTTCCTGCGCTGCCCCGCCGGCACGCCCGGGGCGGGCGCGTTCGCCCGGTTCGGGATCACCCGGTTCACGCCTGAGTGCGCGAGCGCGCCCGGCTGATCGCGCAGCGAACACGGCGCATGGGGCGGCAACAAAAGCGTTAGTCCCTGGCACAATGTCACGCGCCGCGGCCCCCCACCCGCAGGGCCCAGCGAAAGGTGCCAAGCGCATGACGATGACGACTGCCGCCGAAGTTTCCGGGCAAAAGCCCACGGCCGATTTGCGCCCCAACAAGGCGGCACAGACACCCGCGGCAAGTCAATACGACAGCCGCACGTCGGAAAAGGTGGCCATCGGGAAGCGCCTGCGCATCGCCAGGATGCACGCCGGCATGAAGCAGGCCGACGCGGCGAAGCGGGCCGGCTACACGGCCGCGGTTCACCTGAGCGAGATGGAAACCGGCCGGCGGCCCGTCACCCTGGAAAAGCTGATCGTCTTCGCGGGCCTGTACGGAAGCTCGGTGGACTACTTCCTGGGGCTGCGCGAGGACGTTGGGAACGACCCCGCCGCAGCGCTGCATGCGACCCTGAGCGCGCGCATCACGGCCTCAGTGGATCGCCTCACGCACGCGCTGGCTGGCGTGTCGGTGGAGATGGCCCGGAAGCTGCTGCCCGACGTGATCATGGGCCAGCGGCTGGCCATGTCGGTGCTTGAAATCAACAGCGCCCTGCAGGTGGTGGCTTCGGACCCCGCTTGGCAGGACATCCGCGGCGGAAGCACCCTGCAGCGCCGGATCACCGCATCGGCGGATCTGGCCGCCATGTACCTGGGCCAGCTTGAGCGCGCGCGCCGCGTGCGGGCCTACGGCGGCACCGATGCCGACATCACCGGCAAGAATCTGCAACTGCCCATCTTCGCGATGCTGCTGGACGAGCCTGAAGAGGGCGGCGGGGCGGGCTGATGCCATCGGCAAAGAAGGCGGCCCCGGCCAAGAAGGCGGCGCCAGCCAAGAAGGTGGTGCACAAGCGCTCGCGCAAGAGCGACGAAGGCACCGGCACCATCGTGCCGCCGCGGCCAGAGTCGGCCAAGGTCAACGGCGGGCGCACCGCCGGCCGGGGCGTTGACGGGATCACCCGCAGGAAACAGGCGCCGGTGAGCGAGGAAACGGGCCTGACGCCGCAGATGGAGGTGTACTGCACCCATCGCGCCCTGGGCAAGAACGCCACCGATGCCTATGACCTAGCGTTCCCCTCGGAGCGGCGGAAGCAGCGCCACTCGGCCACCGTTCTCGCGTCCGTTCTGGAGGCGAACCCCCTGGTGCAAGCGCGCATCCAAGAGCTGCTGACCAAGGCCGCGCAAGCGCACGAGGCCGATGTCAAGCTGGTGCTGGGCGAGTACCTGAAGCGCATGCGGGCTGACCCGCGCGAGCTGTCCGAGGTGTGGGTAAGCGCATGCCGCCGATGCTGGGGCGACGGCCACCGCCACCAGTACACCGACGGCGAGTATGAGGACGCGAAGGCCGAAGCGATCGAGCGCAACGCCGCGCGCGAAGAGGCTGGCAAGCCGGCGATCCCGTTCAACGAAAAGGGCGGCCCGGGCTACTCGCGCAAGCTCGCGCCCAACCCCGAGTGCCCAAGCTGTGGCGGCGCAGGCGACCCGAAGGTGGTGCTGAAGGACACCCGCAACCTGAGCCCTCAGGCCCTGTCGCTGTACCGCAGCGCAGAGGTGGGCAAAGAGGGAATGAAGATTCACGTGGGCGCCCGCGACGATGCACTCATGGCCGTCGCCCGACACGTCAACTTCTTTGAGGCCGACAACTCGCAAGAGGTCATCCACAAGATCGACTACAACGAGCTGGACGCCTTGTATGACAAGAAGTTCGCCGAGATGAAGGCCCGCGACGATGCGGCCCGAGCCCGGCGCGCGCGCATCCTGAGCGGCGAGCTGGTCCCGACGCCCGGCGGCGAGTACGAAGCCGTGGACTACCCGCCGCAAGGCGACGAAGGCGGCGACGGCCCCGGGGCAGATAACGCCTGACGCAGATGGCCAAAAAGAAAGCCGCCTCAGTCTCCGTCCCCCTGCTAGATGACCCCCGATACACGGAGTTTGCCGCCCGGTATCTGGATGACATCCCCCGCTTCGCTGTCGAGGTGTGTGGGGTGGTGCCGACGTGGCAACAGCTTGAGTTTTTCGAGTCGGTTCAGCGGCCCGGAAGTCGCACATCGGTGGCGTCAGGCCACGGGACGGGCAAGACCCAGGGCGCCGCCGTCATCTGCCTGTGGCACTTGGTTTGCTACGCGTACAGCAACACCATCCTGTCGGGCCCGAAGCTCGATGTCGTGCTGTCGGGCGTGCGCAAGTACGTGGCCGACATCCATACGCAGATTGGCCAGGGCGCGCACGCCTGGATAGCCCCTCACATCGTGGTGGCCCACAAAGCCATCTACGTGAAGGGCTACAAGTCTCAATGGTGGGTGCAGGCCAAGACCGCGCCGGCCGGCAAGCCTGAGGCCATCGCCGGTGAGCACCGGAAGTTCCTGCTGTGGCTGATCGACGAAGCCACGGGCGTGCTGGACAAGGTGATGGGCATCGTGCTGGGTTCCACCACTGAGAAGTGGAACCGGGTGGCGCTGATGTCGCAGCCCACGCGAGGGGCGGGCTTCTTTTTCGACACGCACCACCGGCTGAGCGAGCGGCGCGGCGGGGTGTGGCGAAACCTCACCATGTCGTCCGAAGAGTCGCCATTGGTGAGCGATGAATTCATCGCTGAGAAGCTGCTGCAGTACGGTGGACGGGACGACCCGCAGTATCAGATCAAGGTGCTGGGCAGGTTCCCCGACAACGCGGCCGGGCAACTGCTGTCGCGCACCCAGCTTGAAGCGTGCTTCGCCCGCAAGCCGGTGGTGAAGCGCGGCGATTCGTGGGGCTGGGTGATCACGGTCGACGTGGCCGCGGGCGAGGACCGCGACAAGTCGGTGGTGATGGTCAGCAAGGTGACCGGGTACGGCCAGTTCCACGAGCGCGACCCGCGGCGGGTGCACGTGCACGAGATCCCCGTCTTCAGCGCAAGCATCCAGCCGACGGCGCTGATCGGCGAGGTGGTTCAGGTGGCCTCGCGCTACCCGAACTGCATCGTCATGGTCGACACGGTAGGCATGGGCCTGTTCGTCTACAAGAAGCTGGAAGAGCTGGGCCTGCCAGGGCTGACGAAGGTCAACTGGGGCGCGCCGTGCTGGCGGCGCAGCATGAAGGAATCGTTCTTTAACCAGCGCTCGCAGGCCATGGTGTGCATGGCCCGGGCAGCGATCTACGAGAACCTGAGCCTGGGGCCGCGGCTGTTTCGCAGCATGCAGGACCGGGACGAGTTCCTTGATCAAGCGGCCATTCCGTACAACTTCACCGACGTAGGCCAGTACCGCATCGCGCCGAAGGGTTCCAAGGAATGGGAGGGCCGGCCATCGCCCGACGCGATCGACGCGCTGTCGTTCGCGTTCATGGAGTCGGCGCAGTACGTGCCGTGCGATGACTCGGACGGCGGGGCGCCAGCGGCGGCCACCGTGGACGCCATCGCCGAGGCCATGCGCGCCCGGCGGGCCGCCCGCATGAGCGGGACCGCTCAAAATTAGTTGCGCCGCAAATCTGGAGGCGCTATAGTCGCCACCACACATCATTTTATGGGGCGAACATGGCGAGTGCGGAAGCAATCGAGTTGAAGGCGAAACCAGAGATTCACGGTGTGGCGCTGGCTGTTCTGGTGGTGCTGTGGGTGGCCGGGCTTGCTGGCGCGTTCGCGCTGCCGCAGGTGGCCGGCGCGGCTTCGTCGCTGGGTGCGGCTTCGCCATGGCCTGCGGTTGTCGCGCACGGGGGCCTGTTCGGCCTCGTGCTGTTCTGCATCTCCATGGGGCAGGGCGTCACCGAGAGAGCCCCGCTGGGGTTCGTCATGGTCGCATCCTGTGCGCTGGCGGGCATCGCCGGGGCCGTCGAGTCGGACCTAGCGAGGAATGCGCCCGCCTATGGGATGGCCATCGCTGCAGGTGGCTCGGCCATCGTGGCCATGGGTGGCCGATCGCGGGCCGTCGTCGTCGGGTGCCTGCTGGCGCCGCTGGCTTTCACGCTGTGCATGCGGGCACTGCATGGCGGGGCGTATGGCGAGCCGTTCGTATTGGCCGCTCACTTCGTCGCCGGCACCGTGCTTTCTATGCTGGGCGTGGTGGCCTGTTCGATGTTTTTCATCGGCCTGTACCTGATCCTCAGCCTGTTCTCGCGTTCGATGCGACGCTGGGTTAAAGAGCACGCCCCCGAGTCGGCCGCTGATGCGGGCGGCGAGGCGCTGCAGCCGGGGGAGGTGAACTACTTCGGCAAACCAATCCTTGTCGAGTGGTCGGATGGTGCGTGGCGCGTGCAAGGCAACCCGGGCGAGGCTTGGTATGACGCGCTGGTGATGCTGGGCGCGCGTGGTGAGCACACCCCCGCGACGGCCCACCTGTACCGGGTGGTGATGCCCGGCCACGTCATCCCCGACGAGCCCAAGTGATCGGCTGAAGCATGGCACTCGGCCGCTCCAAACCCATGCAGCGCAAGGCCCCGATGGCGAGGGCCAAAGGCCTGCCGCCAGCGCGTCAGGCGCGGCAGGTGGGCGAGGGCTACACCCTGCGCCCGCGGCCTGTTGCGCAAGCTGCTGCAGCGCTGCCCATGGCCAAGCCGGTGCCCAAGGCGGTCCCGCTTCAGCATGCCGGGTACATGGCCGTCGTGCGCGGCCTGCGCTGCTACCGGTGCGGCTTGGCTGGGTTCAGCCAGTTCTGCCATGCCGACGAAGGCAAGGGCGGCGCGATCAAGAGCGACTGCCGCCTCGGCTGGCCTGGATGCGGGCCGCGGCCGGGCATCAACGGGTGCCACTACGACATCGGCACCGCGCGCGTGCTGCCGCGCGAAGAGCGCCGCGCTTTCGAGCGCGAGGCCGGCCGGGCGACGCGCGCCGAAGTGTGGCGCCTGAGCAAGTGGCCGGCCAGCCTGCCGCGCTGGCCTGAAGACGATGCAACTGCACTCGCCGAGTGCGAACAACTGGAGATGGTCCGATGACCAAGGTAGTTGCGGCGAAGAAAGCAGCCGCGAAGAAACCCGGGCGCAAGAACCGGCCCGGCGGCGGGCGCCCGCCTGCCCACGACTACACCGCGATCGACGCGGCCATCGTGGCATCCGTCCGTGCGGGCAACAACCGCATGGCGCTCATTTTCGACGGCGAGGTCAAGCGACTGGCCGAGGAACTGATGAAGGCCGAGAACGCCGAGCGCGGGGCACTCAAGCAGATGACCGACGCCACGCCGATCGCTGACCGTCGGCTGCAGGCCTTGAAGCGCACCGGTGTTCTCGGCTTCGCCCGCGGAGTCGGCGCGGCCGGCGGGTGGAAGCACCTGCGCTGATCCCCCGAGCCCATCCCCCACCCCTAACCCGAGAATCGCATGACCAAGATGACCCTGGGTCAGTGGCTGTTTGCCCGTGACCTGATCGACGAGCTGGACCGGTGGCGCAGTCTGACCGCCGAGTTCCGGCGCTGGCTCGCGGGCGCGCATGACGTTGACTTCGTGCTTGCCCATATCGAGGCCGGCGCCAAGAAACTGCCGGCCATCACGGGCTGCGAAGGGCAGAGCGGCCCGCACGACAGCATCCCCGTGGGCGTGACCGCCCGCGTGGTTCGCCAAGAGCTGCAGCGGCGCGCTGTTGCCCGTCGTGACGAGCGCGAGCGGCGCGAGGCCGAGCGCGTGCGCGAAGAGGTGCGACGCCTCGCCGATGCCGCGGGCGGCGAGGCCCTGCAGGCATTCGAGCATTGCGCGCTGCGCCGCGTGCGCTTCTACACCGAGGACCAGTGGAGGGGTTGCGGCGGCAAGGGCTGGCTGAGCGTCACATTTTCGGGTGAGCGGATGCTTCTAGGCCGCGACGTGAACGGCAAGCCGATCACCATGCCGACCATGCGCGAGGCCGCTATCGCCACGCATCGCATCCTGCTGCAAGAGGAGGCGACCCATGTCGTGGCTTGATTGGGCGGAATTGGTGGCGACCATCGTCGGCGCCGTGCTGCTGGGCCTGCTGGGCATCGTGGCGTTCCTGGCTGTCGCGGCGCTGATGATCATCGTGCCCTGGGCGATCTTCGGGCTGGCCATCGGTTCTATTGCGGGCGCGGTTGCCGTGGCCTACAAGATGGTCATGGGCTGGCTCGCGTTCCTGTTCGCGACGAAGGCGCCGCCCGTCGTGGCCCTTGTGGTGGCCCTGGCATGAGCGCGGACGCGAAGGCCCTGGCGGCCGAGGTGGCGCGCCTTGAGAAAGAGCGGGCGGCCATTGTCCGGCGGCTTGAAGCGGCGGTATCGGCTGCGGACGCGCTGCGGCGCGAGATTGGCGACATCAGCACCAAGCTCCGCGCTGCCCGCGAGGCGCACGACAAGACCATGCCTACCGCTCAAATGGAGCGGCGAAGCAAGTACCACGGCCGCCTTATACACACCAGCTTGGTGGTGATCGAGTCCATCACGCCGGCCGGTGGGTTGCGGTGCCGGGTGGTCGGTTCTGATGCCAGGGTGTCGACCGTGCTGCGGCGCGTGAATGATTCAAGCGGGTGGCCGGCATCGTTTCAGGTGAGGCTTAGCGCCTACGAATTCCTTGTGCTGGAGGGCGTCCCCGAAGACATCCGGCGGCGCAGCGACGAGGCCGCGGCGGCGAAGGCTGGTCATGCGCACCGATGACGTTGAAGACGGCTGCCTGCGCGTGGCTATCAGCGTGGGCGCCGGCCAGTTTGAAGTGGCCGAGAGCTTCGGCGACGCGCGCCGGCTGCTGAGCTGCGGCACGGTGATCCGTCGCCCGGAGATTGACACACCGATCGACGCGCACGAGAGCCGGGCCTGCCCGCCCAACAGCCAGTGTCTGTGCTCGTGCGATGTCGTGTTCACGGCCCTGGTCAACGGGGCCGCGGCGGTGAACTACAGCGGTGGCGGCGCGGAGTTCGCGATCGTCCACCACGCTCACATGCAGTGAGCGGCCGGTAACCAATCAAGGCGGCCCGCCCTGCAGGCCGAACCATCTACCCCATGAACCACCCCCGACACCTCGCCGGCCGCGCGCTGGCCATGGCCCTGCTTGTGGCCGCGTCCGGTGCGCTGGCCATGCCCGACACCCTGGTGCTGCAGTCCTGCCGCTGGTCCGAGAAGATCGGCCAGCAGCGCTACATCGGCACGGTCGAGGACGCCCTGTCGCGCTACACCACCGTGTGGCGCCGGGATCAAATCGACGTGCTGCGTGATGCCATCATCGCCGGCCGGCCTACCACCCAAGTGACCATGCGGCTGCACTCCCTGGTGGCCGACAACGGGCTTCAGATCGCCCCAGGCATCGCGATGATGCACTTCGGCACCAAGTCGGTCTGCATGTCGGTGCAGCGCGCGTGGGGGCCGCAGTTCTCGGCCCGCGCCGACCTGTTCGCCATCCCCGGATCTGACCTCGCCATGCTGGTGCCGCACGACTGCGGGAACCCGGCGGTGGTGCGGCTGCTGGCGCCCTACACCCCGCCCGCGGTGGCGCGCGTACCGATGGCCGAGCGGCTGTCGATTCGCCTGGGCCTGAAGCCCCCGCCGGCCGTGGCCGCTGGCCCGGTTCCCCCGTTCGATAGCGGCGTGCGCCGGGCGCTGGATGGCCACCCTGTCCCCTGGCCATTCGGCGGCCCGCCGCTGGGGCTGGCAACGCCCGGGCGCGGCGGCGGTGGCGGCGGTGGCGGCGCGCAGCAAGGGACCGCGGATGCGCCCAACCGCATCCCTGAGCCCGGCACCTGGGCCCTGCTGCTGTCGGCCCTGGCCGGCGCCATCCTGTTCACCCGCCGCAAGAAAGGCTGAAGCCCCATGCGAATCGACCGCGCCCTGTTCTTCGCGTCCGTCCGAGACACCGTGTACGCCGGCCGCATGACGGGCGGGCAGGTGCAAGGGCTGAACAACGTGCTGGACGTGGCCGAGGCCCGGTACCCGGCCATCATGCGGCAGTGGCTGGCCTACTGCCTCGCCACCGCGCACCACGAGACCGCGTTCACCATGCAGCCCGTGCGCGAGCGCGGCGGGGCCGAGTATTTCCTGCGCAGGTATGACCCGAGGAGCCCGGACCCGAAGATGGCCGCGCGTGCGGTGCGCATGGGCGCGAAGCCGGGCGACGGGCCGGTGTACTTCGGCCGGGGCCACGTGCAACTGACGTGGGGCACGAATTATTTGCGGTTTGAGCGACTGTTGGGCATCCCCCTGTTCGCGAACCCGGACCTTGCCCTGGAGCCCGAGGTGTCGGTGCGCGTGCTGATCGAAGGCTCGATCGGCGGGCTGTTCACCGGCAAGAAGCTGGGCGATTACATCGTTTCGGGCCGCACCGATTACGTCGGCGCGCGAAAGGTGATCAACGGTACCGACAAGGCCGAAGACATCGCAAGCTACGCGGTTTCGTTTGATTCGGCACTCACGAGAAGTTTGACGCCCCGTTAAATGTGTGCCATCATGGGCAACCTTCAACGGATGCCCACGATGAAAGACTTCGACAAGTTCAAGGTCAAGGCGCTGGATGCGCTGAACACGGCCCACAACGACCTGACCATCGCGTGCTCTGCGCGGTGGCTTTCCCCCCGAATTCCTGAGGCCCGCACCACGGTGCAGGCCATGAGCGTGCGGCTGATGGTCGACGGCGAGGCGTTCCTCCCGGAGCTGCGCCGCATGACCGCCGACGTGCTGGCGGCCCTGAGCCCGAAGCCCGGCACCGAATTCGACGACCGGGGCGGCTGGGTGGATGGCCGGATCGACGGCGCACGCGCGCAGTTGAGCATGCTGTACATGCTGCTGCTGGCCGAGGACCACGAGGGCAACGCGGCGGCAGAGGGCCGGCGCTACCTCACCAACCGCTTTCAGGCGCTGGTGGAAAGCGCGGTGTTCGGTGGCTTGACGCCAGCGCAGGCCGCCGAGCGACTGGTCAAGGCCCTGGCGGACTGACCGCTATGCGGCTGGCTGAGATGGCGGAAACCGCCGCTGCATGGGCGCGAGCGCGGCGAAAGGCCTGCGCGAACGCGGCTGCAGGGCGGCCGTGCGGCGCCGATGGCGTGCTGGGCGAGTGCGCATCGCGCGAGTGCCCGGCCCTGGCCATGCGCCCGGCGCAAGACATTCCGCCCGGGCTGTTCTCGGCGTGCCTGCGGGCGAGCGCCGCCGCCCTCCTGGCCGCAAACCCCCGCGAGGGCCGCGAGGCCTTCGCTGCCCGGCTGGCCGCGTGCGTGGCCGCCGAGATTGCCCCCCAACTGAAGAGCCTGACCGATGCCTGACCCTACCCCTCCTGGCATGTACGTGATTCCTGGCAGCGACCTGCGAACTTGTGCCCTGTGCTGGCCAGACAAGGCGTGCCACCGCCTGAAGTTTTCGGGCGGGCGCGATCGGTGCGGCGCGACCGGCGAGGCTTTGGCCCGGCATGAAGAGGATGGCAAGCGCGGTTACTTGAAGCCCGCCGTCGGCTGCCCGATGCTGCTGGCGCCCGCGGCCAAAGGCGATGCCCCCGCCCCCGCCCCGGCGGCCACCAAGAGCGCGCCCGCCCCGACCCCTGATCGCCTGACCATCTGTACCGCGCGCCCGTGGGTGGATGGGGCTGGCGTCGCGACCGAGGTTCCGGCCGACTCCCTGGTTTCGTTCGTTGCGCCGGATGGCCGCACCGCATTCACATTGCGCCTGGGTGACGATGGCCGCAGCCTGCACATCATTGCTGTGCAGCCGGTGAAGCTGGGTGGCGTGCTGTATGACAACCGGCTGACCGTGGAGCCCATGTCCACGAACGTGGTCAATGTGGCCCTGAAGCCCTATGGCGACCGCTGAGACCGCCGCCAAGCCGCCCGCCGTGCTGAGCGAAGAGCAGTTGCGCATCCTTCGGCACATGCTGGGGATCGACACCCGTCAGACGGCCAGCCCGGTCGAGTGCCGGGACTACTACTGCGCCAACCAAGGCGACCCGGAGCTGATCGAGCTTGAGCGCCTGGGCATGGTCCGGCGCTACCGCCGCAGCGACAGCTATGACTGGTACACGACCACCGACGCGGGCAAGGCCGCAGCGCGCGCGAGCCAGCGCGCCGGCCTGCTGCCGCTGAGCCAGCGCCGCTACCTGCGGTTCCTGAACCTGCGCGAGCCGCTGCCTGACCTGAGCTTCCGCGAGTTTTTGACCCATCCCGACTTCGCCGAGTACCGGCGCAACCCGTGAACCAAGGACCACCCCCATGGACCAGAAACACACCCCCGCAATCGAGACTGCAGCGACCACTGGCCCCCATGTGGTCTACGTGGCCGGGCGCCACCACGGCGCCGTCAACAACGTGCCCGCCTGGGAACTGCTGGGCATCTTCGCTGAGCAGCCCAAGGCCCACGAGGTGTGCACCACCGACCGCGACTTCGTGGCGCCGATGGCCGTGGACATGCGCTGCCCCGAGGCCATGACCGAGTGGCCGGGCGCGCGGTACGTGCTGCGCGGCGAAGGCATCCCCGAAGACTCGCACGAGCTGCCCATGCTGCCGATGGATACGTCGAGATTGCCTGTGATCTATGCCCTGGTGGCGCAACTGCTGAGCGAAGAGGGCGCCGTCCCGACGGTCGAGCGCGTGTGCGGCGTGCTGGAAACCCTGGCCACCGAGCGCCTGCGCCAGATCAAGCCCGAGGTGTTCCCGGTGGCCGACCAAGCGGCCGGGGGCTGACGTGCTGGTCGACGGATTCAGCCCCAGCGACGCCCAGCGCGAGTGCATCGAGCTGGTGGAGGACGTTCTCGGCCGCGGGCGCGAACTGCGCTTCAAGCCGGCCGGCCGTGGCGTGACCGTGAGCGTGCTTGGTGGCCTGCTGGCCACGTTCGACCACAACCGCCTGACCTTCCTCGTGATCCTGGCGCATGACCGGTGCATCCGCCTGGAAATCGTCGCCTCAGGCCCTTGCCGAGTGGGCCTGATGCTGCACAAGAGGCCCACCCGCAACGGGCTGGCCCACGAGCGCCACCCCACCCTGGAACAGGCCATCGGCGACGTGCGCGCCGCCTACCCGCAACCCGTGAGCGAGACCGCATGAGCCAGATCCAGCTTTGCACCGGCCGCCTGTTCGACTTCCTGGCCCCGACCGAGCTGACGCTTGAAGAGGTGTCCTACGCGCTGTCGAACCTGTGCCGGTTCACGGGCCACTGCCGCCCGTTCTACTCCGTCGCCCAGCACGCGGTGCACGTGTCGCGCCTTGTCGCCCCGGAGCTGGCCATGCCCGCCCTGCACCACGATGACGTGGAAGCGGTTGTCGGCGACGTTTCGAGCCCGCTGAAGTCGCTACTGCCCGAGTACCGCAAGATCGAGCGCGAATGCGAGCGCGTGATCCTGGCCGGCTTCGGGATCGACTTTGACAGCCTGCCGCATGACGAGCTGAAGCGCGCCGACAAGGCCGCCCTGCGCATGGAACAGCGCGCACTCATGGGCGGGATGGGATGGGCTGGCGCGAGCCGCGTGATGGCGGATGTTCGCCCTACTGCCCGCCTGGGGCGCCCGCTTCCGCCCGAAGAGGCGCGCGAGCTGTTCGTCGCCCGCCATTTCGAGTTGCGGCAACTGGCCCTGGCCTACTGACCCGGCGGCGCCATGACCACACTGAACAACGAAGACCCGGCCGACCCGAGCGTGCACGAGCCGAAGATCATCGGCGCGCCCGAGGTGGTGTGGCTGGTGTACGGCAAGCCCGATCGCCCGGTGACGCACGCCGAGTGCTTGATGGCCGGCGATGTTGGCTGGAACGAGCAAGAGCAGTTCGACACCGACGTTCCCTACGTGCGCGGCGACTTGGCGCTGGCCGCTGCAGAGGGCGGCAAGGCCTTGATGCTCACGGGCCACTTCGCCAGCGATTGGCGCCTGCTGCCCAAGCTGCGCGGCATGCTGCTGGACACCCTGCGGCGCGAGTACCCGGCCGGCTGCCCGGTGACGGTGGTGAACGCCCGGCGCGACTACCGCGGCGAGGTGGTGAGCTGGAACGCCGACAACGCGACCCTGCTGATCCGAAGCGACCGCGACGAAGGCGTGTCCTGGCACCCGCTGGCCGACGTGCACCGCGTTGGCCCCCCGCCGGTGAAGCCATCGCACTGCACCACATGGGAGGCATGCCGGGCGAGCTACTGCCCTGGCAAGTGCCTGCCGCCCCCTATCCCGAAGACCTGAAGGACCATCCCCCATGGCCATGACGAAGAAAGAGCGCGCCGAGTTTCAGGCCGCCATTGACCGAGCCGACACCCTGGCCGCCCTGCGCTGGACCGCGCCGGTGCCGAAGGACGTGAAGCCCCCGCAGAGGTCGAGCGAGTATGTCGCCGGCTGGGTGTTCAACACCTATAGCCAAGTCGTCGAAGAGGCGTGGACAACGGGGGGTTCGCATGGATCTGGCCCGATCCCGACCGTCGAACAGCGCCGCTATTCGACGGGTTCTCAGCACTCGCGCGCCATGTACTCCACCAAGCTGCTGGCCCTGCGAGCCCTGCGCCACTCTGTCGAGTGCAAAGCCGCGTCCGACCTGATGAAGATCGACCGCCAGATCGCGGAGGCCGAGAAAGCCCAGCAAGCCCAGCAAGGCGAGGGGAAGGGGGCGTGAACCGCGGCCAGCCGACCCCGCGCCAGCGCGAAGCCCTGGCCGCCATCCGGGCGCACTGGCGCGCCTACAGCGAGGCCCCGACGCGAACCGAGCTGGGCGCCGCCCTGGGTGGCATCACCCGCGTGAGCGCGCACCTGCTGGTGCGTTCCCTGGCCGACCGTGGGCTGGTGCACGTGGAGCCCGGCCGGCACCGCAACGTGGAGGCCTGCGATGCCTGACGGGCCGCGCGTACTGGACCCGTGCTGTGGTGGCCGCATGTGGTGGTTCGACAGAGCGAACCCTGATGTCGTGTTCGGCGACGTTCGCGCGGAGACCGTGACCGTCACCGACAACAGCCGCGGCAACGTGTCCGGGGCCCGCACGATCAAGATCGAACCGGACACCATGCTGGACTTCCGTGCGTTGCCCTACGCGGACGGTACTTTCAAGCTGGTGGCCTTCGACCCGCCGCACCTGATCCATGCCGGCCCGCGATCGTGGCTGGGCGCCAAGTACGGCCGCCTCAGTGACGACTGGCGCGATGACCTGCGCCGGGGCTTTGCCGAGTGCTTCCGCGTGCTGGCCAGCGACGGCGTGCTGGTCTTCAAGTGGAACGAGCAACAGGTGAAGGTGAGGGAGGTTCTGGCCTTGACCCCGCACCGACCGCTGTTCGGCAACACCTCGGGCAAGAGGGCCGGCACGCATTGGATGGTGTTCATGAAACCGAGAGAGGGCAGCGACCATGCCTGACGCCTACAGCGCCGACAGCGAAGATGCCGCGTACCGGTCGACGGCCGGCCGGCTGAAGCACGTCCCCACCCGCCCGCCGCGGCCCTGCACTCCCGCCGAAGGCGCATACCTGCGCGAGTGGCAGGAGTGGGTGAAGGACCACCCTGGCAACTGGCTGACGATCTTCTCCGACTGCCCCACCGCCCCGCGCCAGCGCGCCGCCAGCGTGGCCGCCAGCTTCGTGGTGATGATGGGCACGACCGCCGGCAAGTCGTTCACGCACTGCGCACTGGCCGAGGCCGACAGAGGCGAGAGCACGACGGACCCGTCGCACGCGTTCCTGCGCGCCTGGGCAGAAGAGAACTGCCGCCGCCGCGGCATCAACAACGGCCTGCGCTTCGTGGAGTACATGCTCGCCAGCGAGTACCCAATTCAGCACGACAAGCTGGGCGGATCGCGGGTGAATTGGCGCGCGGTGCCTGACGTGACCATGGATGACATGGACGTGATCGAAGCCATGGTTTGCTGGTGGGCGAGCGATGACGCGCGCGTGCTGCGCATGCGGGCCGATCGCGGTGCGCATCAAACGAACGAGCAAGCCCTGTGGGCCCTGCTGAAGAGGAATAACCTGCCATGACAGATCCTTACATCAAACTTACTGACCAAGAGGTGCGCAATGTCCTGGCCGGCAAGCAGACGCAGATCCGCCGCGCCATCCGGCCGCAGCCGACGCACTTCAACCCGGCCGGCGTGCCGCGGCGCGCGGTTCCCGCTGGCGGCCCGAGTGACGTGATCCGCTGCCCCTACGGCAAGCCCGGCGACCGGCTGTGGGTGCGCGAGACGTGGGGCTTCGAGAAACGCACCGAGGACACCCGCGGCCTGGAGCCGGTGGTGACCTATCGAGCCGACGATGCCGCGCACCTGTTCCCGGTCAACCGATGGCGGCCTTCGATCCACATGCCGCGCCACCTGTCGCGCATCACCCTGCGCATCACCGGCGTGCGAATCGAGCGGCTGCAGGACATCAGCGAGGCGGATGCGGAAGCCGAGGGCATCGTGCGCGAGGTACGCGACCCCGGGCTTGGGTGTGGTGGGCGCCCGGGCTGGCGCTGGGCCGAGAACGAGTATGCGGGCACAGCTTTGCACGGCTACGAACTGCTGTGGGAGAAGATCAACGGCCCTGGCGCCTGGAGCCGGAACCCCTACGTATGGGTGCTGACGTTCGATCGGGTGCAGCCGTGATCGCAGGCATCGCCGACCGTGACCGCCTCGCCGGTGAGATGCGCCGTGATGCCGAGCAAGAGCTGCGCCGCCTGCGGGCCCTGGCCACCGGCGGGAAGCCCGTCACCCCCGAGCTGGCCAGCCTGATCGCGCGCCTGGAAGCGCAGGCGAAGCGCAACGCCCAAGGGGCGGCCTGAACCGCCCCCCGCACCATTCACGAGGAACCCCATGGAGTACCTGATCGCCCACATTGGGCACACACACAAGCACAGCGAGCACGTGCACTGGTGGAAACCCAAGAGCGCGGGCTACACCATCTGCATTGACAAGGCCGGCCGGTACAGCGCCGAAGAGGCCGCCGAGATTTGCGCCCGATCGAACGGCGTGTGCATCGCGGTGACCCCCGAGGGCGTGGAGCCCCTGGCTCTGAGCACCCCTTACTACCGCCTGCCGAACGGCACCCTCGCGGCCATGTATGACGGCGGCCCGCACCGCCCCGTACCGAACAGCCACGAGGCCTGGGGTGCGCTGCTGCGCCCGAGCCCCTTCGGCCTCGCGCAACAGAGAACCGAAAGCCCCCGCCCCATCGGCCGCCGGGCCACCGCCATCTACCTTGACCCCCCACCGAAGCCATGACTACCCCCACCAAGCCCGCCACCCCGGCCACCCTGGCCACATTCGCCCCCGGCGCCCGCGTGGCGCTGACCACCATGGCCCGAACCAAAGATCCGACGAAGTTCCCCTCGGACACCTACGTCCCCGCGCCCGACGGCGAGGGCGTGTTCCTCGGCTTTGACACCGAGGGCGAAGGCGGCGACATGACCGTGATGGCCCTGGTGGGCCGAGATGACGGCACCGTCGGCACCAAGCCCCTGGAGTGGGTTCGATTCATCCGCCCTGAGCCCGAATCCCCGGCCACGGGCCTGAAAGTCGCCCTCAAGTGGTCCGTCGTCAAGCCCCCGTCGGACAAGTGCCGCCACCACCACTGCACCGCCGACACCCCGTTCGGCCAGTTCGTCCTGACGTGGAAGAACCACAAGGACAGCGCGCCCATTGACTGCGACGTGACCCCATGGGGAGAGTACGAAGGCCCCTGGGCGGAACTTAACGAAGCCAAGGCCGCCTGCGAGGCCGAGTTCAACCGCCGCATCAGCGAGACCATCGCCACCCCCGCGCCATGAGAACCGACCCGAATGCAGGCGCAACAGTCATCATCGTCGCGTGCGTCATGGCCGCCGTCGTGGCTGCAGTCATGGCCATCGCCCGCAGCGCCGAGCGACCCAAGCCCACCCCGGAAGACGCGGCCACGCCGGGCGCGATCACCTACAGCGGCAACACCGGCAACGTGACCGTGTTCCCCGTCACCATGCCCGACGGCACCAAGTGCATCGCAATCGAAAGCACCAGGGGCGCGGGAATCGACTGCAACCACAGCACCCGCGCACCATGAGCACCCAACTGTTCCCCCCGGAGCTGATCGAGGCCGCCACCCTCACCGAGCCCGAAGCCCAGCGCGCCAGCGAAGGCCAGTGCCCGTCCTGCACCACCCGCAGCCTCAAGCGGATAGCCAGCCACCTCGGCGCAGCCTTCCACGGGTGCGATTCGTGCGGCGGGATCACCGTCCTGGCCGACACCGAGAACCCGCCAGAAACCCACCGGGTTACCGCTTAGGGCCCGCTAGTATGGTGGCGCAGAAAACCGACTTCAACTAAACGACGAAAGGGGACTCGCGTTACCGCGGCCCCCGACCCCATCCTTGACTGGATACCCACATCATGAGGCATCCGCAAGGCACCCCGAAAAACGCTTACCGAAGGCCTACCCCATGCTGAAAGAGACCCCGATCACCCTGGTGGCGGACCTGAAGAACGCCCTGGCCGAAGTGCCTGACACGAATGGCGTCCTCGCGCAGGTGGTGGCGGCCGACGGCACGGCCTGGATGATGGAGCCGAACATTGGTGGGTTGGCTGGGGCGGATAACAAGGCGGGTGTGGTGGTAATCACGCTGCGCCACCCGGAGCTGAAGACCATGCCCAAGAGGGTCGAGGGCGCGATGGTGCGGCGCACGGCCCCGACGCCTGCGACGCACCCCGAGATGTTCGCGGCGGTGCGGCTGAAGTGGGAGGGCGGCGGTGCGCCGGCCTCGGGGCAGTACGGGGTGTGTACCGCCTCGACCCCCTTCGGGCGGTTCCTGATCACGTGGCGAGGCTGGGGGCTGTCGCGGGATGCCGCGGTGGAGGAAACGCCCTGGGGCGCGCCGCTTGGCGTGTACTCCACGCTGCAGGGTGCGCAAGCCGCGTGCGAGGCCGCGCTGATCGGCCGACTGTGCAAGATGGTTCACGACAGCGACAAGGCTGACTGAAACCTTACAGACTAACGACGTAAGAAAGACGTAAGAAATGAGCGACGTGATGCTGTTGGGCGTGCTGCGCATGCCCCTACCGGATGACCCGGCCGAGCTTGACCCGACGACCTGGGTGCAGGTGCGCCAGCGCATGCGCGAGGCGGCTGACCGGATCGAAGCTGGCGGCGAGGCGCGCGAGCGCGCATGCACGCACGGAAGCGCGAGCGCGAGCGCGTGCGAGGGCGCGCCTGCGCACGCACGCACGAGCGCGAGCGATACCGAGGTGGCTGAATTCGAGGTGTCCCTACTGCGGGCCGCGCTGCGCTTCTACGCGAACCGCCAGCACCTCGCGCTGGACGAGGATGACGAGTTCGACAGCGTGAGCGGCGAGCCCGGCAACTGGCTTGCCTGCGGGCGCAACGAAAGCACCACCATGGTCGAGAACGGCTGGGTGGCCAAGCGCGCGCTGCAGGGCTTGGCGGTGAGCTGGATCGAAAACGGCGAAGTCGCGGAGCCGCCGCCGGTGGAGGGTGAGAAGCCGCCGGGCGTGGCTTGTGCGATGGCCCACGCTTCGGCTGAAGCCGGGAGGTCAATCGCGACCCTGGCGGGGATGGTCATGCGGCTGGTCCGGCGGCTGCGGGCTGCGCGCAAGGGCGAGGGCACAGCCGCCGGGGACGAAGAGCTGATCCGTCAGTCGCGGGAATACCTGCATCGCGAGGGGTTGACCGACCCGCTGCTGGAGTACCTTCAGGGCGAGGCACTGGCCGCGCTGGCCAGTGAGGTTCAGCCTGCCGCGGATCTTGCCGAGCGGGTGCGCATGCTGGAGCTGGCCGAAGAGGGCGCGAAGGTCGCATTCGGCCACGTGGTGGAGGCAAAGCAGGCCCTGGAGCTGGAGGTGCAGCGCCTGGAGGGGCTGCTGCAGTCTGCCTACGCGTCGATCCGGGCGCTGCGCAGCAATGGGGGCGGATCGTGAGCGCCACCGGCGAGCCGGCGCGCCTGGGCGACACCGTGGAGTGCGAGATGCGCACGCCGGTGCCGCACATCGCCCGGCTGATCCTGTCGACGCCCCAGGCGGCGAGCTACTACGCGAAGCATCAGCCGCGCCTGGAAGCCCAGGGCTGGCGCGTGGTGGCGCACGCCGACGGCGCCGAGATACCGCCTGACCAGATCAAGGTAGACCACGAGGCCGGCACGGTGAGTTTCAACGCCCCGCCGGCCGGCCGGGCGACGCTGACGTTCATCCCGGCTGAGCCGATGACTACCGGCGCGGGGCGGGTGGCGCAGTGGAAGACCGAGAACCAGAACCGCGGGCCGAGGCCTGCAAAGAGGTGGAACCGATGAATGCAACCGAACGACAAGCCCTGATCGACCGGCTGGACCGATCGTTTCAGATGATGCCCCGCTGGGCCCAAACTGCGGCGGTGCACGCGATGGGCGCCCCGGCCACGAACCCGGAGACCGGCAAGCCCTTCGGGTCTTTCCGCGAGTGCATCAGCGTGGCCGCGGACCACACCCTGGAAACGCTGCGCGATGACTTCGCGGACAACGGCGACCTGCTGCCCGAGGTGGCCACGCAGTGAGCAAGCCGGCGCCCTTGAAGAGCCGCATCGTCGCGGCCCTGGCCGCAAGCCCGCGCCGCCGCATGCTGTACCCCGACCTGGGCGATGCGCTGTGGCCGGCCGACAAGTTCCCGCGAGCGAGCCGCTACAGCAGCAATGGCGGGCCGCCCGGGTGGGCGATGCCCCTGGGCCGGGCGCTTCGTGAGCTGGCGAGCGCCGGCACCCTGACCGACCACACCCCCGCCGGCAAGGGGCGAGGCGGGCGAATGATCACCCTGCTGAAAGACTGAGCGATGACCACAAGCAAGACCGACCAGCCGGCGAAGGACCACCGCCGCGTGACGCCCCAAGGCCGCCTCATGGGCAAGAGCACCGCGCGCTTGGCTGAGCTGGGCCGCGCCCGGCTGGCCGCGCAGGGCCTGGATGGCATCAAGGCCGGCAATTTGCGGGGCGACATGTGCAAGACCTGCGCATGCCAGCCCGGCAGCGTGCCCAACGGGTGCATGCAGACGCAGCTTGACTTCCTCAAGGCCGCATCCGAGGGACAGCCATTCATGTGCCACGCCCCCGCGGACGGGAAAATCTGCGCCGGCTGGGTGCGCGTGCGCGCTGAGGTGGTGGCAATCCCCCTGCCTGAGCCCGTCAGGGAGCTACTGGCCAAGCACGAGTATTCGGCGCCCGACGTGGAGGGCGCTGCAGCATGAGCGCACGCAAGATCGCACGAAGGGCGAAGGCCAGAACCTTGTGGTGGGCGCGGTGGCCGGCGAATATCCTGCTGGCGCCGGAGCTTCGCATCAGCGCCGCGCCGGTGGTGGTATGAGCGCCGATCGCACGACCGGACAACTGGGCGCCCTGTCGGCGCTTCGCACCTGGGTGGTGGTTGCCCCGCATGGGCTGGCCTACGTGGGCCTGCACGACAGCGAGGCCGGCGCGTGGAGTGCGGCCCTGGGCTGGCCTGATGCAGCCGAGATTGCCGAGCGCAAGGCCGCCGGCTGGTTCGCCACCGTGGCCAGCGTGACGTGGCAGCGCCCCGGCGCGGCACCGCAGGCTGAGCCTGTTTTCCCGCCGCCTGATCGGTTCTTTCTCGTGTGAGCCGGGCAAGATGACGACCGACCCTGACAAGCTGCGCGCGGTGCTGGCCTTGAAGCTGATCGCGGCCACCGCAGAGAAGCTGGCGCGAGACCTTGAACAGGGCCGCCTATGGGATGGCGACCTGTCGCGAGGGCTGGCCGAGATTCAGCGGCAGATGCGCGATGCCGGCGCACCCGCCGGGCGCGGATGCTGACTGGAGGCAAGGATGCTGCTGCTGACGATGAATGAGTGGCTGGGCGCGGGCAAGCGCTGGCCGGCCGCGGAGCCACACCCGACTGCGACTGAACGGCAAGTCGCGTTCGCCACCCGCCTGCCGCTGGTGGAGGCATTGGAGCGCGTGCGCACCCACCAAGCCGCGTACAACGCGCGGTACACCCTGGCGGTGAACTTCCGGCTGCTGACGGTGAGCGAAACCCTCGACGTTCCTGACGACCTGCTGACCGACCTGCAGGTTGAAATCGTGGAGAAGCTACAGCAGTGCGTGGAGGACTTCAATGCCTAACCCCGACACGCCGCTGATCCCGCTTCGGGTGCTGGTGGCGTGGCGCGCCGAGCATCTGCGGGCCGAGGCTCGATACAAGGTGCCGCCATGCCTGGAATGCGGCGCCATGACCGAAGACGAGGCGGGCACCAAGTGCCGATGCGCCGGTGACAAAGACGACTGCCACGGGGCCCACCTGTGGCCCTAAGGACACGACATGACCCCGAACCAAGAACCGAAGTACGAAGCCCGCGGCGGGCGCATCTTCAACCGCGCCACCGGAGAGGCGATCCCAGACGACGAGCCGGTTTTCATCTTGCGGGCCCGTGACACCACGGCACTCGCGGTGCTGGTGGCCTACCACTCCGACCACCTGCTGTGCGGCAACAGCGAGCACGCCGCCGCGGTGCTGAAGCGGGTCAAGGACTTCCAGCGGTTCATGCGCGAGCACTCCGATCGCATGAAGTACCCGGACACCGAGGCCTGAAAAGCAAACGCGCCCGGGTGGGCGCGCTGCGGTTTGTGGTCATGTTCATCGCTCGACGCGAAGCCCGACCCGGCTTGGCGAAGCGAATGATACCCCCCGAACGAGGGGGTGCCGGGCCTGTTGACGAGGTTAGTGTGGGCGCCTACACTGCGAAGCATCAACCCCTACCCCGGACCTACCCCATGCCCCCGCTCAAGTTCGCGAACGCTGCCGCCCTGGCCGAAGCTGTGAAGGCCGCCCGCGGAGACTGCCGTGATGCCCTGAAGCGCGACAAGGAAACGCGCTCGCTGTGGATCGTCAGCCGGGGCGCCTGGGTGCGCACCATGGGCAAGAACGGCGATGCCAGCAACGAGACCGACTCTTGGGACTACAAGCCCACCGTCCGGCTGTTCAACGAGCTGGCCGAGCTGCGCAACAACCCCGAGGTGTCGGCTGTCTACATCGAAGGCGGGTTCAACGGCGCCGCGTCCGGCCAAGACTATGCCGACGGGGCCTATGACCCCTGGATCGGCGAATGGAGCGTGACCCTGTGGGTGCGCGAGGACTGAGCCTGCCGCCATGATCGACATGACCACTGACCACCCGCCGGCTGGCCACGGCCGCGCGAAGGCCCGAAACGAACGGCAAAGGCTGGCCGACAAGGCGCACCACGAAGAGCGCATCGCGTGGCTTTCGGCGCCATCCCCGCGCTACGCGTGCGGCGGGCCGGTGCCGCCATCCTTTGCCGCCACCCTGCTGCGGCAGAGCCACGAGGCGCTGCGCATGATCAATGAGCACGGCGTGAGCATGAATAGCGCGCCGCCGGTGGATTGACGCGCCACCCCATCCCCCGCCACCCCACCACACCGCAACTACCATGAGCGCCACCGCCGACACCTATCACCGCGCCGCCAGCCCCGAGCCCTGGGAGACCGTGAGCTTCAGCGTGGGCCGCCCGGGCTGCACGCCCTGGGCCGACGGCATCAAGACCCTGACCGAGGCGCGCGAAGAGTGCGCCACCGCCAACCGCACCGTGGCGAGCGGCCACGTGGTGCACGCCCGCCAGCGCTACGTCGGCGACCTGCCGAGCCTGAAGGGCACGACCCGATCGGTTGAGCGCTGATCGAGCCTGACTGGACGACAACATGCTGACGCAGAGGCAGATTGACGACATCCTGAACGCGAGCCGCGAGGCCGACGAAGGCCCCACCCAGCTCGCGCGCCGCATTGAGGCCGCCGCTGTGGCCGCGGAGCGCGAGCGGCTGGCCGCTGCGCCGATCGACTACAAGGCCGCGATTCACCATTGCTGGACCACCCTCGGGCACGCGCAGGGAACGAGGGGCTGCATCGCCTTTGCGCGCGGCGCCGAATGGTCCCTGGCGCAAGTCAAGGCCGAGCTGGCCGCCAGCCGAACCGCGGAGAACCCGGCGGGCCCACAGCCGATGACGCCCGAGCCGCGGCGGCGCGTGACCCCTGAGCCCGCGCCGCACAAACGGCCGCCCCGCATGGCGGGAGAGTGAGGCCCGGGCGATGTTCAGCCGGGCCGCGGAGAACCAAGAATGCCAATGACCAACAAGTTCAGCACCGCATGCGTCGACTGCGGGCGCAACGTGCCCGTAGGGCAAGGCCTGTCGGAGAAGAAATCGACGTTGGGCATGGCCGGCCCTGGCTGGCTGACAAGGCACCGAGCCTGCAGCTTCAAGCCGACGAGACCGCCGCCCACCCTGAGCCAGTACCGCCCGCATCGGCCCGGCATCGTGACGGCCTTCGGCGGCACGTATGACGACGAGTACGGCGACCCCACGGGCATGACGGAAAGCGAGTTCTTCGGGGGCGACATCGGCGACAAGGGCTGAGCCGGCGACCGACTGCGCGCGGTAACCTGAGCCCCTGGCGCCTAGCGCCGGCCGCACCATCGGCCGATGCAAGAATTCAGCGCCGACGACGTGTACGGGATGGTGGCCCACTGGCTGAACAGCCCGGCAAACCGCCGCTTCGGCACGGGCTACGGCAACGACCTTGCCGATGACCTGATGACGCCCCAGCACGGCGGGGCGATCGAGCGCAGCCTGCGCAAGCTGACCGAGGATGTCCCCATCGCTGCTGCGGGCGGGGTCAACGCCTACACCAACCCGGTGGGCGTGGACGGCATGGACCTGTTCGTAGAGTGCGCGGGCGTGCTGATCAACGCCACCGAGGTGCAGCGCGGCCAGCCCGCGAAGCCCCTGGCGGGCCTGGAGCTTCGCCTGTCGCCATCCATCACCACCCTGCAGAGCACCGACGCGGGCGTGTGGACGGGCCTCGCGGCCAGCGCCACCCTGACCGTGGTGCGCGACGGCGCCGACATCACCGGCGCCTGCACCTTCGATGCCACCCCTGGCCCTGGCGTGACCGTCACCCGCACCGGCGCGGTGGTGGCGCTGGCCAGCATTGAAGCCGGGCAGGCGACGGGCTACGTGGACGTGTCGGCCACCGGCCCGTTCGACGGCACGATCACCCGCCGCTGGAACCTGTCCAAGGACTTCAGCGTGAGCACGAACCCGTTCGCTGCCCTGGAACGCTTCGTCCTGCGATTCGAGGGCGACCTGACCGACACGAAGGGGCATGTGTTCCTGGCCGATGGCCCGGTGAGCTTCGCCAGCGACGGCGCGGGCGGGCAGGTCCTACAGATCAACGGCGCCACCACCGGCAACGGCGGGGCGAACGTGGTGTACGGCCAGTCGGCGGACTTCGACCTGCAGGGAGACTTCTGCCTTGAAGTGGTCTTCTCGGTCGACGCGAACGCCAGCCGGCCGCGCTACCCCATCCGCCTCGCTTCCGGCGGCGTGGACGTGGCGCAGGTGTGGGTGGACACCAGCGGCGGCACCACGCCCTACCTGGGCGCTTCGTTCCGCACCTCGGCCGGCGCCCTGTATCAGTTCTCGGGCCCGGCCTACACCTACGGCACCGTGCGCCACGCGGCCCTGATCCGCAAAGGCTCCAATGTGTTCTTCGCGGTGGACGGCGTTCAGCACGGCATCGTCCTGTCGACCACCTACCGGCCGCCAGCCGCCGCTATGGACGTGTTCATCGGGAACTACTCGCGCGCCTGGATTGATGCGATGGCCGGCGCCATCTTCTGGTGCCGCCTCACCGACCACTACCGCTATGACCCGGTGAGCTTCCCGTTCACCGTCCCGGCGCAACCCACCTGATCACCCCATGGCCTACCTACGTTCCGACTTCCTGCGCATGCTGGTGGACGAGGTGCGCACGCGCCCGGCCGCCGCCGCCGCGCTGCGCGCTGGCGACCCCCGCATGCTGGTCCTGCCGTCGAGCTTCGCGGCCATGCTGTCGGCCCTGAGCACGCAGATGGACGCATCGGTGGCCGAGCCGTTCCTGAAGGCCCGGGCCGGCACCGTCCTGGCTGACGCGGCGCTCAAGGGCATCCTGCCCCTGGCCAGCCCGGCGCGCGTTCAGGTGTCGGTGCGCAACCAGTCGGCGAGCGCCATCACCATGGGCGTTGGCCGCTTCCTCGTGGACGGCAAGGGCCGGCGCTACGTGGTGGACGGCGCGGCCACCATCGCGGCCGGCGCCACGGGCTTGGTGACCGCCACCCAGCAATCCACCCGCACCGAGAGCCACACCGTGAGCGGCACCCGGCCGTTCTATGAGGTGCTGATTCCGGCATCGGACGAGGACGTGCATATCGTCGGGATCGACATCGCCGACGGCGTGGCCGCGTACCGGTACGCCGAAGAGTTCTGCAACATCCTTGTCGGCGAGCGGATCTTCCACGTCGAGACCGACGAGTACCGGCGCCTGTGGGTGCGCTTCGGCGCGGCCGATGCCAGCGGCGACGTGTACGGCCACCAGCCGGCAGACGGCGACGTGATCACCATCACCCTGCGCGAGTGCGCGGGCGAGGTTGAGCTGAGCACCGGCGCGACGTTCGCGATCGAGACCATCACCAGCGCGGCCGAAGCTGAGGCCGAGCTGACGTTGGACGAGATGCTGTCCAACGGCGCGGACCCGCCGACCTACGAGACCATGCGCATGCTCGCGCGCTACCCGGGCCTGCACGACTCCAATGCCGTGTTCCTGGCCGACTTCGACTTCCTGCTGCGCCGCAAGGTGGCCGGCCTGGAGTTCCTGAGCGTGTGGAACGAGCGGATCGAAGAGGGCGCGCGCGGGGCCTCGGTGGACAACGTGAATACGCTGTTCGTGAGCTTCAGCAGCCCCACCGTGGCCACGGCCACCATGCAGACGAAGATCACGCAGGTGATCGCCAAGGCGGACGACAGCTACCGCGTGCGCTTCGTGGCGCTGCGCGAGGTGGTGGTGCCGATGGTGATCCGCGCCACCGTGGCCGCGGTGCACGACGGCGCCGCGGTGGAGTCGCAGATCCGCACGGTCCTGCTGAACCTGTACGGCCGCGGGTCGAGTGCGGCCAGCCTGGGCCTGACGCGGACCTTTCGCCTGCAAGACGTGATCGCGCGCCTGAAGGCCGAAGTGCCCGCCCTGCAGGATCAAATCAGCGACTTCGACGTGACCGTGGGCGCCACCGCAAGCCCGCTGCCCGAGGACTTCCGCTACGTGACCATGGCCAGCCTGTCGATCAATGTGGCCCTGGTGACCGACAGCATGGGCCTCTACGGGAACTGACGCATGGACCCCTACAGCCCTGGCGCGCAGGCCTACCTGCTGCCCCCGCCCAACATCCCGCCGGCACTGGAGCCGATCACGGTCGAGAACTCGGCCGTGGCCGATGATGTCGAGTCGGACCTGCAGCAAGCGGTGATCGCGGTATTCGAGGCCACCCTGAGGCCGGCGCTTCAGCAGTTGAACGTGTACGGCGCGCCGCACCGGGCCGACTTCGACACCCTGGAGCGCTTCATCAAGGCCGCTGGCCTCGCGCTGGACCGGCGCCCGGGCGAAGAGGCCTACATGCGCGAGCTGTTCCGGGCCTGGGTGGCGCGCAACCCCCGCCGCGGGCTGGCCTACCTCAAGCTGGCCCTGAGCCTGCTGTATGACGGCATTCACACGGTCGATCAACTGTGGCAAGACCCGGCACGCCCGTACCCCGGCGGCGCCAGCCCGGTGCCCGGGCCCACCAAGTGGCTGACCAGCCGCGTGCGCGTCACCCTGGATGCGGCTGCAGGCCTGACCCCGGCCGAGCTGTACCGAGCGCGCAGCATCATGATGTCGGTGGTGCCCGCGCGCATCGTGCTGGAACTGTCGGTCGACCTGGGCGATCAAGTGGAATCGCAGGTGGGCATCGCGGCGGCATCGGGCGCAGAGCAATACTTCACCTGGGTGTTCGCGGTGTAGCCCGGTAAGTCGGCGCAGAGAACTCGCGCGCCGGCCGAAAGATCGCCCCCATGGCGATCCTCACCCCACCCAAAGTAACCGACGTGGGCCGCGCCGCGGCCATGTCCCAATCGGCCCTCGGGTTGTCCCTTTCCCTGACCCATGTTCTCGTGGGCAGCGCGAGCTACAGCCCGGTCGAAACGCAAACGGCCCTGGTGGCGCCGCTGCACAAGGGAACGCTGGTGGGCACGGCCACCGTGGGCGATGTCGTGAGCGGCGCCATGCGCGTGACGCGCGCCACCTACACCGGCGCCCTGGCCGACATCGGTGAGATTGGCCTGTACGCGGGTGACCCGGACGCGGGCGGCATCCTGTTCGCGGTGCTGTCGAACCCGCCCGACACCTACGGCCAGATCGGCGGAACGCACGTCACCGACCTGACGGCCTCTATCAGCATGCGGCTGGCCAGCCTGCCCGCCGGCAGCGTCACCATCGTGGCTGACCCGACGTTCAGCTCGGCCGCCGCGCTGCTGATGGATCACATCGCCAGCACCACCCCGCACCCCTGGGCGAGCTGGCTTCCGGTGGGCGTGGTCCTGCCGTTCTACGGCGTGAACCCGCCGCGGGGCTTCGTGTCACCCTACGGCTGGCTGCTGCAGCGCACGCTGTACCCGGAGCTTTGGGCCCATGCGCAGGCCCAAGGCCTTGTCGTCACCGAGGCCGAGTGGACGGCCGGGAAGTGGGGGTTCTTCAGCGACGGCGACGGCAGCACGACCTTCCGCCTGCCCGACATGCGCGGCGAGTTCATGCGCATCCATGACGCGGGCCGCGGCGTGGACCTGGGCCGCATCGTGGGCAGCTTCCAAGACTGGGCCACGGGCCGCCCGAAGAACACCACCCCGAAGGGCGTGAACGAGTCGGGCGCGAGCCAGACCCTGCGCACCGCCGGGCAGGCCCTGCTGACGGGCGCCAGCGCGCTGCTGTCGCAACTCGGCTTCGCCCGCGTGGCGCGCACCGGCAACCGCAACACGGCGACCGCAGTGGACACGACGGGTTCTGGCTACGAGCTGGACATCGTGAACGTCACCGAAGGCGACGCCGAGACCCGGCCGCGAAACATCGCCCTGGGCGCGATCATGGTGGCCGCGGGCAGCCCGTCCAACACCCCGACCACCGCGCCGAGCCCTGGCGGTTCGACCTCGCCCGCGCAACCGCCCGCGCCGGTGCCGTCGCCCGCACCGGCGCCAAGCGCGCCGGCCGTGGTGGAGTTCCGCGCGAGCCCGCTGGTGACCGACATGGGGCAGGGGTACAACGGCGGCGCCCGGGTGTACTTCACCGACCTGACCGACCATCCGTCGATCGCGTCCTGGGCGTGGCAGTTCGGCGACGGCGGCACGAGCAACCAACAGCACCCGGTGCACGTGTACCCGTTCGTGGACAGCGTGGGCGTGACCTATGACGTGACCCTGACCGTGATCACCACGGCTGGCGGCACCTACAGCCTCACAAAGACCGCGTACATCACGACCAACGGCTACCCGCCGGGCGCCTGATGTCCAAGTTCGACGACTTCATGTTCCGCCAGCGCATGGTGCGCTGGGCGGACCTGCAGAGCCAGCCGGGCGTGGCCCTGTACGGCGAGCCGAACCCGCCGCCCGCGCCGCCGCCACCCCCGCCGCCACCCCCGCCGCCACCCCCGCCGCCACCCCCGCCGCCACCCCCGCCGCCCCCGCCTCCCCCGCCGCCGCCCGCGCCGGTGACGGTGGCCAGCGTCAGCAGCCCCACGGCCGCCGAAGGGCAATCCCTGGTCTTCAACGTCACCCTTTCGGGCACCACCACCGCGGCGACGGCCTACACCCTGAGCGTGGGCGGCACGGCCACGGCCAGCACCGACTACGGCGCGCCGGTGGCCAGCTCGGGCGTGGTGCTCGATGGTGGCCTGACCACCACCACCGTGCCCGCGGGCGTGGCCAGCTTCACCGTGACCGTGCCCACCCTGGCCGACAGCGCGAGCGAGGGCGACGAGACCGTGCTGCTGACCGTGGGCGGCGCCACGGGCACGGGAACCATCACCAACGTGGTGCCGCCCTATCGCACCGTGCTGCTGATGCGGATGAATGGGGCCAACGGGTCGACCGCGTTCACCGACTCGTCCGGCACCGGTGCGACGGCCACCGCCGTGGCAGCGGCCAGCATCACCACCTCGGTGTCGCGCTTCGGCGGATCTTCGGGCGCGTTCGACGGGCAGGATGACCGAGTGGAAGTCGCGGCGAACGCGGCGATCGACCTGGGCAGCGAATTCCACATCCGCGGGTGGGTTCGGTTCACGGCCGTGACGGGCCGCGCCAACTTCTTCTTCGTGCTGATCCCTGCCGGCGGCTTCAACGGGAACGGGTCGATCTGGCTGGACACGGGCAACAGCGCGGCCGACACACTGACCGCCTACGTGTTCGGCGCGAGCTACGCGATCCCCACGACCACGTTCACACCGGTGGCCGGGCAGTGGTACCACATCGGCCTGGGCGTCAAGGCGAACGAGCTGCAACTGTGGGTCGACGGCGTGAAGGTCCTATCCACCACCCCGGTGACCGGCCGCACGAACCCCACGGGGCCATCGCGCGTGTCATTCGGGGGGGCTTCGATCACGCACGCGTGGAACCACCTCATGGGCAACATGGAAGACTGGGAAATTGCAGTGGACGGGTGCGCTGACCTGAGCGTGGTTCCGACTGGCCCGGTGGTGCCGCAGTGAGCGCGCGCACGATCCGCTGGCCAGCGCTGGGCTGGCAGCCCGGTGTGGCGCTGTACGGAGAGCCCCTGGCGGCCACGCCGAGCCCTGCGCCGCCGCCGCCCCCGCCGGCCCCACCACCGCCCCCACCACCGCCACCGCCACCGCCACCGCCACCGCCGCCGCCGCCGCCGCCGGCCCCGGCCCCGGCCCCGGCGACGTACCTGCTGATCGACTTCGAGAACGGGACCGAGGGCGAGAACATTTCCACGGCATCGGCGCCGGGCGTCACCTTGAGCGGGTCGGCATTCATCGGAAGCGCCAACAACTTCGCGCCGGTGCCGGGTGATGTCGGCCTGCCCGCGGGGGACTACTTCGCTGCGGGCGACGGGCCGCCGGTGGTGATCACGGTCAACGACCCGGCCGCCTCGCGATTCCAGCGCCTGCGGTTCCTGTACGTTGGCGCGATCGAGGTGCGTGTGTACGGGCACCTTGGCACCAGCCGAGTCGTGGCGCGAATCGACTTGACGCTCAATCCCGACTGGTATGACTACGGTTCGTGGATTCAAGCCCTTTCCGGCCTGGAGTACATCCAGCGGATCGAGGTGATTCGCAGCGGGTCCACCAGCTTCGGGCTGTTCGGGCTGGACAACATTGAACTGTCGAGTACCCCGGCATGACGCGCGCTATCCGTTGGCCTGAGCTGGCGATGCAGCCCGGCGTGGCGATCTACGGCGAACCGAGGTTCCTCGCGACCCCGGCGCCAGCGCCTGCGCCATCCCCATCCCCATCCCCGTCGCCGGCCCCGGCCCCGGCCCCGGCAACGCCCCCGGTGGTGATCGCCTTCGATTTTGAGGGGCTGGGCACTGACCCCGAAGATCGGGCGAGCCCCAACGCCCTGTACGCGAGCGCGACGTGGGGCGGCCACAGCGTCACCTGGGACGGGAGTATGGTGGCGCAGAACTCCACCGGTTCAACGGTTGAAGGCTCGGTCGACTTCGATACAACCCGCCGGGCAATACTCAGCGAGTATTTGCTAGAAACCAACAGGTCGCAGACATCCGTTCAAATATCACCACCAGTTGACCGGCGGTTTATTCGGCTGCAACTCGATCACATGAATGGTTTCGACGTGAAATTCTTCGCGTCCGACGGTTCGGTTGTCGCGAGTATGTCGGCGGACCTGTCGGCGTTCGCCACATGGATCACGTATGACAGCGGGCAATTTAGCGTCCCGGCTGGCAAGCAGGTTTCGCTGATGACCATTGGCCCGCCCGCATCCAATGCCGGGCGCAGCTTCTTTGACAACATCACCATCACCCTATCGAACTGACGGGCGCGGGCCGCCCGGTAAGCGCGCCCCCTGCGGCGCCCTGGCGGGCCCACCATCGGCCCGTTCCGATCATCGGAGGAAAGCATGCCCAAGACCGTAGGTCCTATCAAGTTCAACTGCCGCCAGCGCCTGCGCAAGCACCGCGGCGTCGAACGCAACTTCGACACTGCCGCGATGGCCGCGGTGATCAACAGCCCGGCCGTGCAAGAGCGGGTAGAGAAGGGCGACATGCTCGGCTACTACGGGCACTACCCGCGCGTGGTGTTCGGCATGGAGCCCGGCGAGTGCGGCATTCACCCGACCACCGGCAAGATGGTCCTGCTGGACGCGGCCATCTGCACCACCAAGCTGCGCGCCGAGATGGACGGCACCATCACCCACGAGGTGCAGTTTCTGGACACCGAGGCCGGCAAGCGCGCGGCGGCCCTGCACGGGTCGAACAAGGGCGGGTTCTCGTCGGCCATCTCGTGCCGGGTGGTCAACGGGATGTCGCAGCCGCAGGCCTTCCACGGCTTCGACTACGTGTTCGAGCCCAACTTCAGCGGCAACCGCGGGTACTGCCTGGATGGCGTGCTGGATGCCCCCGAGGGTGAGCCCGTGGCCTGCCCCGGCGCGGTGTTCGACTCGGCCGGCGGCGTGCTGCCCGTCATGGCCCCGCTGCTGGCCATGTTCGATTCCGCCCTGGCCGACGCCTACGGTGCGCTGAACCGCACCGAGGCCCACCTCGCCCGCGTGATGGCCGAGAACGAAGAGCTGATGACCCTGCTGATGAAGCGGCCCGAGGAACTGCAGCGCCTCGCCGAGGCCCGCCTCGCGGCCCTGGACAGCACCGGCTACGTGCGCCCGACCGCGCCCGTCATCCTGGCCCGGCGCGTGACCGCCGACACGTCATCGCTGGGGCAGATGCGCGACGCATTCGACGCGGCCACCCTGGAGCTGCGCGAGCCCGACGCCCCCGTGGTGAGCGAGGCAACCCGCGTGGTCAAGAACGCCATCCGCACCGGCCGCGCCATGATGGTCGGCGCCCGTGGCCGCATCGGGTTCTGACCGGTGACCCCCACGATTGGCCTGATCACGCCCGTCAAGGCGGCCGTGGGTGCGTGGCTGGCCAGCTTCCACGCGCAGGCCTACCCGGACACCCCGGCAAATGCCGAGTGGGTGGCGCGCGACCCTAAGCAGGCCTGCGCGTTCGCCCGCGGGCGCATGGTCGACTCGGTGGGCGACATGATCGCGTCCTACCAGAAGAACGCGAACAACACCCCGAAGGTGAGCACCGCGGCCGTGCTGCCCATCCTGCTTGCGGCCATCGCCGACGAGTACACCGAGACCCCGACCGACCAGGGCCGCATGGGTGGCGCGACGCAAGAGGTGATCTTCCCGTTCGACACGGCGAAGCGGATCTTCCACGTGAGGACCGTTCCGGCCGACTTCCGCATGCAGGTGGCGATTGCGGCCAGCGAACAGCCCTCGGTGCTGTCGCTGATCGGCCAGCTCGCGGCGTGGTCCGTCACGAACTACCGGGCGACCGCGATCTACCCGTTCGACTACCTGGGCGTCACCTTCCCCTGGCCGGTGCGCATCGTGCCGGGCGAGCGCATGAGCATCGCCACCCCGCTCGGGGAACAGATCGTCGTGATGACGATGGACTTCACGGTGCGCGTGGCCATGCCGATGATCTACACGCCGAAGGCCGGCGACGCCATCGACATCGCCACCCCGCCGGGCTTCGCGAGCATCCACAACGTGGAGGTCAAGCACAAGCTGATCGAGGCCCTGGGCCCGCCGACGAACGTGGACGCGGCCCTGTGGCGCATGTACCTGTCGCGCATCCATGAGTGGCCCCACGTGGTGCTACACCCCCTCTCCGACCAGACCCGCCCGCCATGGAATCAGTACCGCTTCAAGTGACCATCGCCGGCATGGGCAACGGCGCCACCGGCGCGACCACCCTGTTCGGCGAGTTCGACCCCGACACCGGCGTGCTGCTGATCGCAGAGGAACGCGCGGAGAAGCCCGGCCGGCCCATCGGGGTCGACGAGGACTCCATGGTGGCGACGAACATCGCCAATCTGCCCGAATATGACGTGCTGTTCGACGAGGACGACATGCGCGCGGCCATCGTCGCGTTCTTCAACCTGTACCAATCGGGCTTGGTGGTGCTGGAACAGTCGGTGCGCCACCTGAACCCGCAATCGAAGGTGGAACCGGACGGCGTGGACGAGCACGGCCGCAAGTACCGCGTCATGCCCGACATCACAAACGGCCAGACCGCCGCGATCGTCATGTGCTGGCTGACCGAGCGCGTGGTCAACAGCGGGCGGCAGGTGGAGGCCATGAAGGACGTGCCTGACCTGGGCATGATGACCGTGGGCCTGCCGCCCGAGTTCATTCGCGCCGCCCGGCTGGCCATGGGCGGGCAGGCGGCAAGCACGCTGCCTGTGTCCGACCCGGGCATGCTGTGGTTCGGGGACTGAGCCATGCCCGTGCCGTTCACGGCCACGGCCGCCTACATCCGCCGCGTGAGCATGTTCGCGCAGGGCCAGCCCGCATGGTCCGATCGCATCGTGTACGAAACGAAGCCCGACGAAGAATGGGACATGACCAAGGCCGCCGAGCGCGTGTACGGCAGCCGCGACGAGTGGCTGGCCATCATGGCCGCGGCAGGCCTTGACGGCATCGAACAGCCCTTGACCCCGCGCACCCTGGTCCTGCCCACGGCCGACCAGCTTCGCGCCATCAAGGCCGAGACCGGGTACTCGGTGGACGAGTGGGCCCGGACGCCTGAAGAGGCCGCGGCCCCTTTCCTGGGTTCTTAGGGCCCGCTACCATTCGCGCACTCCTCAGTGGTGCGAGCCACCCGCAAGGGTGAAGCCGCCAAGCCGCGGATGCGGGCCGACCGATAGGACAGGCTGCGCAAAGTGGTGTCGGCGCCGGGCGGCAACCGGCAACTTCATGTACTGGCGCCCGGCCGAGGGCGGAAATCCCGCGGCGCCAGATGAGCAGTCAGCCCGTGCGCGCAAGGCCGCCCCTGAGCGCGATGCGAGGCTGACAGACCCGGTGGAGAGCCGGGCGGCCGGGAGGATGACCGGCCATCCCACCGCGGGGCTGGGCCATAGGCTGGCCAGCAGCTTCCCAAGCTGCCCTAAGCTCGGTTCGATTCCGGCGCCCCGCTCCATGACCGGGAACCCCGCCCGGCGGGCCACCACCCGGCCCGAATACTGGCGCCATGCCCCCACCCATCTCCAAGAGCCGCACGGCCGCGCCGCGCATTGACTTCGCGCGCCTGTTCGGCAAGCGCGGGTTCGGCGCAGAGGTCAAGCGCGGGCGCGAGGCCGAGCAATCGAGCCGCGACCAAGGGGCCCGCGCCATCCTGGGCACCGACACCATCCGGGACAAGGATGTCGACGCGGCCAGCCTGCTGTTCACCACGCTCGGCGGCAAGCCCCGGCGCATCACGCTGGACGACCTGCGGCAGTTTGAGCACCTTGCCACCAAGCTCGGGAAGCAGTTCAAGGGCGGGATCACGGCCCGCGGCGTGATCGACCACTCGCTGCAGGTGGACCGCGACCGGGCGAACCGCGAGATCCGCACCGCGGTGGTGATGTCGGCGAAGGCCGGGCTGCTGCACTTCGTGACGAACGCGGGCCCCGACAGCGACGTGCACCGGCACCACGTGCATGTGAGCTTCCCGGCGTTCAGCGGGTACGCGGCCAGCGCGGCCGACCCCAAGCGCCTCGCCCGGCAGATGCTGAACGGCCCGCTGCAATTCGAGTGCGACTGCGGGCGCTTCCGGTTTTGGTACCGCTTCATCGCCACCAAGGGCAAGTTTGTGCACGGGCGCCTGGAAACGGGCTACCCGAAGATCCGCAACCCGAACTTGGTGGGCGTGTCCTGCAAGCACGGGCTTCGCGTCATGCAGGCCGTCCTGAACGACGCGAACGCCCTGGCGCAGGCCGCCAAGATGATCGCCAGCGCGCAGGCCGGCGCGGTGAAGGCTGACCACAAGCTGACGGCCGCAGAGGCCAAGGCGCAGGCCGAAGCGCAGGCCGCCAAGGCGCACCACCAGCGCCAACAGGTGGAGACCAGCACCCAGCGCGTCGACCGCATCTCCAAGACCCCGCAGGCCCGGGCGCGCGCCATCCTGAAGGCCGCCGAAGAGGCCAAGCGGCGCGCCGAGGAACATCGACGCAAGACCGGCGACACGGCCGAGAAGATGCTGCGGGACGCCCGGCGGCGCCTGGAGAACAAATTTCCGCCCCACGTGGTCGAGGCCATGCTGAAGGCCGCGGCGGACGCACTGAAGGACTGACCCCATGCTGACCAGCGTTGCCAACGGCATCCGCATCGCAAACCGCAACTTCGTGCTGCGCCACCCCAACGGCTTTGACGCCCTGGTGTTCCGCCGCACCGTCACCCGCACCTACGGCGCCGCGGCCGGCAGCATGGGCGGCATGCCCACGCTTGGCGGCATCGGCGTGCTGGACGCGGACGAAGAACCCGAAATCTCCTATGACCCCCTGGGCGATGCCCGGGTGGTGTTCACGGGCGTGCGCGAGCCCTCGGGCATGAGCGACACCCGCGACGTGTCCAACACCCCCATGGACATGCCGCGCGAGGTGCTGTTTGAACCCGTAGTTTCGGGGGCCATTGAACCCAAGGACGGCGACCTGCTGTGCATCCTGCCCGGCGCCGGCATCGTGTTCACCTACGAAGTCACCGACATCCTGGCGCAGATCCACATCCCGCCCTACGTCATGCGGCTGCAGGTTCAGGCGCAGGGGGATCAAGCGTTCTCGCCTCAGATCGCGGCCATGTTGGCGGCCCGGCCGACGGCACCGTAAGCGCCTACAAGGGGAGGGGGCCGCCCCTCGCGGGGAAAGCGGCGCCAACAAAAGCGTTGACGCCACGCGGCGTGTGCCCAACAATTGTGGGGCAACAAACACGAGCCGTGGAGCCCCCCCCCGATGAATACCCCCGCCAAGCGACGCAAGTCGGTTGACCTGTCGCCCATCCTGACCGCCATGGCAGCCGCAACCGCCGCGGCTGACCGGCCGGCGGCGCCGCCCGCCACCAAGCCCAAGGTGGGCGATGTCCTGATCCTGCGCAACCTGCGCAACGCGATTACCCCCCGTGGCGCCACCCACCGCGAAGTGACCGTAGTGCGGGCGGGCCCGAAGTGGCTGCACTTGGAGGGGCTGGAGGGCTTCACGCAACGCGTACCCACTCCTGAACTCGTGAGGGACGGGTACGCCCACGTGGACGAGCGGGGCTTCGGGCGGGTGTACGGCCTGACGGTGTACCGCTCGGTCGACATGCTGATCCGCCACCTGAGGGAACAGCACGCCCGGCGCGGGTTGATGGACATCCTGCACGCCCTGTCGGCAGATGCTGGGGTGTTCCGCGCCACCACCGAGGCCGAGATGCAGGCCGCGCTGTCGGACTTCCTGGCGGTGGCCTACAAGGGCACCTCCCACGAGGACCGCGCCAAGGCGGTGAACCTCATGGATGGCTTCGTGGAGCCGAAGGTGTCGGTGCGATGACCGGGCCCACCGATGCGGACATCCGCAGGATCTTCCTGGCCAACGGGTTCACCGTGAAGCCGGGCGAGTCGGACCTGAAGCCCTACGTGTACCGCGCCGCGCGTGAGCTGGCCCTGTTCGTCCTGGCCGCCAGTGCGCGCGCCGAAGCCAGCGAGCCGCTGGTGGTGGACGGCGGCACGCAGCGCCTGCCGCCCGACGTGGACGCGGCGCACACCGCATTCATCATGGACTGCCTTCCCGGCGCCACTGTGGCATGGCCGCCCCGCCCCGCATCCGCCACCACCTACCGCAGCGTGGTGGCCCCATGATCGGCCACGTTGCCTACGAGGTGCGCGCGGAGGATGGCACGGGCACCATCGTGTTCGCGCCCGGCGCACCGGCGGCCCGGGCGAAGGGCGCCGACGAGCTGGACTGCCACGTTTCGGACATCAACTACTGCCGGCGCCAGCCCTGGGCCGACCAGTACCGGGAGGCCCGGAAGGTGCCCGTGAGCGCCATGCTGGCGAACGGCTGGGGCTACGAGTGCGCGTACTGCGGCACGATGGTCTATCAAGACGGGTACGCGGACGGTGAAGACGATGGCCCGCCGGTGGCCGACGATGACCATGCGTACTGCAGCGCCGATCACCGAGGGAGGCGCTGGGCCGAACAGCGGGCCCGCGAGGCCCTGGTGAGCGCCGCGGTTGAAGCGTGCATGACGCGCTTCCACGGCATCGCCATCAAGGTGACCGAGGTGTACGTGCAGAACGCTGTCGAGCCCCGCGACCGGACGAGGCTTGAAGAGCGGCCCGAGGGGGCGGGGATGACCGCTACCTGCCGGTTCACCTTCCCTGGCCAAGAGGGCAGGGATGCGACATGGGAGCTGGGTGATTCGTCGGTGTACGTCGACCGCGACGACAGGGTTGCGTTCAGGTGCGCGATGGCCAGCGCCGGGTACGTGCTGAAGTCGGAGGCGTGATGGCTGTCTACGTCGACAACGCCCGCATCCCCTTCGGCCGCATGCTCATGTGCCACATGCTGGCCGACACCCCCGAAGAGCTGTTGGCCATGGCCGACCGCATCGGCGTGGCGCGCAAGTGGCTGCAGCACAAGGGCACCGAGCGCGAGCACTTCGATATCTGCCTGAGCAAGCGGGCGCAGGCCATTGAGGCTGGCGCGGTGCATATCGACAAGCGCCGCATGGTCGAAATCATCCACGCGAGGCGAGCGGCCATGCGGGCCGCCAGCGCCACCACCAAGGCCGAAGCATGACCACCACCAAGCGCGCCCCAGGCGCCTCTTTGTCATTGGATCGCGCCCACCTGAACAGCGAAGCGATGGCCGCCATCATCTCCCTGGCGGCGCACAAGGTGGCTGACCGCGACCTGTCGAAGATCCTGCGGGATGCCGGCAAGCACGGGCTGGCCCTGCGCGCTCGCGTCAACTACGTGATCGAGAGCGACCGGGCCGCTCTGGCCCTGCAGGCGGTGGCCGACGGCGAGGACTCGGCCACGATACAGGGCTTCCGGGTCGGCCGGTAGACCCCCCCTCATTCGTGGGGCGTGAAATTGCGGCCAAACGGTTGACGTGTGGCTTGTGGGCGCCTACAGTAATCCACATCGCAACACACACCGCACCGGAGCCCGCCATGACCGCCGCCGCCCCCGCCATGAACATCGCCACCATGGAATCCTGGCTGGCCAGCCTGCCCGCCGGCCAGCCGAGCCTGTACGTCGAGACCGGCCGCTACAAGCCCTGGAGCGAGGCCACCGTTCGCGCCGCGCAGCGCCGCGGCTACCTGTGCGATCGGCGCGGCACGGGCCTGTGGCTTGTGTACCCCAAGAGCGCGGAGGCGACCTGCAGTGTCCTGCGCGAGCTGCGCGAGTGCGCCTCCCGGATGGTGGACCCGGGCACCCGCTGCCCGACCCATCAATGCGACGAGCACTACCGGCGCATCTCCATCCTGACCGCCAAGGCGACCACCGGCAAGCTGCGCACCGCCCTGGGCGACACCCTGGCCGGCCAAGGCGCCCCGTGCGTCAAGTCGGAGCGCATCCTCGCGGCCGTGGCCGAGTACGAAGCCCGCCGCGGCGCCGCCGCCTAACCCCAGCACCACACCGGAGCCCGCCACCATGAACCGCCCTGAAGTCATCGAAGCCGCCAAGCTGGCCATCCTGGCCGCCGCCATCAAGAACCCGGCCATCACGCCCCTGGGCCTGATTGACGAAATGCAGCGCGCCGACATCAGCGGCTGGCTGCACCTGCCGACCATCGCCGAGTGCACGTTCGGCGAGTGGACCGCCGCCATGTCGGCCGCGTCCGAAGAGCTGGGCCGGCGCCAGCCCTGCCACGCCACCGAAGCCATCGCCAACGCCGATGCCCACCTGGGCAACGTCGGCTTGCCCACCTACACCGAGCTGCTGGCCGCGCTGCGCGCCGTGCACCCGTACATCAAGGGCAGCACCAGCTTCGAGGCCGCCGACAAGGCCGCCGCCGCCCTGCTTTGCAAGCACGACGCCCGGATGGTCGAGGCCGCCGCGCGCCACGGTTGAACCGCCACCACCTGACCGAGACACGACCATGATCTACAGCATCCCCGAAGGCCTGACGGCCATCCATTGCGAGCGCACCACGATCAACGAGGCCCGCGCCGCTGGCCTGCTGGACCCGGGCGACTTCGCCTGGGCGCCTGATACCGCAGTCGTGTACGCCTACGAGTTCGAGTTTCACGGCATCAAGGTGAACGGCGGATCTGTCGTCACGCAACTGGCCGACAGCGAAACGCTGAATCAATTCGCGCGGAGCGCCGCAAGCTGCCTGCACGCGGCATGCGACGCCCTGTGGTACGAGATGAACAGCCACAGCCCCGCCGACCCCGGATCGCGCCCGCTGTTCGCTTGATGGCCCGCAAGACCGCCCCCGCCGACCCGGCGCCCGCCGGCTGGCCGTTCCCGACGTGGAAGGGTCAGCCCCGCCCGAAGCCTCGCCGGGCGCCTCGCCCGCGCCGACACGAGGGCGAGCCCGCCCCCTTCTGACCCGCCAAGAGCGCAGCATGCCCCGCACCACCACACCCGCCGCCCGCCCGTTCGCGCCCGCCCTGCTGTACGTGATCCAGAACCCCGCCGGCACTTTCAGCTTCGTTGGTTCGGTGCCGACTGACCTGTTGGAGAAGGTGCCCGCCACCCGTTCCGACGTGATGGGCCTGCGGGCGTTCCGCGACGAAGCCGGCGACCTGTGTGCCTGGAAAGCCCCGACGTTCCCCACCCTCGGAGCCGCCCTGGTCTTCGCAGAGAGTCGCGGCGCCAAGGTGGCCCCCGCGGTGCTCAAGCTGTCCGACATCGCGAACGACCTGACCGCCTGCGGCAACGCCCTGGCCGAACTCATGGCCGAGCTGCGCACCAGCCTCCCGGCCCCTGGCAGCGCCATGCACGCCCGCATCGTCGAGGTTCAGGCCGCGATCGAGCACCACTACGAAGAACTGAACGCAGCCGGCATCAAGGTTGAGCTGCCCAAGAGCGCCCGGGCCGCGTCCCTGCTGGCCTGACCCACCACCACCACACCGAAGTACCGCCATGCCCGACAAGACCACCGACCACCCCACCGTGCCGAGCCATCAAGAGGCGTGCACCAGCCTGACGCACGCGATCCAACTGGTGGATGCCGCACGGTCCAACGTCGACCTGACCGTTCGCGAACAGCGCAACGTGGCGCTGCAGGCCGCCGATGCCGCGATCGCGGCCCTGGCCGGCATCCTGCTGCCCTACGGCGACGGCGGGCGCTGGCTGGCCCCTCCCGGGGCGGACCACCTGCGCGCCCTGGTGGTTGAACAGCGCAAGCTGCTGCTTTCCCTGGTGGCCGACCATCGCGACAAGGTGACCGCGCAAGGGCGGGCCGAGGCCGCCCAGCGCAAAGAGCACCGCGAGGCGATGGAGTACCTGACCCGGCTGGTGGGCCACATGGCCGGCGAGGCGCCGAAGAACGACACCGAGGCCCTTCTCGGCGCGATCCGGCTGCTGACCAGCTTGCGCGCCAAGCGCCCATCCCTGGCCGAGGCCTACGACATGATGGACGAGACCGCCAGCGTTGCCCACACGGCGGCCGGCTGAGGCCACTGCGTAGACCGCCGCGCGCTGGTCAGCACTCCGATTCCGTGACGCCAATCACGAACTCTTGAGGCGGCGCCGAATTGTTGGGGAACTTCCAATTCATCGGCGCGCGCCCTTCCAATATTGCTGCCTTGGTTATGGCCGCCTCTTCTGTTGCCCACGCAAGAGCTTCAGGCATCCGCCGAGCCCGGAATAATCGGCGCGTAAGGCCGGCATTGGCCTTAAATCGAAAGCACTCGGCAACGGCATCCGCCCCCACGTAATCGTCGGGTATCACAAAAGCGACAGGGCCGAGCGCAAGGGGCGCCGCCACCGTCCTGAAGGCCAGCATCATCATGGATTGATGATCGAGGCGCAGGGATGCTGTCGACCGAAGGTCAACCACTATGGACATCGGGGTGGCCGGTGTTTGTTTGTAGATCGTTCTAACCGCCGAACATAGAGACTTCGCTGTAACGTCGCCCGACGCGGACAACATGCCAACACCGTATCCGTAAGAAATTGCAAAGCTGGCTTGTCCTAATTTGAACCCACCGTAACGCATTTAACGAACCTTGTGAACTGTTGAGTATTTCACGCTCAACACGCTGCCTGCCACAATAGGCAGGAGAGAATATTCTGCCCGATTATCTTTTTTATTATTAGCCCCCCGCCCGCGGGGAATTGGCCCCCTCGGGTGCGAGGGCTCATGCGCCTGGATGGGCGCAGCGGGCCGGTAACACCCCCAGCCGGACCCTGGCGCGCGAGGAACACTGCTGCATGCCCAGCCCAGCCCATCACGACGACTTCGCGCGCCTGCAGGCCGCCGCCGCTGGCGTGGCCGAGCCGACCCCAGCGCAGGCCGCCGCGGGCAACTACCGCTTGGGCGCCACATCCTGGCGCGGCATGCCCATCCGCATCGAGACCCCGGCATTCAAGGTGCGCGAGGGGACGGACGAGCGCGGCAAGCCCTGGCGCTCGATCATGGCCGCCCACTACGGCTACTTCTTTGGCACCACCGGCGCCGACGGCGACGGGGTGGACGTGTTCGTGGGCGCCTCGCCGGAATCGCCCATCGCCTGGATCATCAACCAGACCCAGCGGGATGGCCGGTTCGATGAGCACAAGGTGATGGTGGGCTTCGACAGCGCCGACTCGGCCGTGCGGGCATACACCCATTCCTACGCGAAGGGCTGGGACCGGTTCGACCGGACGCCCGTTCGCATGACCTACGCGCAACTTCGCTGGTGGCTGAACTACGCGGACAAGAGCCGCCGCGCCAGCCTCATGCAACTTCCAGCCTCACTCAGGAAAGAAACGACCATGGACTCCACGCAAGACGACCGCCAGAACCTGCCGCTGGTGCTGTGGGACTCGGCCGGCAACCTCCTGGCCGGCCAGACCATGGAAGCCCTGATCTACCGGCTTCGCGCGCTGGACGGCACGAACGACCTGATCATGGACCCGCTCACCATGGCCGATGTCATGGAGGACGCGCAGGTGGTGACGCTGGACGCCCTGGTGAGCGAGGTGGGCAAGCTCAAGCCCAAGATGGAGCTGATCCTCAAGCTCATGCAGGCGGTGCAGACGCCCTCGGGCATCACGGCCACCAGCATGGAAATCTCCGAGCCGTTCCGCCGGTTCGGCGGCGTGCACGTGGCGGTGATCTTCGCCATGTCCGATGGCCAGACCATCAGCATCATGCTGCACAACCCGGACAGCACCCCGGCGAAGCTGACGCCCATGGACCTCATGGTGTCGTGGAAGTGGCTGCTGAACAAGCGCGACATCACGGCCGTGGTTGCCCCCGAGAACGGCAAAGACCTGTCGCCCCGGGAAGTCGCCACCCGCGTCATGCGCGTGGCCAGCGGCAACGCCAAGGCCTTCGCGCGCACTTCCGCCCTGGCGGCGAACCGCTCGGCCACCATCAAGGGGCTGCGCGAGGAACTGACCACCAAGCAGGCCGAGCTGGCCGACCTGAACGACCAGATCACCACCGAGCGCGTGGCCGCCGGTGAGCGCGCCGCGGCGCGTGAGGCCGAGGCCGCTGCTGCTGCTGCTGCCGCCGCTATCGAGCCCGCCCCCGAGGGCTGGGAGAACCGCGCCGGGAAGATGATCGCCAGCGAAGACCCGGCGGCCGGCGGCATCGTGGACTTCGAGACCAAGGCGGGCACGTGGTTCGTGGTGCCCAACGATGACGCGCTGGACTTCAAGCGCGACGGGTACGCGACCCGGGCCGATGCCCTGGCGGCCCTGGCCGCGGCGGTGGAGGCGAAGCGCGCGGCCGAGGTGCAGCCTGACCCGGCGCCCGCCGTTCCCGCCAAGTCGGTATCCACCTTCTTGGCGGCGCAAACCTACGTGGCCAACTTCATGGGCGGGCTGGCATCGGCCACTCTGGTGACCGTGAAGGACAGTGACACCGGCGAAATCATCGGGCGCAAGCTGGTCAGGAGCGAGGCCAAGGCGGCGATTACTGCCGCAACCAATGAGCTGTGGCGGCGAGCCGCCGATTCGGGGCGCGAGAACTACGGCAGCGTTGTCGTGCGCGCCAGCGCCTTGACGAACCTCGCTGCTGCGCAACTACTGCGGGAAGAGGGCTACACCGTCACCGACGAAATCCCGGCCGGGATGCTCCCCGACTGGCTCACCAAAGAAGCCGAGTACGACATCAAGATGAGTACCGGCGTGGTGATCAAGGGGTTCAAGTTCACCCGACTGGAGGACCGCGGCAGCACGGCGTCAAACCCTGACCTGTACGTCAACTTCGCGCACGACGCCAGCCGGACGCTGGTTGCCTACAGCCTGTCGGAAATCGACGCCAAGTGGGCGGATGGCACGATCAAGCTCTCTGGCGATTCGGCGGGTCAAGCCGTTCCCGACTCCCCCGAGGTGGCCCTGCTGCGCGACATCGCGGCCGGCAAGCACGATGCCGAGGGCTACCGGGCCATGTACTCGCGCATCAGCGCGGTGGTGCAGGCCCTGGGCGAGACCCTGACCGGGCCGGCTGCAGAGGCCGCCGATGCGGCCATCATGCACTGGGCTGACGTGGAAGAGGCCACCCCGCTGTGAGCCTGCCGCCCATCCTTGAGCGGCTGGGCTTGATGGCCAGCATCATCAGCGCACGCTCGGCGCTGGAATCCTCGCGCCCTGCCCCCGCGCGCGCGGTGCACCTTCGGCGCCTGATCGAAGCGAACCGCGAGCGCCTGACCGGACGCGCGGCCGACCCTGGCGCGATCGACATCCGCGACCCGGCCGGCAGCCTGCCCAAGCTGCGCGACAGCGTGGCCGCGCTGCAGGGGCAGCCGCCGGTTGAACGCATGGTGAACGCGGGCTACCTGAAGGCCATCATCGCCAACGCTGCGGAGACCGCAAGGGAGCTGGGCATCCCGGAGAACGTCGAGCTGTTCGGGCTGCTGGCCGATGCGAGCCGGCTGGCCGAGCGATCGGATGCCGTCGACCTGCAGGCGTGCGAGGACATGCTGAAGGCGCACAGCGGATGGGCCGCCGCCGCCGGTGAGCGGCTGAAGGCGCTTCGCACGGCGATCGAGGATGCGGGCCGGCAACTGAATGCCGAGGGGTGGAAGCGCCACGAAGACAAGACCGCGTTCGTTGACGCCGACAAACGGGTTGTCGACGCTGAGCGGGCGGCCGAGGCCTTCTATGTCGCGTCCGGGCTGAACTCCATGGCGCCGCTCGGTGCCACCTGGGAGGAAAGGTCAAAGCGCGATCGCGACTGGCACGAATACCGCCGGCTGAGGCAAGCGATCACGGACGCGCGTGAAGCGGCAGACGCCGAGTGGGAGGCAGCGAACCCGCCGCCAAGCGTTGACGCGACGCGTGAGCTGCGCGACGCGGCCATTGGCGCCGCCGCGGAGATCGCAAAGGAGGCGATCACCAAGACCATGGCCGCCTCGCCGGTGACACCGCGGCAGGCCGAAGAGTGGGCCGCGGCACAGACGATCGAGCGCGCCGCGATCAAGGCCCTGGAAAAGCAGGGGTACAGCGAGGCGGCACTGCGCCGGGACATCGCCGAGTTCTACCGCCTGACCGGCGGGCGCCTGCGGGGCGTGATCGTCGGCGCGCCGGTGAAGCGGGCGCATGCCGACAAGATCCATGGGCACAGCACCGGCATCATCCGGCCTGGGGCCCGCTTCGACAAGCGGGTGCTTTGGCACGAGCTGGCGCATCACCTTGAAGCCGACCCGCAGGCCCTGGCCGCGGCGCGCGGCTACCTGCTGCGGCGCCGCGAAGGACCGAAGATCCACCGGCTGAAGAACCTTGTCCCTGGCGCGCGCTACGGGCATCACGAGGTGGCCTGGAAGGACAAGTTCACCAACCCCTACGTCGGGAAGGTCTACGGCCTGGACCGCAGCGGCGCGAAGACCGTGCACTACCTGTCGACCACCGAGGTGTTCAGCATGGGCGTCGAGGCGTTCAACGACCCGAAGGTGCTGGCCGAGCGCATGGCGATCGACCCTGAGCACACGGCGCTGATGATGGGCTACCTGACCGGACAGAGGCCGGCCCTGTTCGGTGCGTTCCAGCAGACGCTGACCGCCCGGCAAGAGGGTGAGGCCGAAGCCGAGGATGCTGCGGAAGAGGATGCGGAAAAGGCCACCGCCGCGGCGGCGAAGCTGGTGCAGTGGCAGCCGGTTCCGCCTGAGATGCTTGATGCTGCGGCCGATGCGCTGTACGTCGGGAAACGATTCGGGTTCGACCATTGGTACGGCGCGACCACCGGCTATCAGGCGAAGCTGCTGGGGCGCTACGGCACGGTGATCGTGCACGAGTGCCGGAAGCTGAAGAACCCCCGCACTGGCCGGGCCGGCAAGGGCTATTCGCTGATCCGGGTGTCCATGGAGGCGTTCGGGCTGGCCGGGGAGCGCCTTGATCCGCCGCGGGCTTCGGTGAAGTGGGTGGGCATCTTCGACAGCGAGGCGATGGCCCGGGCCTATGCCGCGCTGTGGGACTACCAAGCGCCCGGCGCAAGCCCGCCAAGCGCGAAGCCTGAGGCGTTCCGAGGTGTGGCTGCCATTCTTCAGGCCAAGCAGGAAGCGGCATGACCACGATCACGACATTTACCCTGTTCGGTACGGTGGTGGCCACGTTCGGCGAGACCGGCGGGCCGGCTGTGTCGGGCCCCCCGGCCGCGGTTGCGCTGCTGGCCGAGCGCATGCTTCTAACCCCGGACCATCGCGGGATGATGGTGACGCTGGAATCGTGCGACCCGGCCAGCATGGAGCACATCACGGCCACCGCCGGGTTCGGCCTTGTGCCGGTAACGGACGACAGCGAGCCACCGGAAGTGGCGCCGAATGAGCCCCTTGAAGATGGCGAGTTTGATGCTGAGGCCGAGTGGTTCGGCATGGACCCCGACGAAGTTGACGCGCTGCAGGTGTGGGCGAACCTGGGCGATGAATTAGACGCCGAGAACGGCAACGGAGAACCCACGTGAGCACCGAGCAAGACCAGAACCTGACGGCCATCATGGATGGCGACCACCCGGGCCATCCGTTCCGTGGGAACCAGCACGTGAGCGCTGAAGAGCACTCCACCGTTGCGGGTCGCGCCAGCCGGGCAGCGAAGGCCGCCGAGCGCGCCGGCAACCCGAAGGCGCTGAAGAAGGCGCACAAGACCGCGTTTCACGCCCACATGGCCGCGCTGGCTGACGCCAAGGGCACGACCCGCAAGTATCACAAGGCCATGGCCAAGTTCCACGCCCAGCAGGGTGGCGTGCTGGATTCCGCTGCCCAAGTGGACGATGACGAGGCCGAGGATGACAGCGACGCCCTGGCCGAGAGCAAGGGCAAGGGCCCGGTGCCTGACGGCAAGGGCGAAGCCGGGGACGAAGGCAAGGGCGAGGGCAAGGACGGCGGCAGGGAGGGCCCTGGGGCCGATGGCGGCGCCGCGCACGAGGCTGGCGAGACCCCGGCCGACGAGGCCGCGGAAGGCGAAGAGGGCGAGGGCGGCGAGGCCAAGAGCAAGGACGCTCCGAAGGACGAGCCCAAGGCGAAGCCTATCGAGGATGACGGCGACGGAGACCCCCTGACGCAGAAGGGCAAGGGCCCGCTGCCCGACAAGGACGACGGCGAGGCCATGGACTCGGCCACCCTCATGGAGGTGCTTGACGGCGACTTCCCCGGCCACCCGTTCCGCGGGAACCAGCACGTCAAGGCCGCTGGCGCGAGCCGGCGCGCGGGTTCGATGTCCCGGCGCGCCCACAAGGTCAACGGCAAGGGCGGCGACAAGGCCCAGCACCGGGCCCACCAGCTCGCGGCCGACGCCCACCACAAGGCCGCTGGCAGCGCCAAGGGCAAGACCGCGAAGTTCCACAAGACCATGGCCCGCTTCCATGCGTCCCGTGCGAAGTGGCACGGCGACCGGTTGGGCGGCAAGGCCATGGACAGTGCGGCCGGCATGCCAGAGTGGCCGGCCGAGGTGGCGGCGTTCCTTGACCGGGCCGACCCGATCACGGTGAATGTGTTCCAAGCCGGCGACCGGGTGGTGAGTTCGGCCGACGGCAACGACTACGTGGTGGTGCGTCAGCACGGCTATCAGGTGACGGTCAAGGGCCGCCACCAGCCCATCCATGCGAACCACCTGAAGCTGGCCAGCGGGGCGAAGCCTGAACGCAAGGTGCTGGATGCCGTCGACCACGGCTGGCACTCGCGCACCATCGCCAAGTTCCGCGACTACAGCGAGGCCCAACTGCGCTTCGTCATCAAGGACGCGACCGAGGCGGCCGACATCGGCGAGAAGATGGGCAACCCGAAGGCGGGCCAGTACCGCGACGAGGTGCACTACGCGAGCATGGAGCTGCAGCGCCGCAAGAAGGGCGGGAAGCAGGGCGACCCCTACGATGAGCGCAAGGGCCCGATGGCGCCGACGAAGGGCGGCGCCCTGGACTCGGCGGCCGAGCTGCCCGGCCTGCGGGCCGCGCTGCGCGCCAAGGGCGGGGCCAACTTCATGGACCGGCTGGTGATCATGCGCAACATCATCGGCGCGCGGGAACTGCCGGGCACGAACGTGTCGATCCCCGAGGACATGCAGGCCACGCCCGATGCCATGGAGCTGATCGCGCTGGCCCTGTCGAGTGGCAGCGCCGACAACGCGGGCGCGACGGCCATCGAGCTGCACAAGGGCTTGCGCCAGCATGCCGGCGCGTTCGCTTCGATCGCATGGAGCACGGCGGACCCGGCGACGGTGCCGGCCATGGACTCGGCCGACTTGTTCGGCAGCCAGACCGCCGGGCACTACTTGGCGGGCCTGTGCACAGCCAAGGGCAAGCCGTTCGGCACGGTCTACGTGCATGCCGACGGCTCGGCCATGTTCCGGCCCGGTCGGGTCGGCGACGGCAGCGACGAATACTGGGGCCAGGACGGCCTGCGCGACAACGACGAAGAGGACGGCGGCGAGGACTGGCAAGCGTTCATCGGTTGGCGCGGGGACATCGCGGCCATGGCCAAAGACATCGCCGATCTGGCCGATGTCGTTCTCACCACCACCGAGCCCAGCGCGGACGATCGCCACCGCGCCATCAATGAAGCCCTGCAAGCCGAAGGCTGGACCATCGGCCGCGGCGACGTTGCCGAGCTTGATGACGAAGACGAGGGCGTGCTGATCCAGATCGAGGCCGAGTACACCGGGCCGCAAGATCCGATCGCGTTCATGATCCTCAAGACCAACGAACGCGGCGACAGGACCACCGCGCAGATGGTCGAGGACCGCGACATGGCCCCGGCCGACGTGGCGAACCTGCTGATCATGGAGGCGAACGCCCTGGAGCTGGCGCGCCGGCTGTCGGCGGCCGAAGCCAACGCCATCGCGAAGACCATCATCCAGCAGCTCGGCGGGTCGAAGTTCACCACGATGACCGGGGCCAAGAACTTCGTGAGCCTGAGCGACGGGAACGGCGGGGTGCAGTTCACCCTGCCGACCGGCTTCAGCCAGAAGGACGGCAAGAGCACCGGCATCAACAAGGTGATCATCCGGCTGAACGCGAGCGACACCTACGATGTCGAGTTCGGGGCCGCGCGCATGAGCCGGGCGAAGGGCCCGACCTACAAGGTAATCGCCAAGGCCGACGACATCTATGCCGACTCGCTGCAAGAGGTGTTCACCCGCTACACGGGCCTGGATACCAGCCTGGGCAGCATGGGCCGGCGCAATGAGCCGACGCGGGAAGAGGTGCTGGCCCAGCAGCAGGCCGACCGAGCCAAGCGCGAACGCGAGGCGACCGCCGAGGCCCTGGCGCGCCTGGGTGAACTCGGCTGGGCCAAGAGCAAGTACGCCGACATCAAGCCCACCAGCATGATGCGCGCCATCGTCGGGGTCGGGAAGCAAGGTGGCATGGTGGTCCCCGATGGTTCTCGGAACTTCTATGCCGAGGTGACTGACAGCGGCGAGCTGATCGCCAAGCTGGGCGATGACATCCTGGCGCGCGAGGCTGTCATCGGCGGCGCCGCTGCGGCCGACAAGGTGAACGCGGCCGTGGAAGCGCACGCGAACGAAGGGCGGGCGAAGAACGGGCTTCCGCCCATCGGGTCGGCTGAGCTGGCGGCGCCGGCCAAGGTTCTTGAGTCGTTCCCGGCCGGGAATGGCACGGTTTGGCGAGTGATCGAGTCCAGCGGTTATCACATCGCAAGCCTGTATGACGAAGGCGCCGGGGAGGTCGTGCCGGATACCGCCCGCCGTTGGGAGGTTGGGGGGCAAAGCCTCGCGGTGGCCACCGAGTACGCCCGGAGCATGGCCGCCAAGGCCCTGGCGGCAGACACGGCGCCGCCGGCCGCCGACCCCAAGGCCGAGCTGCTGGCCATGCTGCGGCAGGTGGCCGACGGCACGCACCCGAGGATCACCGAAACGGCGTTCATTGACGAGATCCTGGCGATCTTCGAGGGCAACCAAGACCCCGACGTTCAGGCGCTTCTGGACCCGGCCGCGAACGCAATCAGCGCGGCCATGCTCAAGGCGACTGAGCACCTGCGCTGATCCCGGGAACCCCGGCCGATTGGGGCCGGGGCAGGGGCAAGACTTCGGGCCGCGGTGGCCCATGGGTGGCGCGACCGCGCAGCCCAATGGACCCCGCGATGCCCGAATCCCTCAGTCAAGCCCTGCAAGCCGCGTACCTCATGCTGGACGCGGCCACCCTGTCGCCACTGGAGCGCATCCGCCTGTCGGGCCGCCTGGGCGGCATCGGCGCGAAGATCGCGGCCGGCGTGACGGGCATGGAGTCGCTGAAGCTGGCGCGCGAGCTGGCCGACATCCGCGACCGGCTGGGCGCCGCCGCTGCCCCGGCCCCGGCGCCCGCCACCGAGGGCCAGCGCATCCCGTTCGGCCTGCAGGCATCGGGCCTGCGCACGCGTGAGAAGCTGAACGCGGCTGCTGCCGCCATCATCGGCCGGGTGCGCGCCGAAGGCCTGACCCTGGCGGACCTGACCGACGAAGAGCGGGCCACCCTGGCGCAGTATTCGGGCCGCGGCGGCCTCACCGACAACAGCCAGTCGGAATACTACACACCGACCCCGGTGGCCGAGGGCTGCTGGGAACTGCTGAGCGCGAACGGCTTCAAGAACGGCAACGTGCTGGAACCCAGCACCGGCGCGGGCGTGTTCTCGGCCACCAAGCCGGCCGGCGTGCTCATCAGCGGCGCTGAGATTGACGACACGTCGGCGGCGGTGGCCCAACTGCTGCACCCCGAAGACCGCATCGCGAACTCGTCATTCGAGCGCTTCGCCCTGTCGACGCCCGATGGGTCTTTCGACGCGGTGAACGGCAACGTGCCCTTCGGCGTGCGCGGCGCGGAGAGCCACCACGACGAGAAGTGGAAGGACGAAACGCGCCTGGAGCGCTACTTCGTGCGCCGGGTGGTGGACAAGGTGCGCCCGGGCGGCCTCATCTGCCTGATCGTGCCGGTGGCGGTGATCGGCGCGCGGGACCGGCAGTGGGCCCGCTGGCGCGCCGAGCTGAGCCTGCACGCCGAGTTCCTGGGCGGCCACAAGCTGCCATCCAAGACCTTCGGCAAGCAGGGCACCGACGTGGTGACCGACATCATCGTGCTGCGGCGCCACACCGAGGCGGTGGCCAAGAAGATCGCCGACCTGAACGCGGACACCCTGCGCGCGGCGAACGTGCTGTGGGACGAGTTCATTGAGGGCCGGTACTTCCAAGGCGAGGGGAAGCGGTTCATTCACGGCACGTTCGTGCCGCGCGACCCGAACGCGGTGCGCTCCGAAGACCGGGTGATCGCTGACGACAACCTCACCGATGCCGCCCTGAAGGCCAAGCTGGCCGCGCCGTTCGACTCGCGGATCGACTACGCGATGCTGGAGGCCATGCCCGAGCCGGTGCACGTGTACGCCGAGGGCGACCGCCGGGTGATCAACGGGCAGGCCATGGAGCTGCGCGGCGGTAAGTGGGTGGTGTTCACGCCCACCGGGCCCGAAGACACCATGCTCGATTCAGCCAAGTTCGGCGTGGCCTCGCTGGCCGAGCTGGAACAGCGCCTGCGCACGTCGGAGGGCATGCTCGGTATCACGGCCGAGCAGGCCTATAGCTGCTGGAAGCGCTACCCGCACCTGTTCACCGGCGCCCAAGAGCAGGCCATCATCTTCGCGGCCAGCCAGCCGCAGGACAAGTTCCGCGAGGTGGCCTACCGCGGCGCGCTGCTGGGTGCGCTGATCAACCGGTTCAGCCGCGGCACCGACGCGACCGACCGCGATCGGATCATTCAACTGCTGACGGACGAGTACGCCCGGTTCGGCCACCCGACCACCATCAAGGGCATGGTGATCGACGGGGAGAAAGCCCAGCTCTTCGGCGTGTACCTGGGCGCAGTGACGCCCGACGGCAAGGTGACCGCCATCGTCACCGGCGACACCGTGGCGGCCGAAGGCTTCAAGGGTGACAACATCCTGTCGATCGTCACGCACCTGACGATGCGCTCCGACGATCAAGTGGGCGTGAGCGACATCAAGGCGCTGTATACCGGCCCGCTGAAGCTGGAGCAAGACCGCGACCTTGCGGAGGTGGAGGGCATCGCCATCACCCCGTCGGGCGGGATCGTGACCCTGACGGACTACTGCAGCGGCGACGCCTACGCGAAGGTGGCCGAGCTGCAGGGGTGCATTGAGGGGTCGCAGGACCAGCGGATGATCGAGCACTGGAAGGGGCTGATCAACGCGCTGATGTCGCGCGTGAAGCGATCGGACGTGCAGGCCATCAGCTTCGGCCTGCGCGACAACTGGGTGCCGCCAGCCTACAAGATCGAGTTTCTGCGCCTGCAGGGCTATGCGCTGAAGTTCATCGCCGAAGGCGCCGAGGCCGAGCCGGGCGACGAAGTGGGTGAGGGGTCGGCGGTGACGCGCGGCGCCTGGGCGCTGGCCGGTGCCGCCTGGGTCAAGCCCAGCGAATTCCAGCGACAGCTTGTGCACTACATGGGCGGCCTGAGCATCGGCCACAACATGCGCGACAACGCGCAGGCGCCCGCGGCCGAGCGCAAGGACGAGTACCAGCGCAAGGTCAACGACCTTGAAGAGCAGTTCAAGTTCTTCATGCGCTCGCACACGGATTCGAGCGATCTGGCGGCCACCTACGACATGACGTTCAATCGTCACATCCCGCGCGAGTACAGCACCGCCCCGCTGGGGCTGGTGCAGTGGGCCGCGGGGGTGGTGACGCACACCTATCAGAACGCGGGGGTGCGCCGCCTATCGGACGAAGGGAACGGCATCCTGGGCTATGACGTGGGCCTGGGCAAGACGTTCACCAGCCTCGCCTATAGCTCATACGACCGGCAGATGGGTCGATCGAAGAAGCACTGTTTCGTGGTGCCCAAGTCGGTGCTGGCCAACTGGTACAACGAATCGAAGAAGGCCCTGGGCAGCCACACCGGCGTGCTGTTCGTGGGTTTCGAGCCGAAGCGGAACAAGGCCGGCGGCATCGTTCAGGAAGCGGTGCTTGACGAGAACGGCAAGCCGAAGAAGAACGAGCACACCGGCGAGGTGGAGTATCAGGACGTGCTGGTGGAGGATTCCTCGGAAGAGGTGTTCGCCAAGATGCACACCATCCCTGCGATGCAGACCGGCATCGTGGTGATGACCTACGAGAAGTTCAAGGACATCCCCCTGAAGCCTCAGACCCTGGAGGCCTACGCGGACAAGTGGGTTGAGCGCTCGATGACCAGCGCGGCCAACGCGAAGCGGCTGAAGGGCGAAGAGAAGAAAAAGCCCGGCAAGAGCTACGCGGACGCCCAGCAAGAGGCCCGAATCGGCGCGCGGTTCGGTGGGCAGGCCGGCAAGGTCAAGCGCGAGCTGCCGTACTTTGAAGACATGGGCTTCGATCGGGTGATCGTGGACGAGGCCCACAACTTCCGTGCATCTTTCCAAGTGAAAGAGGGCATGGACAAGCTCGCGTACCTGCCGAACCCGCAAGAGTCGCAGCGCGCGCAGGACATGGCCATGAAGCTGTCCTACCTGCGCGAGGCGAACGGCGGCAAGGGCTCGATCCTGCTGACCGCGACCCCGGTGGCGAACAGCCCGATCGAGATTTACAACATGATGATGCACGTCGTCCCGCCGGAAGAGCTGGACGCGCTGGGCATCTACACCCCGGCAGACTTCGTGCGGTTCTTCGGGGTGATCGAGCAGGTGCAGAAGCTGACCGTTTCGGGCGCGATCGAGCCTCGGGACGGCCTGAAGGGCTTCCGCAACCTGAACATCCTGCGCGGCCTGTTCAACCGCTACGCGAACATGATGGGCGCGAAGGATGTCGACCCCGACGGCAACGTGCTGAAGCTGCCCGAGGCGCAAGAGGTCAAGTCGCAGGCCCACATGACGGCTGAGCAGCATCAGCTCTACGTCGAGCTGCGCGCCGAAGCCAAGAAGTCCGGCAACCCCAAGAGCGTCGCCAGCGGTGAGGCCCGGCCCATGTTCGCCGTGCTGCGCGACATGGACCGGGTGACCACTGACGTGGACCTGTACCGCAGGACCATGACGTTCCTGTTCAAGGCCGGGGACGCCGAGCGGCTGCGCTCGCTGATCGCGGACCTGCCGCCCGTCATCACCATCGAGCGCGTGGACGAAGAGACCGAGGAAAAGGTCAAGATCGACATCCCGCGCGCCGAAGGGTTCACCGAGAACGACGGCACGATCACCTACGTGGCGCCTGAGGAATACGAGTTCCAAGTCGTCACCCGGCTGAAGAAGTTCAGCATCGGCTACGTCACGCACCCGGTGACCCCGAAGTACGCCGAGCTGATCAAGAACCTGAAGGCCGAGCTGGCCACCGGCGGCAAGCAACTGGTCTTCACCGAAGAGAAGTCGCAGCATGGGAAGCTGGAGCGGCTGCTGCTGCAGGCCCTGCCCGAGGTGGAGGGGCGCATCGGGATCATCAACGCGGACACGGCCGGCGGCGAGAAGCTGCAACAGATCGTGGACGCGTACACCCGCGGCGACTTCAAGATCATCATCTGCAACAAGAAGGCCGAGGTGGGCGTGAACCTGCAGCGCGGGACCACCGCGGTGCACCACATGACCCTGCCCTGGACCCCGGCCAGCATTCAGCAGCGCAACGGGCGCGCGGTGCGGCAGGGCAACAAGGTGGGTGCCGTGCGCATCTACTACTACCAAGCCGCAGGCTCTTTCGACGAGTACCGGCACGACCTGCTGACCAAGAAAGCGAACTGGATCAACGCGCTGCTGGACAAGAGCAACACCGAGGACGAGCACGACAACGAAGACGCGGGCAACGATGCCGAGCATGCCGCGCTGCTGTCGGAGAACCGCGAAGAGTTCCTCGCCAAGATGGCGGCTGAGAAGGCCAAGCGCGACGCTGAGGCGCGCGAGCGGCGCGACCAGCAAGCCAAGATCCAGTTGATCCAACTGCAGAGCGCCGCGAACTTCCTGGCCACGTTCGACCAGCGCAAGGCGTCGGCAGTGGCTGAGGCCGAAGAGGACGCGAAGGCGGCCGAGCGCTCGCTTGAGCGGGCCCGCGGCCTGCCCGATGACGACCCGAAGAAGGCCGAGACCATCCTGCGGCGCGAGGCCAATCTGCGCTGGGCGCAGGGGCGCATCAAGCGGGTGGCCCAAGAGATGGACCAGAAGCGCGCGGACACCGAGGCGCGCAGCCGCCAGCTCACGGGCTCGCTGAAGGCGGCGGCCGACCGCGGCGACCTGCCGTTCTCGGCGGCTGTGGTGAACAACCCATCGCAGGCCCTGCTGTCCCTGACGAAGGTTCTGGCCTACCCGGGCGGCATCTACGAAGTCGAGAACCCGAACACCAGCACCGGGCGGGACATCCTGACCGTCACCAAGGTGGCCGGCGGGGCCTCCCGGGAAGTGACCGTCGAGTTCCTGTATCAGGCGTCCAACCGGCGCCGGTTCGACGGCGAGTTCGACTGGGACAAGCTGCTGGGCAAGACCGGGCGCGAGGTGGCCATGGATGCCGATGCGGTGGCTGACCTGCGCCTTGTGGCCAAGCCCATCCGCTACTCGGCGCTGGGTGCCATGGTGAGTCGGGAGAAGCTGGCCACGCTGTTGGAGCGGGTGCGCATCAGTGGCTATGCGCTCATGCGCGGGCCTGACGGCCGGCTGATGACCAGTAGCGAGCCGTCGGGCAAGGCGCTGGACATGATGGTCTACCCGAGCCTGACCGACGAGGCCACCCGCAAGGAGCTGGCGGATCTGTACGGGCAGAGCCTGGGCGGCAACCGGTCGAGCGTGGACTACGGCCGGGAAGACGTGATGCCGGCGTTCTTCGGCGAACAGTGGAAGGTGGCCATCGGGCAGTACCTGAAGCTGGCGCGCCAAGAGGATGCGATCGGCGCTGCCAAGGCGGCCGTGGCGGGCATCGTGCTTGAGGTCTACACCGACTCGGCGAAGGCGCGCGAGGTGTACGAACAGCTCCGGGCGGTGACCGACACGTATTCTGGCCGGAACCATCCGGCGCAGGTTCAGCTTCGCGCCGCAGCCGCGGAGGCGGGCTACGCGAACGCGGACGAGTTCATGGGCTGGGCGCTGAACTACCTGCGCGGGCTGCAGAGCACGGCGTTCAATGAGCGCACACGGCTGGCAACCGTCGAGGCTGAGGCGGCCAAGCGGCAGACCCAAGAGGCGGCCAGCAAGGCGGCCGAAGCGGCGAAGGGCGACGCCCGGTATCGCGAGCTGCTGCCCGACCAAGTGCAGCGCTTCGCGGCCCTGGGCATCAAGGCTCGGTACAACAACAACGAGGCCGCAGGCCCGGCGTTCCCCCCGTTCGCTGGCCTGATGATGCACGACACCCGCGGCTACGGCGGCGTGCTGCGCCGGGTGAAGGACATGATGAAGCCGCGCTTCAAGGCGCAGTGGGTGAAGGCTGCAGCCGTACCGTCCGGTTCGCAGTGGGCCGACAATTGGGGCGTGCCTTCGACCACCAGCGTGGATGACCTGCTGGCCTTTCTGGAGAATTGACCGTGGACAAGATCCTGATCTACTCGCAGGCCGAGCTTGCGGATGCCCTGTTCGTGGCCCTGGGCAACCGCAAGGCGGCCGAGTGGCGGGCCACGATGCTGAAGTCGGTGGCGACTGTCGTCAGGGGCCGGCCGGCCACCTACCGGACCTTCGGGCCCTGGTGGTGGCCACTGAAGGCCCAGCTCGTGGCCGCGGGCTACCTGCCGCCGACCGAGGTGGATGATGGGATGGTGGCGGCCATCACGACCGGCAACGCTGACCGCGACCTGATCGGCGCGGTGATGTACCACGGGTACAACGTGGACAACTTGCGCAACGGCGCGGTGTTCCAAGTCAACACGGTGACCGGCGACACGATCGACTACGTGCTGAACGACCCCGACTTCGAGGCCATCATCAGCGGCGGCGGCTGAGCGCTCACGCGTTCAGCAGTTGCATGGCCTCGTCGATCGACTTCGCGCGGCCCGACAGGACGGCCAGCGCGATGACTGCCGCGTCAGTGTCGGTGCGCAGTTGAAACCGCGCCCGGATCTTGGTGATGTCGGCCAGCGAGGCGGCCGACAGGTTGAAGGGCTTGCGCTTCCCGCCGGCTTCTAGCAGCGCCTGTTTGCTCTTGGCGGTGCGGATCTTCGGGGGCGTGGTGCCGGTGGTGACGGGGCGGGCCATGGCGGTGCGGGTGGTGGGGTTGCGGAAATTGTAGGCGCCCACAATGCGGACGGTAAAGGGGCGGGCGCACGGGGCGAGTGGGCCCCGCGCGCGGCCGTTGGGTCAGGCACCGAACCAGCGTTCGGCGCAAATCGGGCCGATGCCGCGCTCGATCGACTCGGGGTCGGTCAGTTCAAGGCCGCACATGCAGCATGCGCCGGTTTCCTTGCCCTGGGCGACGGCTTCGTCCAGCGGGTTCGCCAGCAGGGACAGCACGCGGGCCTGTTGTTCCTCGCTGCAGGCGGCCGACTTCATGAAGCGGCCACCCATGATCTTGCCCAAGTAGGCGCCATCCTGGCCGCTGCCCTGCTTGACGTACAGCGCCCCGGCGTTGGCGGACTGGGCGTTCGCCATCGTGATCGCCATCCCGGACAGCCGGATGCGCGGGTACTTCAGGCCCGAGTCCTTGGCGCGCCGGAAGGCGGCCACCAGCGCATCGGCTTCGACCTTCGGGGCCTCAGGCTTCGGTGCGCGGGGCAGGCCCGTGAAGCGCCGGCCACTGCAGGCGAAGCAGGTGCCGCCAATGGTGCCGGTGCGGGTGTAGAACAACCCGGTGCCCTCGCACTTGGCGCAGAGGGCGGGCCCGGTGGCGGTGACGGCGGCGGCGGTGGTGGCGGCGAGTCGCATGGGGTGGCTCCGTTGGGTGAGTGGCTGGATTGTGGGCGCCCACACAAAACGAGTCAAGAGGGTGGGCACTCTCGGCGTGCCCACCCATTCAGGGGGTCAGGCGCCGATTTTCCGGGTGGGCCACTGGTTGAAGAGGGTGCCCAGGGCGCTGCAGTTGACGATCTGCCGGGTCTTCCATGTCTCGGTGCGGCCGTCGGACAGGGTGACGCGGATCACGCTGTAGCCCCAGGTGCTGCCGGCCAGCCGCTCGGCGGCGGTGTGGGCGCCGACCTTGGCGTCGAGCTTCGCCGTGAAGGCATCAAAGTCGGCGGCGGTGGCGCTGACGGCGGATGACACGTAGCGCTCGCCCGCCTCGTCGGACCACACCAGCCGGGTGCCCTGCGTGGCCATGAATTGCATGAAGTGGCCGCGGCGGCCGATTGCCTGCGACCGCTCGGCGCGGCTGGCGCCACGGGCGGGCATCGGCGCGACCACATCAATGTCGCTGCCGGCGGCAAGGAATGCGCGCTTGGCGTGTTCGACGTGCTCGGTGGCCGACACCCGGGCCGCTTCCATGCTCGATTGCTTCAGCGGGGCGATGGCCAGGGCGATCGGGCTGGCGGTGCCGGCTTCGACTGCGGCGCGCACCTCGGCGACCTTGCGCTGGGCGGCGGCCCGCTTCGTTTCGGGCTTGACCACGGGGGTGGCCAGGATCTCGGCGCGCAGGGCAGCCAGCGGCTGGACCATGGCCACCAGCTCGGCGGCGGCGGGGGCGACGGCCACGGCGGCGGCGCCGTGCGCATCGCGCCACTGGTGCAGGCCGTGGGGGATGCCGAAGTACGCGGCATCGTGCGCTTCGTCGCGCTCCGCGGCCGGGGTCTCAAGCAGCGCGGCGCGGATGGCGTCGGCGACCGCCTCATAGGCCCGGCCGGCGCTGTCGGCCGCTTCCTTGCGGGCCGCGGCCGACCGGAACGGGCCAGCGGCCAGGGCGGCGCGGGCGGCGGCGACGTTGCGATCGTGGCGGGCTTTCTGGTTCGGGTGCATGTTGGCTCCGTTGGGTGGTGCGTTGCAGTGGTATTAATGTAAGCGCCCACATAAACCCGTGACACCCCCCGTTTGGGGGGGGTTCGGTAACCGCGCCCGGCGGCCCATTGGGGCGGCACCAGACTGCCGCGCATGGCATCCCCCCCGAAAAAGCGCGGCCAGAGCGGCCAGACCGAAGGCGTGCCGCCGAGCGAAGGCGCGGCGCTGCCCGTGGCCGTCCGGTCGTCAATCGCGCAGTGGCTGGCCCGCCTGGGTGGCGCGCGGTTGGTGGATGCCCGGTCTTCCGAGCGCGAAACCGATGACCGCGAGCGCGAGCGCAAGCGCCGCGACGGGGACGACTGGGAAGACTGGCTGACCGTCAACCAATCGACGGCCTCCCTGCTGGGGAGTGAGGCGAAGGCGCTGCGCAGCCGGATGCAGATTTACCAGACGTGGCAGGACATGGGGTATGACCCCGTGATCTGTACCGCGCTGCGGCTGCACACCACGTCGGCGCTGGGCGGCCACGAGACCCGCGGCGAGATGGTCTTCATCGAGCCGGCCGACTCGATCGCCGATGACCCCAACATGCAGGCGTTCGTGAAGGGCATCGCGGTTGACCTGCAGGCCATCCTGAACCGCATCGCGCCGCAGGTGTGCGTGACCGCGTGCCAGTACGGCGATTCCTACGGGCGGATCTACAGCCAACCCGGCTTCGGCGTGCAGGACGTGTACGTGGACGAGCTGGTCATGCCGGGCCTGATCCAGCCCTACGAGCGCGGCAACACCACCGTCGGCTTCGTCATCAGCACCGGCCAGCGCGTGGTCGAGAAGCTGAGCCTGTTGCAGATGGCCCGGATGCGCATGCCGCGCATGCTGTACATCCCGCAGGAACGCGTGACGTGGAAGGCGTGGAAGACCACGCTGAAGACCGACGACATCCGCGACCTGCCGGTGCTGCCGGCGCTGGCGGGCGGTTCGTTCTTGGACGGCGCAGAGACCGCGTGGAAGAAGTTCACGGCGGCATGGGCTGGCTTGACTGGCCAGCGGGTGCGTGACTCGATCAAGCAGACCATCGTCACCGTTCAGCAGAACGAGATGACGAAGAAACAGCGCGCGACGTTGAAGTCGGCGCTGGCCACCACGTTCGCGGCCATGAACGCCTACGTCACTGCCGTGGTGCAGGCCGGTGTGGTGCCCATGACCGAGCTGTTCCACTTCCTGCCGGTGTCGGGCGAGAAGCAGATGGTGACGCTGAACGAGCGTGCCAGCGCATCGGCGTCCGGGTCGTCCATGACGATCGACGACGTGATGATGAATGCCCGGTTCCTGGCTGGCGCGCTGGGCGTCGACCTGTCCATGCTGGGCTTCGGCGACCAGTTGTCGGGCGGCCTGGGTGACGGCGGGTTCTTCCGCCTGTCGGCGCACGCGGCCGAGCGCGCTCGCATGATCCGGGCCGCGTTCTCCGAGTTCGCGAACCACATCATCAAGGTTCACTGCATCCAGAAGCACGGCCTTGACTTCGGCGACCGGCTGCCTTGGCGCGTCGAGTACGCGGGCGGCATCAGCGCCTACGAGACCGAGCAAGCCCGCACCCGCGCCGACAAGATGAACGCGACTGCGCTCATGGTGCAGACGCTGGCGCAAATGAAAGACCTTGGTTTGGACGTTAAGGCCATGGTCAACATCATGACCAACATGATGGGGCTGGACAGAGACCAAGCTGACCTGCTGGCCAAGTCACTGGAGAAGGCCATCAAGGACGCAAAGGCGCAGCAGCAGGCCGAAGCGAGCATGGGTGGAGGCGGTGGTGGCTTCGGCGGCGGCGCGCCGGGCGGGCCGATGGGTATCGAGCCGTCCGAGAACGGGCCCGAGGAATGAGCATCCTGAACACGGTTCGCGCGCAGGTGGAGCGCCAGCTCCAACGCAAGGCGGCCGGGCTGGTCAACGATGCGATTCCGCAGGCCATCCCGCAGAACATCGCCGAGCCGCTGAGGAAAGCGGCGGGGGCGGTGTTCTCCGGCGACATGGCCGGCGCACAGCAGCAGTCGCGGATGGCCATGGCCGAGGCCGGCCGGGTGGCGCGCAACCTCGCGGCGCAGGCGGCCGGGCAGGCGCCCCTGGCCGCGGTGCGCGAGATGGGCCGCGGGTTGTCGGGCGGGCCTGAGGGGCCGGCGCGGCCGGTGTCGCCCGCCTCGCGTGGGGTTGTATCGGACTACCCGGGTTCGCTGCCCTTCGGCGGGCTGACGCAAGACCGGGCCATCCAACTCTTCAACGAGTCGGCCAACACCCCGCGGGCGCTGGCCAGCCTGTGGCACATCGCCATCACCGAACGGGTGTTCAGCCGTGCCGCGCCGCGGGGAATCTCGCGCATGCTGAACCTGCTGGCGATCGACTGCAACTTCGAGCCGATCACCCTCACAGGCGACAGCGTTGCCCTGGGCGCCGCGATGATCGACAACCTGACCGGCGTCGACCGGGTGCAGGTGTCGATCACCACCTATGACGACGACCGGGGCAGCATCACCCGGTGGTTCGACGGGAAGCGCGATCAAGCCGCGCGCATGGATGGCACGTTCGGCCTGCCGGCCGACTACCTCATCGGCCTGACCATCACGCAAATGGACGTGCTGGGGCAGAGCGACCCGTCCGAACGCGTGGTGCACCGGCTGCTGGTGCGGCCTGAGTCGCTGTCCAAAGACCTGAACCGGCGAACCCACGAGCTTGAAGAGATTCAGCTCCGCTTCGTCGAGTTCGATACCTGCATCAGGCCCTGACCATGCTCCAAAGCGACGCATCCGGCTTTCTGGTCGGAACGCCCATGGCCGGCGATGCCGTGGAGGGCCTGCTATCGGACATCAAGGGCGACACCGCGGCGATCCTGGCGGTGATGACCCGGGCCGGGCGCATGGCTTCGGCGGCCAGCCGCAGGACCGGGCCCGCGCGCGCCAGCGCTGCCGGCGGCGCCGAGCCCCGCGGCGTGGCCCATCCGCCGGTAACTGCGACCCCGAAGCGGGCGACCTACCTCGCGCAACCGCGGGACGAGCGCGGCCGGTTCGTTGCGGCCGGGGCAGCGGCCGGCGCGGCGCGGCGCGAGCGAGGCGGCGCCCCCCGGTCGGTGGCGCAGGCCCGCTCGCAGGCGGCGGCCGAGCCGCGCCCGATGCGGGTGGCGGCCCTGGCGGCGAAGACCGCGGCCGATGCGGCCACCGACACCGCGCGCACGCTGCGGGCCCAGCATGCGGCGGACGCGCGCGAGAAGCGCACGCGCGATGCCAAGGGGCGCTTCGGTTCAGGTGGCGCCAAAGACCCGGACGCGCCCGCGCCAACGGCCGCATCGCGCTGGCTGTCGGCGGCGCGCCAAGCCCTCGGGCGCGGCGCTGGTACGCTGGGCGGAGGCAACGGCGAGAGTGTCGACCCGGCCATCGCGGCGGCCGGCGAGGTGGCGACGGCCGTCAGGACCGGCATGGGCGTGGCCTCGCCCCTGCTGAAGGCGTTCAAGCGCAAGGACGAAGCGGACGCGGACGCACAGAAGACCGACGCGAAAGAAGAGCGGCGCCAGACCCGGCTGCTGACGCGCATCGCGGCCCTGCTGACGCGGCGTGGCGCGGCGGCCGGGGCGGTGGCGGGCGCGGCCGGGCTGCCCAGCCTGCCCGGGATGCCCGAGCCGCTGAAGAACGCGGCCACCACGGCTGTTGCCGCGGGCGCCGGGGCCACCCTGGCCGCAGCAGCCCGCGCCGCGGCGCGCGGGGCAGGCGCCCTGGCCAAGCGCCTGCCGCTGGTTGGGGTGGCGATCGAACTGGTGGATGCGGCAATCGAGAACTCCAAGCTCGATGACCGCAAAGACCTGAGCGAGGCTGACAAGTCGCGGGAACGCTCGGGCATCGTGGGCGGCGCTGGCGGTGCGCTGGCGGGCGCGGTGGGTGGCGCCAAGCTGGGCGCGCTGGCTGGCTCGGTGTTCGGCCCTGCCGGCACGGTGGCCGGCGGCGTGATCGGCGGCGCTGCAGGCGCTTTCGCGGGCAGCAAGGCCGGCAAAGAGCTGGGCCGGATGGTGCACAGCGGCCTGGGCTGGCTGAGCGCCAAAGAGGAAAGCGGCGGGCGCGGCGCGGGCACGGTGAGCACCGGCAAGGGCGACGCGGGCGGCGTGAGCTACGGCACGCACCAGCTTTCCAGCACCCGCGGCACGGTCGGGAAGTTCCTGCAGGCCAGCGGCTACGCGGACAAGTTCTCGGGCCTGACGCCCGGAACGCCCGAGTTCTCGGCGCGGTGGCGGCAGGTGGCCGCCTCAGATCCGGCGTTCGGCAAGGCCCAGCACGACTACATCACGACCACCCACTATCAGCCGCAGGTGGACAAGCTGAAGGCGGCCGGCCTGGACCTGACCGGCCGCGGCGCGGCGGTGCAAGAGGCGATCTACAGCACCTCGGTGCAGTACGGCCCACGGTCGGGCGTGATCAAGTCGGCGCTGGGCGACCCGGCGGCGGTGGCAGGCATGTCCGATGCCGACATCGTGGCCCGCATTCAGGACTACAAGGCGGCGAACAATGAGACCCTGATGCGCAACAACTCGCCCGAGGTGCGGGCGAGCGTGCTGCAACGCATCGGGCGCGAGCGGGCGCAGTTGATCGGCATGGCCAACACCCCGGCGATGCCCGCGGCGGTGGCGGCATCGGCCGCCATCCCGAAGCTGCAGCCCCCGCCGGCCCTGCCGCAACCGGTGGCGCCGACGGCCCCGGCGGTGGCGTCGATCCCGCCGGCATCGGCCGGCCCGGCCCTGACCACCCCGACGGCCCCGCAAGAGGTGGCCGACCGCGCCATCGCCCACATCGTCGGGGGCGGCATCGGCCACAACCTACTGGCCCGGTAACTCAGGCCGCCCGGCCGATGCCGGTAGGTGAGAGTACCGGCATCCAACAATCCACAGGAGCCCGGCATGCCCGTACACGGCCCCGAATACCACGAACGTCAATTCAACTTGGTGCAGGCCCTGGGCGATCCGCTGATCGCGGCCGACGCTGTGCTGGTGCCCAGTGGCTTTGAGGCGGTGCACTGCCTCATCAAGAACTTCGCGATGCCCGTCGTGTCGTCGGCCGGTGAAATCGAGCATGCGCTGCCGGCCGGCGGCATGGGCTACAAGCAGCAGCCGCTTCGGTGCAGCTTCACGTCGGCCGTCCAGATCAAGGAAACCAGCACCTTCGCGGCGCAGACTTTCATCCGCGACGTGATCAACGCGGGCGGGTACTTCGACGCCCGGATCTACGAGGGAACCTTGGAGAAGTACCTGCGCACCTACCGCCTGCGGAGCTGTTTCCTCACCCTGGAGCCCGCCGAACGCGACTGGGAGAACCGCGGCATGCTGCTGTACTACAGCGGCTCGATCTTCGGGCACTACTTCGGCGAAACCGAGCCCGGCAACACCGCATGACGCTGGCCGAACTCGCGCAGGCCTACCTGACCCGCAACGCGGACTCGGGTACGTTCCTGGCGCTGCCGCAGGCCAGCGCGTGCGCGATCGACGCGGCCCGGTACTTCAACGGCTGGGCCGACATCGAGTCGGAGCCGGGCATTGACTCGGCCGCCATCACTGCCGCCCTGGTGCTGAACGCGGACGAAGCGACCATCATCGAACCCCTGTTCCGCCTGCTGTGCGAAGAGCAAGAGGCCTTGATGGGGGAGAAGTCGCGCATGATGGGCGCCGACTGGTCCGGGCGCAGCAGCGCCGAGGTGGCGCAGGACATCGCGGTGGCGCGCGACAAGGTGGCGGTGCAGGCCTACCAAGAGCCTCCGTTCACGGTCGGGATCTGAGGGCCCGGCGATGATCGTCGCCCTGGAGGACGGCACGCCCCTGCGCGGCGACTTCGTGCTGCAGATGACCCAGCGGTTCGACCTGACGCCGATCCCGTCGACCCTTGAGGTGGTGATCCGCTCGGACTCTTCCGCGTCCGGGAAGCTGGGCGAAAACACCGTGCTGCGCGCCGGCCCGGGCCTTGATCGCTACCGGGTGATCAAGGCCCGCAAGGCGCAAGGCGCGGCGGCCCAGCACACCGGCGGCGCCGTGGACGTGGTGGAGTTGACCGCCATCCCCGAGCAGTTCGTTGGGCTGGCCAAGCCCCTGCCGCGCGCCGTGGTCAAGGTGGCCAAGGGCCTGGGCGAGGTCTACCGGTCGTGCGGCGCCACCTGCCGCGTTGGCGCCGACGTGCCGGTGCCGCGCTTCACGTGCTTGGCGGGCGACTACCCCACGCCCCACATCGCCCGCGTCATGCACGAAGAGGGGGTCGTCCCGGTGCTGGCCAGCGATGGGCGGCTGAGCTTCCGGCGCTATCGCGAGCTGTTCGACCCGCGGCCCGTGTCGCTGCTGACCGACGATGCAACGCAGGTGGTCGAGAGCGGGTTTCTGGAGCGCCACGAGGTGCCGACGGCCTACTCCCTGGATGCGTCCGGGAACATCATCACCGGCAACACCGATCACGCCCGCCGCAAGGTGTTCGTGCCGCGATCGAGCGCGCGGGTGCTGCAGGGCATGACCCGCTGCCTCATGGTGCGCAGGACCACGGCCGGCGCCTACGCGGGCGAGGTGCGGGCGGGCGACGTGGTGGAGGTCAGTGGCAGCAAGCACGTGGTCGTGACGGCCGCGCACCGGGTCGAGAACGGGAACTCAGGCATCGCCAGCCAGACCACCCGGCTTTGGCTCGGCCAACTGGAGGGCTGACATGCGCTGGACACCCGGCTTCGTGGTGAGCTATGACGCGCCCACGCGCACCGCACGGGTCAACTTCCCGGGCGCCGAGGGCGCCGAAGAGTTCCCCGTCGCCACGTTCTGCTACCCCATCGGCGACAAGTCGGAGCACACCGACATCCGCGTGCTGCCCGGCGACCGCGTGTGGCTGGACTTCATCGGCGATGACCCGCGCCACCCGATCATCCTGGGGTTCCGGCCCAAGGAAACGGACAACGCGATCGACGTGCGCCGGCTGCACCACAAGCGCATTGAACTGGTGGCCGACACCGACATGCTCTTGCAGGGCACCAGCGGGAACATGCTGATCAAGGCCGGATCGACCATCACCCTGCAGGCGCCGAACATCGTGCTGGACGGGGCGACGCGGGTAACCGGGCACCTGACCTACCAATCGGGCATCACGGGCACCGGGTCGGCCACCAGCAACGGCAAGGACGTGAGCGACGCCCACGCCCACAAGCTCGTGAAGGCCGGAACGGACACGTCGGGCACCGTGGTGTAGCGACTTCGGTAAGTGCGCCGAAGGCTCCTATTGCGCGGGCCGAGCATGGAGCCCATGCAAATCGGCATCGACTACAGCAGGCTCGGAACGGCCACCGCCATCGCCACCAAGGCACTGCGGCGCCGCCTGGAGGCCGCCAGCATCGGCGTGATCGACATCGCCAGCGACGGCAAGGTGCGCCGCTCGGCGAGCGTGTCCTACCGCGAGGTGGTGATCAACCTGCGCGACAACCAAACCGTCGCCCTACGCGTCACGCAGACGGGCGACGTGTTTCAGGTGCTGGTCAACGGCAAGGTGACGCCCATCTTCGCGCAGGGCAGCCCGACCGAGGCCATCAACGAGCTGGCGCTGATCTTGGACCGCACGCGGGCACAGCACCAGAAGCGCCTTGCGGCCCTGCAGGTGAAGCCCCCGCCATCCATCCGCACCGCGGCGCCGAAGCTGGAGGCCACCCTCCGGGAACAGATCGCCCAAGTGGATGCGCAGATTGCCGAGGCCCGCGAAGAGCTGGCGCAACTGCAGGCCGCGTAGTTCGGTAACCCACCAAAGACCCCCTGAAAAGCGGCCGGACTATTCGGCCCGCAGAGCAACCGGCGGGAGTGATCCGCCACCAAGGCCGGATGACGGCGAAGGAAATCGAGCGATGAAAGACCTGACCCCTGGCGAATCCCTCGCCATGCAGCAAACCCTGGATGGCGTCAGCGAGGCCGCCAAGGGTATCGGTGGCCGCTTCGGCGAGAACCACGAGGCCGCCGCCAGCGTGCTGAAGGGCATGCAAGTGCCCGACGCGCTGAAAGAGGCGCTGGGCAAGCTGGACGACAGCCTGCATGGTGAGCTGCTGGATGCGGTGGTGGCCGGCAACGCCGAGTACGCCGCGCTGCACGGCCGCCCGGCCGACGCATCGCTGACCATCGCGGCCCTGTCGCGCTTCGTCGCAGACCAGACCCCGCGCCGCGACCTGGGCATCGCGATGGACAGCATCGCCAGCGCGTCGAACCTGCACAGCGAGAACATCAGCCTGCAGCCGGCCGCCGCCATCCTGGCGGTGATGAACATGTTCAGCGAGGCCCACCCGCACGCTGCCTACCTGCCGACCGACGTGAAGTCGAACGAGGCCCGGCTGATGATCGCCGAGCACCTGATCGGCAGCGACTTCGGCGACTACGCGCAGGGCGACAGCCTGAACGGCGTGTACTCCGGCGGCGCCTACTTCGAGGGTGAGCGCTTCCTGAGCCTGGGCAAGGCCGGCGGTGCCAGCTACAGCGTGACCGTCACGGCCCGCATCGGGCAGGCGGCGAGCGCGAGCAACCCGGCCCTGCCGCTGCTGCGTGGCCGCACCACGGTGTGCGTCAACGGCCGCCCGCGCGCCGCTGAAGTGCGCCAGTCGAACGGCTCGGGCCCCAACACCATCGCGGGCTCGGTGACCCTGGCCGGCACCACCTACAGCATCACGGGTTCCAGCAACAGCGACACCGGCGACGTGACGTTCACGTTCAGCCCGGCGCTGCCCGCCGGCCACGAGGTGCACGTGATCGCGTACATCGACTACGAGCGTCAGCCCGAGCTGGCCCCGGCCATCGACTTCCGCGCCGAGGTCTACCAACTGTTCGCGCACGCCTCGCGTGGCCGCACCCTGCTGTCGTTCGACGCGCAGAGCCAGTTCAGCATGGAGGCTGGCCTGGATGCCGCGTCGCAGCAGCAGCTCGCGCTGCGCAACCAGTTCGCCGGTGAGCGCTTCTACCGCGCCCACCAGAAGCTGATGGCCATGGCCGTGGCGGCGCAGACCGACTGGGATTACGACTTCGCCACGCAGATCGCGCAGAAGGACTACGCGCAACTGTGGTTCGCGCTGGCCCCGATCCTGGCGCGCGAGTCGCAGCTCATGGTCGAGCGCAACAACGACCACGGGATCGACACCCTGTACATGACCGGCGAGCTGTCGGCCCTGTGCCGCGGCCTGCCGTCGACCATCTGGCAGTCGAGTGGCATCGTGAACCGCCCGGGCGTGTACCGCATGGGCCGCTTGTTCAACCTGTACGACGCCTACTACGTGCCGTCGGGCCATGGGCTGGTGGATGACCCGGTGGCCGGCACCAGTCAGATCCTGTGCGTGGGCCGCGGCTCCAGCGTGGTGCGCAATCCGCTGGTGATGGGTGACGCGGTTCCGACCATGCTGATCCCGATCGCGCAGCAGTCGGACCTGCGCCAGCGCTTCGCCATGTACGACCGTTCGTTCACCGAGATCAACCCGCACGCCCTGTCGCAAGAGGCGAGCGTGATCCTGAACGTGACCGGCATGAAGTAAGCCGGGCGGCCCGAGCATGAAGCGAGTCAACAGCTTGGGCCAGCTCGTCGCCTTGATGGCGGCGGCTGGCGCCAGTTTCCCGGTGACGGTGTTCCTTGAGAACCATGCGGCCCCGCGCCGCGTGATTCCCTGGATGCCGATCGAGTTGCCCGCCATCGGCGCGGACGGCATCCCGGTTCGCCGGGAAGTCGCACTCGGCAGCGAGGCGGAAGCCGGCCGGCTACTGAAGCTGTTGGCGCAGTACCGCACCCTCACCCCGGGCCTGCCCGAGGACTCCGGGGTGGTGATGCTGTTCGACGACGCATGCGAGGGCCAACCCCTGGCCAGTGATTCCGTGGGGGAAGGGGAAAGCGGGGGCGAGCAGGGCGGTGACGCGCTGCCCGAGGCGCCCCCGCCGGAACCTGCCGCCGCAAGCCAAGAGGCTGCGCCCGAGCCTGCCGCGATGCCCGCGCAGGATGACGGCGCCGCCGCGGCACTGGCCGCCGCTGCGGCCCTGGCCGCGGCCCCAATTCAGCAAGGCGCGACCGCTGTCGTGCCCCGCACCGCAAACCGCACCGGCCGCAAGCGCGGCGGGTGACAGACAAGGACCGCCATGCGCGCTTTCTCGCGGGCCCTGGGCGAACAGCCCGGCATCGAACTCGCCGCCCTGGATGACCGTTCGGGGCAACTGACCCTGGGCGACTGGGACCAGACCGCCGCGGTGATCGGCCGCTTCAACCGCGGCCGGATCGACGCGCCGTTCGTGGTCAACGCGTCGAACTTCGTGGACGCGCTGGGCAAGGCCTCGCCCGTCACCGCCACGTCGGTGCTGGTGGAGGCGCACTCCCATGTGTACGAAGCCCTGAGCAAGGGCGCGCGCCGCGTTCTGGTGGTTCGGCTGGCGCCTGCCGCTGCGGCCATCTCCTACGCGGCGGCCACCATCGGCGCCACCACCACGTTCGCGGCCAGCGCGACGGTGCCGGGCGGGACCACGTTCACCATCAAGCACCTGGGTTGCCACAACGACGGCATCCGGCTGGCGGTGCACGCCGACGAGGTTAAGGTCGGCGGCGTGGCGCAAACCACGGAAATCATCAAGGTGCGCCTGCAGGACTCGGACGGGAAGACCCTGTACGAAGTGCGCGGCAGCCTGACCGAGGGCGCGCAGGACGAATCCGGCCAGTCGATCTACCTGCCCGACGTGTCGGCCATGGTGGCCGGCGACATGATCGAGTGGACGATTCCGGCGGGCGGCTCGGTTGACCCGACGGATGACTGCTACGGCCGCGACGCGAACGGCCGCGAGAAGTGGGTGACCAGCGCCGTGCTGTCGTGCTTCAGTGAAGGCGGCACCACCTACGCAACCGCCGACTATGACCGGTGCGTCAACCTGCTGGTGAACGCGTCCGAGGACTTCGGCTACATCATGGGTGGCGGCACCCGCAACACCACGCTGCTACTGAAGCTGGCCGATGCGGCCTATGAAACGAACCGGCAATTCATCTTCGACGTGCCGGGCGAGTTCACCGCCACGCAGGCCATCGCGTTCGTCGATAGCCTGGGCTTCAATGTGGTCGGCCGCGACCACTACCCGCAGGCCTACTGGGCGCCGTTCAAGTCTTACGACCCGCTGACCGGCTCGGTGTGGGCCTGGGGCACCAGCGCGGCGCAGGTGGGCTACCGTTGCGCGAAGAACCGCAACGTCAACGCCTACGGCATGTCGCCCAAGCACGAGCCCATCGCTGGCGCGCGCGGGAACGTCGGGCGCCGCGACTACCGGCCGCTGCCCTCGGGCCGCTCGCTGACCGAGCAGGATCTGAGCGACCTCGCCGAGTCGCGCATCATCCCGGTGATCTTCCAGAACTACGCGTCGGGTTCGTTCTACGCGTTCTCGGACGCCATCACGCAGGCCGACAGCGCGACCAGCTACCGCAAGCTGGTTCCCGTGGCCGAGATGATCACGTGGCTGGACGAGGTGATCGTCCGCTACGGCCGCGAGATCCTGATGATGTCGCGCTCGGCCGGCGAGCGCCGCATGAAGGACTTCCTGCTGGACCTGTTCACCAAGGCGCAGGCGTCCGAATGGCTGGTGGACGACAGTGACATCGGCATCCCGGCCTTCGGCTTTGAAGTCGAAATCGACCCGCTGCGCCGGGCCTATGGCCTGAGGGTGAACTACTGGCTTCACTTCAACGGCCTGATCCGCCAGATCCGCGTGCGCCCGGTGATCGTGTAACCCGGCCAGACAGCCACCCCAACACCGAAGGAGAGAACCACCATGTTCAAGAAATTCGCCTCGCCGCTTGCGGCCAGCTTCGCCCTGTCGCTGGCCGCCTCGCGCAACGGCACCACCGTCGCCCTGGATGCCGCCGCCGAAGACCAGCGCATCGTGGACAGCGCTTCGTCGTTCAACGACTCGGACATCGCCGCCAGCGCCGCGGGCGTGGTGCAGCAGTGGACCGAGACCGGCGACCTGGGTGACGGCGAAGGCCTCGCCGATCGCCTGATCGCCATGCTGATCGGTGTCGCGAACGAGGACGCCGAGGGCGACCTGAGCGATGACGAGCAGGGTGTCGTGGCCGAGGCCGCCAATGCGGCCTGGGACTACATGGCCAGCAAGGGCGCCGTGGAAGAAGACCTGTCGGCGCTGTTCGGCGAGGACGCGGCCGAGGCCGATGCCGCCGCCGAGCGCATCCGCGACCTCATGGCCGGCAGCATCCCCGACGGGGAAGAGGCCGCCTATGACGACGTGAACAACTTCGCTTTCCGCGCCGTGCCCGTCATGGATGCGGTCTACAAGAAGCGCAAGGTGGTGCGCAACGGCCGCATCGCCATGGTGCTGAAGCGCGTGGCCGGGAAGGTGCAGCGCTCGGCCGCGCAGAAGATGGCCATCCGCAAGGCCCGGATGAAGTCGCACGGCTCGGCGGCCCGCATGCACCGCGCCAAGAGCATGCGCGTGCGCAAGGCCCGCGGCCTGTAATCCGGGTGGGTGGGTGGCGCGCATCCTGAAATCGGAGTGGGGCGAGCTTAGCCCAGCCCTACTCGCGAGCATCTTCCCGTGCGATCGGGATGGCACGCAACTGGCCGGCGCCGATGTCGTGGTGTCGCCACCCACCGAGGCCAGCATTGAGCTGTCGGCCAACTGGCACTCGCCATTCGAGAACATGGGGCCTGAGTCCAAGGCCCCGGCGCTCATGGCCATGCTTCAGACCGGCATGCTCACGAACGCGTTCATGGCCCTCACGGGCGCGAGCGCGGCGCTGCTGGGCAGCGACAAGGTGGCCGGGAACTATGCGGGCGTGCGCGATGCCCTCACCCGGGGCGCCGACTGGGTAGACCAGCAGTTCTCGGACGCGGCCGAGGACGTGTTCGGCATGACCGGCATGACGAAGCTGAACGCGACGCAGGTCTACACCGGCTCGGCGCCCGTGAAAATCTCGCTGAGCCTGCTGTTCCGTGCGTTCCGCAACACGCAGGCCGAGGTGCAAGACCCGATCGACGCGCTGGCGTCCTGGCAGTTGCCCCTGAACTTGTCGGTGGAAGGCTCGATCACCGGCGCCATCCGCGGGCTGTCAACCGGGCAGGGCCTGTTGAAGTCGGTCTTCCCGTCGCGCGCGCCGCGCTTCGTCGGCCTCCGGTTCGCGGGCTACCTGTTCTCGCCCCTGGTGATCGAGAGCCTGTCAATGCCGCTCACCGGGCCGATGACGCGCGATGCCGGCGCGCTGCAGCGCCAAGTGCAACTGTCGCTTGCCAGCACCACCGCACTCGACGCTGACGACTGGCGCCGGGCCCGCAACGGCCAGCCGGTGCGCATGTACGAAACCCGCAAGCGATGATCCATTTCCCACGGCTGCTGACCCTGCGCCTGGACGTTCAACTGCGCGAGCTGACCATCGCGCAGGCCGTCCAACTGGCCGCCCTCCCGCCATCGCGCCACGAGCTGGCCACCACCGCGATGCTGCGCATGGTGATCGAAGAGGCCCGCGGCCTGCGCACCGACCCGCAGGCGTGGACGGTGCAAGAGCGCACCCTCGTGAAGTCGCACTTCCTATCGTGCATGAATGCTTCCGGTGGCGAGCTGCAACTCGGCACGCTGAAGCTGTCGGACCTGATCATGCCCGACGTGGACACGGCGCCCGACTCGATCGAACTCGGGGAAGTCTGCGGCAGTCGCTGGGTGCTGCGGCAGGTGAACGGCGCCGAGGCCGAGGCCATCGAGACCATGTGCCGCACCCGGTTCGATTGGATCGCGGCCGACATGGCGGCGCGCCTGCGCGTGGTGGGCGACCCCGGCGACGATGCGGCGCCCGATGCCCTGGCCGAGCCCGCGCGCTACCTCGAATGGCTGGCCGAGCGCGTGGCCACGTTCAAGGCCATGCCGCAGAGCGACTTCGCCGCGCTGGTCCTGGCCTATGACGACGGGCTGCTAGACCTTGAGCACCTGTTCAGCCTGTCGCTGGACGATGCGGGCTACGTGGTCCTACCCGTGAAAGGGGGTGACGCGTCAGGCGCGTCGGCCCGGTTTCCAGTGGATTCCGCAATCTGCGACCTCGCGCACGCGCTGGGCGCGCGACCTGCTTGAACAAGCGAGCTTGATGGCCTCGCTGGGCGTGGCCAGCCTCCCCGAGGCCCTGGCCATGCCCATCAGCGTTTCGTCGGCGTTCTTCGACTCCGAGGCATTCAAGCGGATGGTCGGGCGCGACGAAGCCCGCGACAAGGCCGTGCTGGCGGCCCTCGCCCGCATCGACAACGTGGTGCGCGCAGTCGGCTCCCTCGGGAAGGCGGTATCCGCCCTGGCATCGTCGCGATAACCATCTAGGCCGCCGGGGCCGGTAAGCCTTTGCGCCGACGCCCGCGAGCGCCCGAAGAATCGGGGCCCATCAGGCTCGAAACCGGGGAAACGAGGCGCCATGTCGACCATTGTGATTAAGAAGAACTGCCGCGAGTTCGGCGCCGACTTTCGGCAGGGCCAGCGCACCTCGCTGGAGTCGCCGGTTCACGATGCGTGCATGGTGATGTCTCGGCTCGCCGAGTATGTTGCGGCGGGCACTGTCCCGGTCCTGCCTTTGGCTGGCGTTATCCCGATCACCTCGGTCCAGTTTGCCGACCCGGTGGGGTTCGGCCTGAATGACCATCCAGACAGACTCTACGATTACCAAGGCGTTCGCTGGTACTGGAACGGCTCCGACCTTCGGCCGTACAGCCCAACGTCAATGGTGATCCTGGGCGCCCCTGAGGCTGGCGCGACCAGAATCTGCCGCATTTACGGGGGGCGGGCATCCGGCTTCCAGTGGCTGCGCGACGGTGCCCCCATCGCTGGGGCGACGCATGTCAGCCCCGACGGGACATCCAGCGAATATGTCATGACCGCAGAGGACGCCTTGCTCGGCGTCACCATTTCCTGTGCCGCGACCGGCTTCTCCCCGGTTGTCTCTGGAGGGGTTGCAGTCGGGGTTCCGCCAAAGACTGAGGCGCCGGTCTTTCTGGCTGATCCGGTCGTCGGTGTTCCGCTGTCTTTCCAGCTCGGGGTGGCCACCGGAATGCCGCCTCCTGACGTTGCCGTCTATGCCAGACTGCAAGGTGACCCGATCCCGCTTGACTTTTCTCCGGGCGCATTCGACTTCGGCAAGACCGTGACCGTTACGGTCGTGGCATCCAACAGCCTCGGCATCGACCAATCATCGGCTTCGGCGGTTGTTCTGCGGTCGGCGGCCCCGCCGCCCCCGCCGCCCCCGCCCCCGCCGCCGCCGCCGCCCCCACCACCCCCGCCGCCGCCGCCGCCGCCGCCGCCGCCGCCGCCGCCGCCCCCGCCGCCGCCGCCGCCGCCGCCGCCGCCCCCGCCGCCACTGGACACCCGTGCGCGCTACGGCACCGGCCCGGCTGACGCCTACCTGCCCGGCAACGCCGATGCACTCTTTGCCGCCATGGCGATCGTGCCCGGCAGCGCGAACGGCAGCCGGGTCGGCGGCCCGTTCAGCATCCCGTTCGTGAACGCGGCCACCTACGGCTGGGTTGCCGTGGAGGCTGGCGCCGCTGCGACCGGCGTCACCTTTACCGAGGCGCTCGGCACCGGCGGCTGGGATGGCGCCGGCCTTCCGGCCGAGAACGGCGGCTACTCGGGGCCCGTGTCCACTGTGTCGGTCCCCTACTCGTCGCCCGATGGGGCGTCGTGGCTGCTGTTCCGCATGGATTACCCGTCTGCCTGGACGGGGGCCATTTCCTGATAGCTCCGGCCGGGATCGACCCGGCCGGCCTGCCTTAGACCAGAAGGGGTGGCCGCGGTGCCCAATCTTTCAAGCCCACTATCCACGGTCGTCACGACGATGCCGATCGTCCGATCGGACCAGCGGCATCGCCTCGTCGGCACGGTCATCGTCTTCGATTCCCTCGCTGCGCTCAATGCGGCGGTGGCCGTGGAGCGCGCCAACATTGCGGCCGGCGGCTCGGCCTTCTGGCCCGAGGGGCAGCCGCTGATCGTGGCGCCCGAGGCCAGCCTCGGCCTGCGCCGGACGTGGACGCGTACTGGGGGCGGTAGCGCGCGGTCTTTCGTGATCCGCCCCGGGCTCACGGTTCAGCTTGGCGCGGACGCCAGCGCCGTTCTCGGCGCACCGTCGGGCGGCGCCGACGGTGACTTGGCCGTGGACTTCGCTGCCAACGCTTTTTACATCCGAGTCTCGGGGGCGTGGTCGGCGCCGCAAGCCATCTACCCGACGGGCTCCGGCTCGCTGCCCTACGTGGAAGCAACGCTGACGGCTCAGGCTCCATCGGCTCTTGCGGCTGTGGTGGCCACCGGCGCCGCGGCGCGGCTCATGCTGCGCGTCACCCACCCTGGCGGCGTGGCGATCGCCGATGTCCTGGCGACGGCGGACGCCTCCGGGCTGGCCGTGGCTGTCACCTCATCTAGCGCGCTGGATGGGGTGATTGACTTCGTTTCATCTCCGGTAAGCGGCGGGCACCAGCTATCGGTGCAGGGTGCACTATTCCCTGCCGCCATCAAGGCGCTGCGCATCGACCTCTGAACCGAACACGCCACGAAAGGCTGAAGTAACACCATGGCAACCAAAACCAACTTCGTCGCTGTCACCGGCCTTGATGCCGGCTCGCTGCCCCTGAAGAACGTCGGCGCTCCCGTCGCGGCCACCGATGCCGCAACCCGGGGCTTTGCGTCCGACGCGGCCAACCTGACCGCCGGCACCATGCCGGCGGCGCGGCTGCCCGCGCTCACTGGCGGCGACGTGACCAGCCCGGCCGGCAGCGCCGTGCTGACGCTCGCCAACAGCGGCGTCACTGCCGGCACCTACAACAACAGCGCCACGCAGAACATCCCGCTGGTGGTCGACGCCAAGGGTCGTGTGACCGGCATCGGCGCCGCGGTGACGATCACCCCGGCCTGGGCGAGCATCACGAGCAAGCCCACCACACTGACCGGCTTCGGTATCACCGATGCCGTGTCTTCCGCGTCGCTCGGCATCGCGGGCGGCGTCGCCACCCTGGACGGGACCGGCAAGGTGGCCGCCGCGCAGCTTCCGGCGTCGGTGACCGGCGGCATGTCCTATCAGGGCACGTGGAACGCGACCACCAACACCCCCACCATCCCTGCCGCGGGCACCGGGAACAAGGGCTGGTACTACAAGGTGGCGACTGCCGGCGGCACCGCGATCGACGGCGAAACCGACTGGAAGGTCGGCGACTGGATCGTGTCAAACGGCACGTCGTGGGACAAGATCGACAACACCGACTCGGTGTCGACGGTCAACGGTCAGACCGGCGCGGTGGTCATCAGCACCATCACCGGCAACGCGGGTACGGCCTCGGCCCTGCAAACCGCCCGCTCGATCGCGCTGGGTGGCGATGCGACCGGCAGCGCCTCTTTCGACGGCAGCGCCAACATCACCATCTCGGCCACGCTGGCGAACAGCGGCGTGACCGCGGGAACCTATGCGGCCAGCGCGACGCAGAATGTTCCGTTCACGGTCGACGCCAAGGGCCGCGTCACCGCTTTCGGCGCCCCGGTGACCATCACGCCCGACTGGGCGAACATCACGGGCAAGCCCACCACGCTGGCGGGTTATTCCATCAGCGACGCCCAGCCGCTCGATGCTGACCTGACCGCCATCGCGGCCCTGGCTGGCGCCACCGGCCTGCTGCGCAAGACTGCGCTGAACACGTGGTCCCTGGATACCGCGGCCTACCTGACGGGCAACCAGTCGATCACCGTCAGCGGCGACGCGACCGGCTCCGGCACGACCGCGATCGCGCTGACCCTGGCCAACAGCGGCGTCACTGCCGGCACCTACAACAACAGCGCCACGCAGAACATCCCGCTGGTGGTCGACGCCAAGGGTCGTGTGACCGGCATCGGCGCCGCGGTGACGATCACCCCGGCCTGGGGGAGCGTCACCGGCAAGCCCACCACCGTGAGCGGCTTCGGCATCACCGATGCGCTGACCACGGCCGACAACGCTCAGATCCGCCTGCAGAACGCGGACAGCACGTCGGGCGCGCTCACCACGTCGACCACGGCGGCGAATCAGGTGGCCCTGAGCCTCCCCGCCGCCACCTACCGTGTCGTGGAGTACCTCATTTCCGTCACCTCGGGTTCGTCGCACCAAGCGCACAAGGTGCTGTGTGTCCACAACGGCACGACCGTGACGATGACCGAGTACGGCACTGTGACGACCGGCGCCATCCTGGCCACGTTCGACGTGGACATCAGCGCCGGCAACCTGCGCCTGCTGGTGACCCCGGTCAACGCGGTGACGACCATCAAGGTGATGGCTGACGGCATCGACGTTTGATTGGGCTGGGCCGGCTAAGCGGCCGGCTAGCGCCACCCACTCGGCCGAGGCTGGTGCCTGCCGAGTGGGTGGCCCCTCCCCAACATAGAAAGATGGAACAACAGGATGGCCGTCAAGCGCCCACTGCAGTCCCGAAGCGGCCTTGATGGCGCCGGGCAGGTCATTACCTCGGTCGCGGACCCCACCGCGGCAAGCGATGCGGCTACCCGCGGGTGGGCGTTGGCGAACTTCGTGGCTGCGGCTGACACGTACTGGATGCCGCCCCCGACAGGCGTGGCCGCCACCGACCAGACAGCCCTGAATGCAGCGTTTGCGTCCGGCAAGCGGACCATCGTTTTCGCCTATGCGGGCACCTACGAGAAGAACACTCCGATCGCGTGGCCAACCGGGGTCGCACTGCTTGGGATGCTCCCCAAAGGGGCAATCACCATCCGAGAGAGTGCGGCATCCACCCAAAACTGGATGTTTACTTGCGTCACCGATGCCGCGGGAATCGGCGCCAGCTTCATCACCTTTGACGCCAACAAGTCCAACCGCTCCGGGCAATACTGCGGCCTATTCGACTTCTATGCCCGCGCCAAGAATACCCAGTGGGATTCATGCCAGTTCAATAACACCGGCGAGTCCGGCATCACGCTTGCCAACAGCGAGAATCACAAATTCCTGCAGTGCGACTGGTTAAATTCGCAAGGCGTGAATGTGGTGATTTCTGGTGTTTCTGGCGCCATATTCGATGGCTGCACGTTCTACAACTACAACTCACTGGCCGGCGGCATCGAATACCCGTCGATCAGCATACAGTTGTTTACCGGGACGAACAGGCGATGCGTCGGCCTGAATTTCTCGAATTGCAGGTGGACCAATGTTTCATCGACTCACTTCGCTGTGGAGTCGGTGCTGGATATTGGTGGGCGCGTCTTCCATGAGGCAAAGTTCATCGGCAACGAGTTTTACGGGAACTATATCGGCGGCATCGGGATTAGCGGCACCTTTGGGCGATCCATCATCAGTGGAAACCAGTTCTTTGAGGGGATGCAGAACAACCACGGGGGGCTTGAGATTGCCGGCGATTACAACGTCGTATCGGGCAACTATTTCCAGGCTAACTCTGCAAGCACGACCTTGAGCCTTGGCGCCGTCGTGGCGATCACGAAACATCATTACAGCGGCGTTTGCAAAGGGAATCAGGTCTTTGGAAATGCGATCGAAATAACTCAGTCGGTCACAAACAACAACGGCAAGTATTCCGGCATTGCGCTGTACGATCAGGAGGGCGTGCTTGTCGCAGGCAATACGGTAACCATCAGTGTCGGCCCTTCGATTACCAATCGCATGGAGTCTGGCATATACGTTGGCACATTCGGCTCTTCTGGCGCAATTATTGGTGCCAAGGTTTGCAACAACATCGTCGTCAGCAACAACAATACCGACGGGTCTGGCATTCGTGTTCTCACGGCCGCAGGGACGGGTGCGTCTGCTGGAAGCAATTACGGCACCGACATCGAGATTTACGATAATCAAACTCGCGGCATGTATTCAGGCATCACGTTGCCGTCGACCGCAAACGACACCCATTGCGCGGTTTTCAATAACAAAATCCGCGGCACGACTTTGGTGATCAATGGCACCATGACGGGCACCGGTTGCGTGGTTTCGTCAACCTACCCGTACTAAGCCTGGGGGCATCCATGTTAAGGGTCTGTGTGCACTTCACCCTCAACGCCATCGGTGTGACGCTTTGGCTTCTGTCTATGGCGCTCATGTGGGGCGTGCTGCGCCTGTCCATAATCGGGCGCTGGATCTGGCCAGAGGCCGATCATGGCAACTGTTGGACTTACGCGCTGCCGCGCTGGCATCGCGAGGGCGGATACCTCGCGGTCTGTATCACGCCCCTGCGGTGGCGGGGCGTTCAGCTCAGGGTTCCGCACGCGATATGGGTTCCGGGTTCTCTGCTGGACGTTCCTTTGCATCAGACTTTGCCGGTCAAGAAACAAAGCGGGCTTCTGGCCTCGTGGTTTGGCCTGAAAACCATCTACTTCAAGTATTCGGTGATCCGCTTCGAGCGGCAGGCGTGGCGCTGGCGGGGCTCGGCCGCTGACCCCGGCTTCCTACATCGGCTGGTGCGGCGGATGCTGTCCGGCGATGTCATTGACCGGCTGTGGATGGTGGCCCTGCTGGTTGCCTGCGGGCTACTTGTGTGCGCGGCGGTGGCCTCGGTTTTCATCTCTCTGGCCGGCCCGTTGGACGATCCTGCGGGGTGGTTGCGCAGGTTCACAGCCATGCCGTTCAGTGGCGGCAGGTAACGTGGCGCTTACACGTGCTCGCCGTGCCTGACCATCCGCGCACCATGGCACCACCCACACAAGACTTGACGCTCGCGGGCGCGATGATCACGCTGTTCTCGCTCGTGGCCCCGGAACCCCTGGTCCAGCTCATGGCGGTCTATACCGTCATCCTGCTGGGCTGGCTGCTGGGCCTGTTCATCGGGCTCGGCCGGCGGGCGCCCGACGGCACGCGCTACCCGATCGTGATCTACGGTGGATCGACGCTGCTGGCGGCCTTCGGCGTCACCGTCCCCATCGCGAGCTGGCTGGCCGAACAGCCCGGCTTTACGTCATTCGGGGCGCAGGCCCTGGTGTTTCCGGTGGCCTGCGCGATCCCTGCACTCGCCCCGGACTACCCCCGGATCTTCAACCTCGCGCGCCGGGAATTTGTTCGCCGGTTCTTCGGCCGCAACATGGACGCGAAACCATGATCGCCCCCACGCAACTCCCAACGATCGAACAGGCCTTGATGGCGATGCTTCTCATGGGGGTGATCTGGTCGGTGTGCTGCCGCCTACTGGCCATGCACCCCGGGCGGGAATCGCTGGTGGCCGCGGTGCAGCATATGGTGCTGGGCATGTCGGCCGCGGTGGCGCTGCTGACCCCGTACCCGGCCGGCGCCCTGAGTGTGGGGATCTTCGCGTTCCTCGCCATCGGGGCGCGCAGGTGGGCCCGCGGGAGGGCCCCAGGCGCGCTGGGCGGGCGGGGTGATGGCGATGCTTGACGCCCTGCTTTCCAGGCTCGCCACGCCCGTTCTACTGGCCCTGCTGGTCGGTGCGGTGGTGGTGGCAGGCACGCAGTCGGTGCGGCTGCACCTCGCCGAGATTGACGCGGGCGAACTGCGGGACCGGGCCAGCCGTGCCGAGCTGGGCAAACGCGAGGCGGAAGGCCGGCTCGAAACGGCTCGCGCCGAGTACGCGCGGGCGATCGAAGAGGCCAGGGCCCGCAAGGCTGAGGCAGAGGTGAAACTGTCGGCCGTGGCCGCGCAGGCCGAACAGGCCGGGAAGGAACGCGATGAGGGCATTGCTGCCGCTGGCGCTCGCGCTGCTGCTGCTGAACGGCGGGTGCGCGACGAACTCAGGCGCATCCTCGCCGGTGGCGGTGCCGGTGGTGGTGCAGCCCCCGGCGCTGCCGGAACTGCCCGAAGCTGCGAGGATGCCCAGGCCACCGCCCGAATGCTTGCCGACGTGCTTGGGCGGTCTCTCGCGCATGCTCGATCAACTGCTGATTACGCCGACCGGTCAGCCGGCGCCGCCGAAGCCTGCCAGCGGTTCTACGAAGCCGTGAGGGCGCAGACAAACGCCCCGACAAGGTAGACAGGGCGCGCTGCGGCCCGGAAAGCACAAGGCCCCGCCGGCTCGCGCCGCGGGGCCTTGTCGCTGGTGGGGGTCAGGCGCCCAGCACTTCGGCGGCAACCGCCAACAGGTCGACGCCCGGCTTGATCGTGCTGCCGGCGCGCATGTCGCGGTCGATCAAGTCGCGCGCGTACAGGTGGTCAACGATCGCTTCGGCGTCGTCGCGGGTGCACTCGCTGCCCAGGGATTCCTGAACGTGGCGCAGGATGTCGTTTCGGGTGTTCATGGCGGCGGCCTCAGTGCACGCGCGCGGCGGCGCGGTACAGGGCGGAAGCCAGCTCGCCAGGGTTGCACCGGCGCACCGGCTCGGCCTCGGCGGCCCAGGCCGGCGCGCGGCCGGCTTCCATGGCGGCCAGCAGGCCTCGCGCGCTGGCGTCAGGGGTGGCGCGGGTGCGGGCGGCGCCCACGATGGCGCGGGCGGCGGCTTCGATGGTGGCGGGGCACAGCATGGCGGTTCTCCGGGTTCAGGCGAACAGGTGGCGATCGTTGCGGGCCAGGATGCGGGCTTCCACGTCCGGGCGAGGCTGGCGGTCGAATGAGGCGCGCACGGCGGCCGTGCGGGCGGCGGTGTCGGCGGCCGCGGCGGCGTGAGCGGCCGGGCGCATCGCGCGCAGCTTGACGGCGCCGAACAGGTCTCGGCCGTGGCCGACCGCGTAGCCGGCGGCGCGCAGGCCAGCGGCTACCGCGGGATCCGCCGACACGACATCGGCGCTGCCCTGGTTCGACAGGGCGGCGGCCTCCATCGTGGCCAGGATGGCGGCGGTTTGCTCGGGGGTGTAGATCGTGGTCATGTCGGGCTCGGCGGGGTGCGTGTTGCAGTGGAATTAATGTAGGTGCTCACACAAACCGATTGAACCCCCCGAATAGGGGGTGTCCCCTTAGTGGGTGGCCGGCTCGGCTGAGGACTCGCCCACCGGCTTGGCTGCAATGGCCATCTTCGTGCGCTCGCCGGCCAGGATGCGGGCCAGCAGCACCAGCCCGCGAGATGTGATTCGGGCCTGAGTCGCCGTCTTCTCGCCGCTTTCGGAGTCGGCCGAGTAGACAACCGCCTTGTGCTCCATGTGGCCGGCTTCGATCCGCGCCTGGCGCGCCAGCCACGGGGCACCATTGCGGGCGCGATAGATCCACTCGCGCTGCTGCAGTAGGCCGAACAGCTCGGTCGGCTTGACCTGCAAGGTCTTCGCCGCTGCCGTGATCGTCAACGAACCGCCGGAGTCTTGGATGCGCCGCAGGGCCTGCAGCTTCGGCTGGGCGGACGCGAGTTCGTCAGCCGCGATGCGGCGGCTTTCCTCGGCATCGGCCCACGCCCGGGCGGCGGCCACCGGGTCGGAGAAGTCGGGCAGGGCCGGCGCGGCCGGCGGCGCCGGGCGGGCGCTGGCCTGCAGGGCGTCATAGGCCCGGATCACCTTCAGGTGGAAGGCTGGGCTGATCCACATGGCGTAGGCGTAGACCAGTTCCTTCGCCACGTAGGTGCCGCCCGTGACGCCGGCCTTCGAGTCCACCGGTGAACTCTGCGAATCTGTAGAGTTCGCTTCAAGCTCTCCGATCAGGGCCTTGGTGGTGGCGGTGCGAAGGAACAGCGCCGGCTGGTCCTTCGCCGCCCCGCCGCTGGCCCGGTGCAGGTCGTTCAGGCAGTAGCGGCCGGCCGCGTCAGTGCGGATCGCGGTGCCGGCGATCGTGATGCTGTTGGGCATGGTGGCCTCCTACGCGCACAGGATGGAAGCCAGGAACGATGCCACGGCCGCATCGCGCCTCGGGACGCGCATACCGCGGAACAGGGCATTGACCGTGCCGTCGGCGCGGCGGGTCAGCCGAACATCGCCCTCGTCGCCAGGAAACGTGTACCGGCGGCATGCGCCCTGAAGCGGGCCGCAGGTGTGGGCGGGGTCGATCAAGCCCGCTTCGCTGAGCTGGGCCAGGGTGACGGCGTTGAAGCGGTACACGGTGCCGCGCGCGCTGGCGGGCACAAGCACGGCGCGCTGAATGGGCGCCAGGGTGGTGGTTGTGGCCATGAGGCCTCCATGGGTCAGTCGGTTGACTGCCGCCACACCCCCTTCCAAGAGAGGGTGGCGGCCCGAAACGAGGTTGGAAGACCGGCGACCCAGCGGAGGCTGTTGAACCGGCAGGCCTTGCGGCCTCCCCGCCCGGGCCGCCATAGAACTGGCATGCCGTGGGCATGAAAAAAGCCGCTTCCTGCGGGGGTTGCGGCTTTCGCCGCTGGGTCATTACGGGCTTCCACTCCCGTGCCAGCTCATCGCCGGCAGCGAGAATCTACACCCGGAACGGGAAGCGGCGCAACACACGTCTTGCGCCGGATGGGGCAAGAAATTCGTGTGTCACTTGTGGGCTACCGGATCTCCGATAGCTCCTTGGTGCGGGCTTGGATGGCGGTCAGCCTGCAGCCGATCATGTTCATCGTCAGAACGCTGCCCCCGAGGCCATCTTTGCTTTGCGCCTCTTCGCTGCATTCGGCGTCAATGCGGGCCTTGAACCGCTGCTGATCAGCCTCTATCGCGCTGGCTCGGCCCGATGTGGCATTGAAGACAAACGCGCGGCTGAACTCGCGGTTCATCGCCTCTTCCGCTTTGGCAAGCACTGCAGACTCGCACTCGACCATGCCAAGCGACGATGACACGTCAACGCCAGGGCATCGCGGGTCTTTCGGCGCCGCGTCTTTGGCTTCCTTCTCGGCAACCTCTGCTCGTATCGCGGCATCAATGTCGGCCATGAGCTTGAGGTCGGATGGCAGCAGCTTGCGTAGCAGGTTCGGCAGGGGGCGCTGGTCACCCTGCACTCCGATGATCATTGGATAGAACCCCATTTCTCCCGTTGGCCGCTTGACCTCAATCCGGCGCAGACTCCACACCGTCCCCGGCTCGGCTGCAGCAGTGGGGCTGATCGTGATGATGTTGTTCTGAGGGTCGAAGCCGATCACTTTTCCGCGCGCGGTGTACTTGTACCCGCCCTTGGTTTCTGTGACAACATGCACGCCATCAGGGCCGTCAGCGGACAGATAGACCATCTCGATAGCTGACTCGCTCCAGACGCCGCTAAGTTCGTCAAGAACGTCGGCATGCGCCAAGCGCTTCGCAGGCGCCAGGGCGGACTGACCAGTGCCCTTGCCTGCGTCGCCACACCCGGCCACGCCCGATGCCGCGAGCGCGACCGCGATGATCAAAGCCTTCATGGGGTTGTCTCCGGTACTGAATGAGGCTTGGGATGATACGGGCGCTGAATGCGGCGCCAACTTATTGGCCGCGGATGGCGGTGGTGGTCGGGGAAGGTGGCCCGAGGGCGGCTTCGGCCGCTTCGCGCGTGGGGTAGGGGCCCGAGTGCACCTCGGCAACGGTCGCGCCCGGGGCGCTGCTGAACACCATCCAGGCGGCGCGCGCAGGGCAGTACGAAGCGAACAGCACCGGGCGCACGGCGCTCACTTGGCGGCGATCTGGCCGTGCCGTGCGGTCGGGGCGGTGGCTCGCGCCAGCCGGGCGGCAGCTTCTAGGGCTGCTTCCTCTTCGGGCGTGCGCTGCTTGCGCGGCTCGTCGGATGGCTTGGTGCTGTAAAGCCGATTCGCCATGCAGAAGGCGCTGAACGCGGCGCCCATGTGGCGCGCCAGGGCGGGGCGCATCACGCTGTAGGTCACCTCCACTTCGGCGAACTGCGCGTCCGTCAGGTCGACCCAGCGTTCATTGCGGCGGGCCCCCATCTGAATGGACCGGGTGTCAAGCACCATGCACAGGATCTGCACCAGCAGGTCCGATTCCATTGCGGTGCGGGCCTTGAACGTGCGCGGCTTCGGGGCGCTGGTGCCGGTCAGGTCTTCGACCGTCATGCCGTGCTTGGCAAGCAGCTTGCCGAGCATGCGGTCGGCGTTCTCTTTCTCGCCCCCGACCCCGCGCTCGGCCAGGGCCAGCAGCTTGCGCATGCGTTCGATGTTGGGTTGTTCGGTGGTCAT